CTTGGGCTGAGGTCACTGGAAAACCAAGCTCTTTCACGCCAGCAAGTCATAACCATAGTTCAATAGTTTTAACTGATAGTAGAAGTACCAATTATACACCATATAATACAGAATTGGTTAAAGGTATTACTGGAACACATCTAAAACAAAATACTGTTGATGGTTTAAATGATGGTGGAAATTATCATAGTTCAATATACATTCATCCATGGAATGATTCTTCAGGAGGTGCTGCACATAATCTTGCATTTACTGATAATGGAAATATGTGGTTACGTTCTGGTACTTCAACATGGAATAGTTGGAAAAGAATAGCTATGTTGAGTGTTGCCCAAACATGGACAGCTTATCAAGATTTTACTTCAGGTGCAGGTAATTCCGGTTCTGATATGAGATTCAAAACAAATGTGACAAAATTTTCAGATGTTCTTGATAAAATAATGGAACTTGAAATTATTGATTATCATTGGAATAAAGAAAATGAAGAACGAGACACATTTGGTTTGAATGCAACTCAGATAAAGAAGTTATTCCCTAAAATGTGGCATCAACGCAATGATGATGAAAAAACAGAATGGTTGGAATATGATAGAACAGGTGTTATTGCACTTAAAGGATTACAAGAACTTAACAAAAAACTTGAAGAAAAATGTAATCGATACGAAAAGATTCTAAATAAAATATCGGAAAAATTCGGTATAAATTTAGATGAACTTGTTTAGTAAGATGAAAATTCCGGGAATTATTTAATTCCCGGAATTTTCATATTAAATATCTTCCAATATTTTGTTCATATCGATACCAATCTTATCGCAAATAATTTCAAGTACTTTTGTTAACTTCTTATTTTCTTTACGTCTTTGGATTACTTCTTCTTGTAAACCTTTTAAAGCAAGTACACCAATACGGTCATATTCAACCCATTCAGTTTTTTCTTCGTCTTCACGTTCATGAACTATCTTTTCAAATATTCCTTGTTTAATTTTTAACTGAGTTGCATTAACTCCGAAAGTATTACGTTTCTGTTCACCTTCTTTATTCCAAATATAAGGAAATATTTCAATATCAAGCAACTCATCAAGTATATTACCAATAGAATCTGATAGTTTTGTTTTGAATCTCATATCAGAACCGGAATTACCTGCACCTGAAGTAAAATCTTGATAAGCTGTCCATGTTTGGGCACGACTTAAAATTGCAAAAGTTCCAACTGGTGATGATAGTAAACCATTAACACCAAAAGTAAAATCACACCAAGATGTACCACCATCATTAGTTCCAACAGATAAAATTACAGGACTAAAACTATTTGCTGGATTAGTTAAACCAATTGCAGCACGAGATATATATCCCTGCGAATTTTTTGACCTCGTAAGTATAACCTTCCTAACAACAGTACCAGCATTTAATGCAATATTTCCTGCATCAGCAATGTCATTCATGTTGTGGTTATGACTTGCTGGCGTGAAAGAGCTTGGTTTTCCAGTGACCTCAGCCCAAGTAGGCCAACGTGTGGCATAACTTGGTATACTTGTGATTTGAGACCAAGCATGAGTATGACTGGAAGGTGTGAAGCTGGATGGTTTTCCAGAGATTGAGTTCCATGTTAACTCAGAAGCCATTGCAACACGTCTAAATGCACTCCAACCAGTCAGGTTATCACGTCGTGCACGTAAATATAAATTTAATGGAACATCTGTAACTGTTTCTGTTTGACTTCCTGACCATTCAGTAATTAATTGTGTATCACCCAATCCTCGAATTGTCAAAACATTACCATAAGAAATAGGCCAACCTTTTGAAGTACCACCATATATTTGACCATTAGTTAAACCAGCTGCATAGGTACTTGGTGCTGCAGTTCCAGCAACTTCACCAATACTTGTTATATTTGTGTGGTTATGTGCGGCAGGCGTAAACGTTGACGGTTTGGAAGTAAATAAAATTCAATCAAGAACTAATCGTAATTTAAACCCAAATTATAATACATACTATTCGAGGATATATAATAAAACTAAAATATATTGATATGTCTAAATTATTTCTTACACAATTTCAAGCATTAACTAAGATAGGTTTGAGCGGGGGGGGGGTCGAGCTTTGTCACAAAATCTTGGTTAATATCTAATGGTAATTTCGATGATACCAAATTAACCGGATATTCCAATAAAGATTTTGTTATTGATGACAATATACTTGAAGGTAGTTATTATTTGGTAAAATCATTAACAGACAATACAAAATTAGATGCAAATTATGTTTTTGAAATTGACAAATATACTGGTGATAAAGTATCAATATTTTTTAATCGTTCATTCAAAGATATAAAGAAATGTGTATTTGAATCTTTAGGAGTAACGATAGAATCGCAAAGACAAGATAATGGGGATGGTACTTTTGATTATGTTAATATTGGAGGTAATTTGAAAATATATCCGAATCAGAGAGAACATAAATTATATGCAACAAACATAATGCCAATAATACAATCAAAACTGAATATTACTATGCCTGATGATTCAGTTATAACATTTTTATTAAAAACAATTTCAACAGCACCGCCTTCCACAGACCCACCAGCATACGATTCTGATACTAATGTTGTTAGATGTATTTTTAAATCAGATAGATATGGTTATTATAATGGTTATGGATTAACAAGAACATATTTGGGAAGCAATCTTGACGATGATATACAAGCATGTGTGATGGAAAGACAAGATAATCAAGGTATTGTTTGGAATCATCATTTTGGTTACGCTTCAAATCAGCATAATTACAAATACGTTTCTGTTTGGCTTGACGATGAATTATTTTTTAATAAAGCTACACTTAATGGAAATAATGTTCATTGGAGTAATGTTCCATTCCAAAACGATTCACAAAGAACTAAATGGTTAAGCAAATGCGATGGTAATTATCATAAAATGCATATTAAATATTATCAATAATATCTTGATTAATAAATTCAATCTATATTTATAAACATTCGAGGATATATAAATCATAACAAATTTCAAGAAGTATTTTAATAATTATTTCAAGAAGTTTCAATAAAGTTTTCAACAAGTTTAATTAAAAATTTCAAAAAAGTTATGAGCGAAATTAAAAACAATGAGCTTGATGCTCTACAGTCTGCACTTTTAGGTCCGTCGTTTGACGTAAATTCTGATGAAGTAATTGCTGTAAAAGCTGAGGACGTTCAGCAAGGTGGTGGAATTGATTTTTCTAAACATTATTTTGAACCTCGTGTTGGTGAAACTTATTTGATTAAGTTGTTGCCGAATCCGGGTGGTGAACTTATCACTCATCGTAGTGTGTACAAAAGTCTTCCGGACCCTGAACGTAAGGGTAAAACATTCCATTACATTTCTTCAGGAAATGCTAAGACTTGTCCGGCTCTCGAATTGTTCTTTGAATTGAATGCAAAGAAGAAAGAAGGCGATGCAGTTGCTGAAAAGAAAATCGAAAAGTATTTGTCTCGTACAAATCAAGGATGTGTTAAGGTTCAGATTCTTCAATCACCGAAAGCTGAAGAAGTTGGTATGATTCGTATGATGTCGTTTGCGACTTTTGGTCCGAACGCTACAGTAGCTAATCTTATCAACTTGAAGATGAACCCTACGAAAGACCAAATCAAACAAGGTTACGAACGTGAAGATATTTTCAACTTGTTCGAATCTTCTGTAATGTCTTTGGTTTGTGAAGAAGCAACGTACGATGGAATTAAAGGTAGAGATTTTACCAAGAGTTCATGGGCACCTAAAAAGAGAGGTGCTATTGCAATCAAAGAAGACGGAACCACTCGTGAGTTCAAAGCAACCGATATTAAAGATGGTAAACTTACCGCTGAAACAAAAGAATGGTTCGAAGCTTTCTTGAAAAATTTCAACAATCCGGATTATGATATTTTCCGTTACTTTGCGTATAAGGAAGTAGGTGACCCTCGGATGGACAAAGAAACTGCCGATTATGTTAAATCGGTTTGGGACAAAGTAAATGAAATTATTCCGGTTATCAGAGACAAATCTCTTGCTGAGATTGCAAACTACGGTAAAAAAGAAGTGAAGACTGAAGGAAAAGATGGTGACGGTAAAAAGTCGGGAACAAATGTTCTTGCAGAATCTGTGCCTGATGAATTAGCTGGTTCAGTAATGGCAGCAGCTGGTGATTCTGAAAAGAAAAAAGCTGCAGCACCTGCTGATGACGAAGTTGCCGATATTCTTAATTCGTAACCGTTAATTTCTGAAAAGTTTCGTAAATTGTGATTGTAATCCCCGAACTGAATTATTTTAGTTCGGGGATTTTTTATTCCCCTTGCCAACTTATATACGTGAAAACTCGAGGATATATAAGCTATGTAAAATAATAATTCAAAATAATATGAATTTTAGAGTTGTTCCGGGAAAAAATTTCAAGAATTATATATTGATGGATAATATTGAAACTGATTTGGATATGAAAATATGCGAATCGGTTAGTACAGTATTGTCTCGAAGCGAATATAAACCATTCATTCAAAGCTTTAATAAGACCATACAATATTCATATTTGTTTAGAGATGTTTGGTTTCCAGCACAATTTTGGCAAGATGTCCATAAATTCTTGTATGACCTGTATAATATAGATTTTGAACTTGAGGGTGAAGAATATCTTTATAATAATGATATAACTCGAGAATCTTTTGATGAGTTTGTTTCGAAGTTAAAATTACCCGATTATATTAGTGTTGATGACGAAAAATATAAGTATCAACAAGATTGTGCATACTTAGCATTACTTAATAAAATAGGTCGTATAGAAGTTGGTACATCAGGTGGTAAAACTTTCATAACATATTTGTATTGCAAGTATATCTGTGATAATTTACGTTTGAAAGATGAAAATGGAGAAGTACTTGATAATCAAAAGATATTAATAATTGTACCTTCAAAATTACTTGCTAAACAATTACAAGCAGATTTCGCTGATTATCAAAAATTAGAGGATAAAAAAATATTTGTTGAATCAATATATTCTGGTGCTAAAAAGATTTATGGTGCCGATATTGTTTGTGGTACTTATCAATCTTTGTGTCAATATGAACAAGAATATTTCGATGACTTCAAATTCATAATCTGTGATGAGGTCCATAGAGCTAAAGCATACTCAATCAAGGAAGAAATTTACAATAAAACTTTGAAAGCAGATTTTTTCTTTGGTATGTCTGGTACTTATCCCAAATATAACACGCTTGATTATATTCATATTGTTTCGATGTTCGGTCCGTTATTATATAAAAAGACTGTCAAAGAACTTATGGATGATGGTGTATCAACTCCTGTTAAAATCCATGTAATCAAGATAAACTATCAAGAAGACCGTAATTTTTCTCGAAGTCTTGTTGATGCTCAAATAATTGGTGTAAATAAATATCATGCTGAAAAAGAGTATTTTCATTCAAACGAAGCTCGAACAAATATTATTTGTAAGTTATTGAAAGGTTACAGAACAAACGCTCTTGTACTTGTAGATACTGTTGAATACTGTTCTCAATTGAAAGATGCAATCGAGAAGTATTTTATGCTTACTGATATTAAAAAGAAAGTACATATAATTCATGGTAACGTAAATAATCGTGATGAAATTATTCAATCCATGAAAGATACGGATAGAGATTTCGTACTTATTGGAACTTACGGTACTATGTCAACAGGTGTAAGTATCAGAAACATAGAACAAATATATTTTGTTGATGGAGGTAAATCAGAAATACGTATTCGACAATCAATCGGTCGTGGTATTCGTTTACATTCCAATAAAGAATATTGTGATGTGTTTGATTTTTATGATAATATGCCTTGTAGTAGTTTCGCAACACATGCAAGAGAACGTTTGAAAATTTATAAAGAACAAGGTTTTGATTTCAAAACTACCGAAATAAATATTTAAAAAATTTTCGAAACTCTTAATCAATAAATAAGTTATGTAAAAAATTTATAAGAGCATGGAAGACAATAATTTAGCTTCTTTTGGTGAATCCAATCAGCTAACAAATAATGAGATGACTGGAATATACAGTGCACTGAGTGTAACTGATAATTCAGACATAGACATAATCGACGATTTACAATTTGTTCAAGAAAGTATTGAAACACTTTTTGACAAGAATTTTCGCATGATAGATAAAGATGTGTTACAAGGGAACTCACTACTATTGAATCAAAAGTTTGTTGAACTTGTAAAATATTGTGGTGAAAAAAAGTTCAAAAAGATTGGATATATATTTATCGGTTTTTGTGATTATTTCGATTTAGATGTTTCGAAAGTATATTCGAATCTTCATGAAAAGTTACAAAGATTGATACAATATTCTGCGAAATGTTTGTGTGGTGTAAAAACATACGAAAAAATTAAACAGAAGAACTCTGAACATCCAAATTTACATATACCAACATTATTCGATTTAATTAAAAAATAATAAGGAATGTTCGGTTTACACGTGTACATAACCAAAAATTTTTGGTTTATATACACAAACCAAAAAATATTTGATTATGTTCAATCCGGAAATAAAATATGCTTTTAACCAGTTTGAAACAGCTTTGATTGCATTCTGTGCGAACATCCAATTAAAGCTTCAAAATATGGTTCCCAATCTTCCAGTATTCATAATGAATGGTGGTGATTTTTCGTATTATGTTGATAAGAAATTTGTTGAAACAACTAATGAAGAATTATATCTGAAGACGCCTCGTTTCGTAATCAAAATAGAAGATATTCAGATGAATCAACAAGAAGATAGCAACCAATACAATAAGATATATTATACATTCGATAACAATGATGGTAAGGGACCAATTAATTATCAATGTGTAGCACGTCGAAAAGCATATAATCTTCAATTATCTACAAACTTTGTATCTCCCAATCTTATTACAGCATTAAATCATACGGAAGTTATGGCTGTGCTTAGTGCTCGTGATAATGTATTTACTTATGAATTTTTGGGAAATACAATTCAATCAGCATATACAATTCAACCTGCTGGTAATGATTTACCATCAATTGATATGGGACAAGGTGGTACTCGAAATGTTAATTCTATGAATCAGATAGAGTTGCAGATACATTTGATAGTTCCACGAATCGAATCAATAATTCCTGTTGATGAAACTGGATTTGAAGAAATTGATTTTGGTTTGGTTTCGGGTGATGAAAAACATAATGAAACCCATAAATTTGATGAAATCAGAAAAGATAAAAACGAACCAGCACCGAAACTCGAATATAAGGGTAGAATAGTTCCAAAGAATATAAACTTTAAATAATATTCCAAATAATTATGTATCAATTTTTAGAAAGTCTTGATAATACCACGAAAGGTAAATATTTTCGAATATTTTTATCACCAGTTTGGTTATTGCTTGAATGGTTATGCTTAAGAAAGTATTGGTATAAAATAATCTTACCAGAGTTCGTAACGAATGATGAGATATTTTCATTCTTCGATAAGAATGAGTTTGGTCTCAAAAATGGTAGATTTATTAAGAAAGATTTGATAGATAGTAATGAATATCTTTTGGGAAGAAAGAATGAAGAATGTAAGGTAATCATTAAAAAAGAGTTCATTGAATCACTATCAAAACTTATCTCCGATAATTGCAGTACAAATGTTGAAGATTATATTTCGTTAATAGTAACTACCGATACAGTTGTAACCAAAAAAGATGACGAAATTTATCGTAACAATGTTTACGAAGTAACAATACAATTTTGTAGATATTGGTGGTTCAAAAAAGCACAACAATATTCTTTCTTCTGGATTATTGTATTCGCACTTATATCGATAATCAGTTATTTGATTATTCGATAATCAATATCAACTTATAATATCATTAATTTGAGGATAAAATAACTATCAAATAATATTTAATTTTAAATAACATGGATAATAAAAATGATTTAGCGCAGGAGCATATTGAAGGACAAGAGAAAAATTTCTTCTTCAATCATGTAAAAACAGTAGTTAAGAAACAGAAAGAAGATGGTAAATTTTTACCGAATCTTGAGAAGATATTGAATCTTGTAACAGCCGAATATGTTATTGATTTGAGCAAAGATGATTTTGAACTTCTCGGTATTCTTTGTTTCATTATGGGTATTGATTATACTGGTCAAGCATATCCACAAAGAACTGTTTTGGAAAATGTTAAGAAACGTTTCGATGAACTGGAAATTACGGAAGAAGAATATGCTTGTTTTGAAAATATCATGAAATGTCTTCATACCAAAGAAGATAAAATTTCAGAATATATCAATACTGCACTTGAGCGCATGAAAACTGCCGTAACTGATGAGATTACAGTTAAGAGTGAAGATAAGTTGATGCTTAAGAATTTGAAAGCAAAACTTAACAAATTCATGGATATTGCTGTTGTTCCGGTTGGTTATGCTATTGGTATCGTTGAATTGAAGAAGGAAGATTTGACTTACGAAAGACTTCTGAAAATCAATTCATTGCTGCAAGAACAAGCATCGTTTACAGGTAAAAACGTAAGTAAACTTGTTGATGTTTACGGTGATGCTTTATTCAAAAAATTGATTCAAAAATCAACTGATGTTTTCAACCAAGCAAAATTCGGTTTACTTTACGAAGAATCAATCATTTCTGTTCTTGAATCTATGAATCGGTTTGACTTGTTTATCAATCCTGATTTGTATACGGATGAAGAATATGCTCAGAAAAAAGAAGAGTTCGAAAAGAAACTTGAAGAGCAACAACAAAAAGAAGAACAACCAGAAGAAAAAGACCCTGAAGTTTTTGACAAACAATATGCTGAAAGTGATGTGAAGGATATGATGCAAAATCATCCGGATGAATTTGTTGTTTCAGCACTTCAAGATTCTTCAAAGAAATATATTACCGATATTGATTCGGTTGTTAATTCAATCGAAGAGTTGTCAAAACGAGATGATTATGTTCAGCACATTTATATGTACATGGGACAAAATCTCAATTCTACGAAACGTGTTATCGGTGTAACTACTTTACCAGAAACTATTGATATTATAGAACTTACTGAAGTTCTCAATTCAAAAGTAACTGAAGCTGGTAAAGAATACAAACGTCTTGCTGAGATTAACTGTGCTGAAATTCCCGAAGACCAATTGAACCGTGTTGTAACATACGTTAATGATTGTATCAAATCTTGTGTACTTTCAACTGAAGCCCAGAAAACATATTTGGTATCTCAATTGATTGAAAACAATATCACAACATGGAATCATCTCCAACAGATACTTTCAATCATCGAAACATGTCAAATTCATGGAGAAGATGCTCTGACGTATGTGAATCTGTACAATTACACACAAGATAAATCGAATATTGTTGAAGTGTTCGAAAATGGTAAGAAATTATCGGAACTTGAAATTAAGATGTCGATTTATCGTGCATTCCGTGAATGGTTCAAATTCCATCTTCCAAAAGAAGAAGAAAAATAAATCCATGCTTTTATATTAGTTGATAATGGTTGGGGCAGATATTGAAAGATGTCTGTCCCATTTTTTGTAAACAATAAAACTTTCAAAATGAATAAAATAGAAAAATTCAAAACGTTCATACGTTTTATAGTTTCGATATTTGCTTCTCGTGAATTTGCTTTCGTATATTGTATTGTTGGTACACTTGCTCAAACAGCACATACATATTATCTTATCGAAAGTATTTCATCCTTACAAGGTTGGGGTAAAATATTTCAAGCTGTTGGATTATCAGTATTTATAAGTTCATCGTTGTTATTTTTTACAGCTATTGCAGATAACGATGAATCTTCAAAAGATTATAAACGTATACATCTTGCTGTCAATCTATTCATGGTTATCGAGATAATCATAAATTTCTATTATTACGCAGCACATTTGATAATTCAACCAAGAATGTCAGGTGGTGATTCAAACATATTTGATTTCATATTTGCAATACTCGTATCTTGTTTGATTCCAGTAACTATTAAATTATATGCTGGTATTATTCAGGCAAAAGAATGGTTCGAATCATTCCAAAAAAATTCAAAGAATATTGATTCAAACATAAACGAATCAAACATAGAAATACTTGTAGGTAATGAATTAAGTAAACGTTCAGAAACCGAACAAAAATGGGTTACTGATTATGTAACTAATGAATTAACAAAATTCAAAAGTACATTTATAGAATCGTTTGGTGAACAAGTAAATTCTGAATTTGAAAAACAAGCAGAAAAATTCTTGGAGAAATTCAAACAACAAATACAAGGTATCAAACAAATTAAACAAACCAAACAAGAACAAAAAGTTGAAACAAAAATTGAATCAACTCCACAAGTTATTGAACCACAAATTGTTGTTGTAGAAAAATCAGAAGTTGATGACAAACCGGTTGACGATAATACAAAAGAATATATTAACAGTTTGGAAGAAGAACTCGAAAATTTGAAATAAACTTAATATCCTCGATTATCATATATTATTGATTTATGTTTCAGTTTATAATGTATGTAATTCGGGGATATATTATTTATCGATTAATATAAAATTAAATGTCATGGAAGATAATAAAACATTAATGGAAAAATATTTCCCAAAATCTTGGGATGATGTTAAATTACCAACAAGGATTAAAACATTGTTAACAACAATGCAAAATCAATCTGGTTACAGATTGTTACTTCATAGTAGTCCGGGAACAGGTAAAACAACTACTGCACGTATTATGGTGAGTGATACGAGTAAATATGAAGTAATGTATTTATCGGGGTCTAATGACTTCAAGATAGATACAATGCGTCAGAAAGTTATGCAATTTTCATCAGGATTTTCTGTTAGTGGTAAGAATAAGGTAATTATTATCGATGAGTGTGAGAATATCAGAAATGATTTGCAAGATTCTTTCAAGATAATATTGGACCAATGTAAAACAGTAAGTTTCATTTTCATAACTAACGAAATCGAAAAAGTAAATACTGCAGTACGTTCTCGTTGTACTTGTCTTGAATATGATTTTAGTGGTGTTGATTTGGAAGAACAACAACAGAACTTCATAAAATTTGCGGTTCAAATTTGCAAAGAAGAAGGAATAGAATATGATGCAAAAGGTATCAAACAATTATATATTCGTTTATTTCCGGACTTTAGACACTTGATTGTTTCATTGCAACAAATGAAAGATACTAATAATGCAGTAACTTTCGATAATGTAAAGAAATTATCTGATAACGGTAAACAGATGATTGATTTATATACAATGATAACTGATGTTACAATTACTGGTAGAAAGTTATACGAAGACTGTTCTAAACTTAAAGGTAAAGAACGTGAATGTTTTATTAGTCTTGGAGAACCATTCTTTGAATATTTGAATGACCAAGAAAAATATGATAAAACATTACAAGTAGCTGTAATTGTTGCGAAATATTCTGAAATGTTTGTTACAAGTATTAATAAGTTTGTGACATTCATGGGATGTATTACTGAACTTAAATCAATATTCAGATGAGAAATTCAAAGATTACATTACTCGCTGCTTTGTTTTGTAGTTGTTTTAATACACACGAAAACGTATATTCTACACCTGAAAAGAACAGAAATAGAACAAGATTTGATAATGAGTTCGAAAGAGAAATGAATATACCACAAGCACCAAAATATAAGTTCAAAGAAGAATATAAAAACTTCTTTGAAGTTAAGGAAGGTAAAATTTATCTTGATGGTGAATTGATATTCGTTTCGAAAAGAAAAACATTATCAAACATTTGGAGTGATTTTGTTAAGAATTTTTGGTATCTTAACAAAAATGCTTATTTTCGTAAAACAATAATCGAAGCATATAAAGAAGCGTATGGTGTTTGTGATGTTAAGTAAATATGATTCAGGACCTATCAATAAAAAAATTATCGAATGGTGCAGAAACAATTTACAGAAAAATAATATAGAGTATCGAATAGTATTTTGTAAACCTTATATTACTGATAACGATGTTTCAGAAATTGTTGATTATTGTGGAATAACTGATTACAATACTTTTCAAATTCCACAATATATGATTGATGAAGAATGGTCGGAAGAAAAAATATCTGAGTTTTATAAGTCAAGATATGAAAGAACATATATACTTTGGAACCCGTTAGTAGCATCTCGTAATTTAAGTTATGTTATGGAACTTCCAAATAGTATTGTTATTTTAGAAAATCAAACATATTTGAATCAAAAAATTTCAGAGAAAAATCCTTTCAACGAAAATCTCGCCGTAAATTATTGTGTTTACATAATGTATCTGAATGAGATTGAACAAGTAACTAAAGAGTTCAGAATCGCAGTACAAAAAGAGAATTATATCATGACACAAAATTATTTCATGAATATGTTGAAGAACAATCCTGAAAATTTTCGAAAAGAAAAACAAAACATTCAAGATGTGTTTGATGATTCCACAATATTAATTAAAAATCAAGTAAATATAGAATAATATGTCAGAAAATCTTGTACCTTGGGTAATTCGTTATCCAAAGAATAAATACATTAATATAGAACGTATTGGAAGCGAAAAGTATTTCGTTCCATTTGTTTATGAATTTTTGGAAGAGCATCCTGAATGGTGTACGAAAGAAGAAGTACCTTTGAATCATCTTAATCTTGATGATTTAATTCTTGATGCTAATATTAATTATGGTAAACCAAGCATTTATAATGTTTATACAATCATTAAATATTTGGAAACAATTGATTTAAGTAAATCAAAACCTGTATTGCTTGATTGGAAAAATAAGATAATTGATGGTAGACACCGTATTTTGAAAGCACTTGTTGAAGGTAAATCAACAATACCATGCATACGAATAAAAGCAGGTCTTGATTTGGACGATAATTTTAATCGTTATATTTTTGAAAGTAATATACAAAAGGATAAACAAAACTATCGATAATTTATGAGAAAAAATATTTTTATTTATGGTTTGAGTGGGTCCGGCAAAGATACAATTTCAGATTTTTTAAGAGACCAATTCGGTTATCTTAAATTAAGAATTGCAGGAACCATAAAACAATATGTGTTTGAAACTTATGGTTTTAAAACACAAGAAGAGTTTGAAGAAGCAAAACGTAACAATCCCGAAGTACGTAAAGCTCATAATATATTTGGTAAACAATATGATTCAAAAGGTTTAGAACTTTCAAACAAAGAAGCAACTGAAAATCGTATTGATTCTTTGATACAAAGAACAGCATTAGAGTTTGAAATCTTGAATAACATGAAAGAACAACCTATATGTATAGTTGATGTTCGAAATAAGTTTGAAGCTGAAAAATTTCTTAATGCTGGGTTTGTCGGTATATTCTTGAATAGAAGAAACAATGAATATGCTGATACCAACCACAAAACGGAACAGAATATGTTTCGTAATGGTGAACTTGCTGATATTCTTGTACATCTAAAATCAAATGATACTATTTGTATTGTAATCAATGATAATAGTTTTGATTTGAATCAAGCGAACGAAATGATGCGTGAAGTATATGGTGCAACACCAAATAATGGGAATAATACTATTGTTGCATTTACGAGAGGTAATGTTGAACAATTATTGGTTTTCGTAAAACTTTGTATTGATACTGACTTTAATTCTCAGGAAATAAGTAAGTTCTATAAAATTTTGAACAAAAAATAATCATAAAATAATAATTATCATGGATAGAAAGATTTTAATAATTGACGGAATGTATTTTGCTCAACGTGTTTTGGGTCAAATAAATATGGGTGATTCCGTAAATAATTTGGTTACTGATGCGGAACAATCAGCATTTCGTGCATCACTTAACAATTCACTTGTAAATCTTTGGAATACATTTTCAAATTCCGGAGTTAATCTTATCGATAACATTATCTTCGTAACTGATTGTGGTTCATGGAGAAAAGATGTTACACCGTTTAGACCTTATTATATTCCTGAAGATTCAGAACAAGTAATTGGTTACAAAGAACAACGGAAAGCTAAGAAGGAAGAATCTCCGATAAATTATGATAATTTCTATCGCATTACTAATGAATTTGTTGAATCAATCCGTGATAAAGTTATTGTCTTCAAAATTAACAAACTCGAAGGTGATGACAACATAATGTTGTTAAGTAACAAGCTCAAAGAATATCCGAATATATTATCTATCATATTTGCAACAGACGGTGACCTTGACCAAGTTGTTCGTGATAACGTATTTATTATGAGAAACATTCGAAGCAAAGATGCACCGAATGGAGAATACGTTATCACTTTGAATATGTATGGTAAGATATTCGAACAATCTACTGAATCTGCATTACTTGGTTCATCGCTTGATACAAAATTCTATCGTGATTTGTTCAGTATTCAAATTGGTAATATTGATGGTACCAGCAAAATACAACGTTCATTGAATCGTGGTATTTCAATCGCTACTCCATTTAGAACAGCTCTTGTAAAATCCGTTGCCGGTGATAAGAAGGATAATATATTCTCACTTATTTCTTGGAAATCATCAACAGGTACTCGTCAATACAATATTACTGAAAAGTATATTGAAAAAGCTTTGGAAAAACATGGTTATGCACTAACAGAAAGTAACTGTCAAAAGGTACTTACTTCTAAAGAAAACTTGGTTAATCTTATGTTATCTTTGAAAGAAGTTACCAAACAAAATACTGTTGAACTCGAAGGTATATTGAAACATCTGAAACATAATTTGAAAATAAATATGTTATCGGTAAACAATGTTCCTGAAGAGTACAGAAATGAATGGCAAAAATGTTGGGATGAAAATCAAGAACGAATACTGCATGAAACATTAGATTACAAAAATCTTGCAAAACTTGCATCAGTAAATAATTATAATCCTAAAGCATCAGGAACGAATGTATTGGCTGATTCTATTCCCGAATTGTAAAAACAAAATAAATATTTAAAAATATATGAAATACGAAAATTTACAGAAAGCACTTATTGATTTAGGTTGGTTTTATGTTTCAGATAGTGTTGAAAATCAAAATGTTATCGAAGAAATTCGTAAAACCTTTGACCCATTAACACTTAATGAAGATAAAACTCCGAAAATTAATACGGAACGTAAAACAATTATTGTTCTCGATAACAAAGATTGGAATGAAACATATCTTATCGATAAAGTTTCGCAAGTTCTTAAACAACAAAATTACACTCCCGGTGATTATGATTTGATTTACGTTGATTCAATCAAAGCACGTATGTTTGTTCAGAATCCTAACTTTACAGATATTAAAAAATTTGAAGAGGAAGGATTCGAAAAGAATGAATTACGTCCGGCAATAATTGTTATCAATCCTAATAAGAATGTAATTGTTGCACAGTTTGAATCATTCGTTCTCGAACCATCACAAATCATCAGGTTATTTAATTGGCTTGATGATGATTTTTGCGATAAAAACAAATAGCACATAAAAACTGATTGAATTTACAGTATGAGTGGGATTATTGGTTTGTGAAAATCGATAATCCCAATTTTTATTGATAGTTACATACAACCTATAATTACAAGCATTCGAGGATATAATTATTTGAATAAAACTAATATAATATGGCATCAGAAGAAAACTATTTTCAAGAATTTAACAAATTCCAAACAGCTTTCTTTACATCGATAAATGATTTTGGAAACTATTCAAATTTCGAAGTAAAAAAGTATGGATATGTTTTGATAAATAATATTGCCAAAGGATTTCCGAATCTTGCAGATATTATATCAAATTTAAAAGGAATTAATTGGTCTGGTATTCAGTCACCAGCATTATTGAAAGCATTACAAAGAAGGTTCGTTAATAAACATGTACATGTTAGAGTTCCAAACTTTGTATACTTTAAAAACATGAAACCTGAGAAAGAAACTTCCAAAGCAAAAGTATCAAAGAAAAGTAAAGACTTACTTGATTTTGATTTGGAGATTCAAACTCAGATATGTAGTATTTTGAAGTATGATTCAAAGACTTATGAATATTTGAAATATTCTGATAAAGTACAATATCTTGGTAAGCAATTACTTGGAGAATTTGTACAAGTTGAGAAAATGAAAACCAAAAGAATTAAGAAACCAATTAAATTATAATATATGGGAACATACATAGCAGGTATAGGAATAAATTCGGTATTAGGTAATGATTTTGATGAGATATTCAATAATCTGAAACAAGGAAAAATTGGTTACAGTTATAATCAAGAACGTAAAGATGTTGGTTATCAAGTACCAATTGTTGGTAAATTACGAACATACAGAGATATTTATGATGTTGTAAAACAAGCATATAGTGATGTACCAAGTATTGAACGAGATTATAAACGTGTTGGACTTATTGTAAGTTGTGATAGTAATGTAGATGTAAATCAAAAAGCTTTTGAACTTTACAATACTACAAAGAACTCAAAGAGTATACCAACAGCTATGGGTTGGAAAACACTCAATTCAGGTATTGCAACAAAATTATCAAATTATTTTGGTATCGGTGGATTATCAATTACATTAAGTGCTGCTTGTGCTGGTGGTGCACACGCTATTGGACTTGCAAAAATGTATTTGGAAAATGATATGCTTGATTATGTTGTAGTTGTTGGTTATCAAGAACTTGGTGTATATTCTCAGATTACATTTGATAGCATGCGGTTATTCAGTAAAACAGGTATTGCTAAACCATTTGATGAAAATCGTAATGGATTAATACCAAGTGGTGGTAGTTGTTGTATGATATTAACAAAGTTCCCTGAATATAATAATTATGGTGAAATTGCAGGTTATGGATATAGTACGGGTTTAGATATACTTAATCCTGATATTGCAAGTATCAAATTATGTATGAATCGTGCTTGTCATAATCTAAATAATCTTGATGATGTTGTTTATGTTTCAGCACATGCTACTGGTACTAAGCTTGGTGATGCTGTTGAATTAACTGCAATCGATGATGTGTTTGGTAAATATATTACGGTAACAAGTACTAAAGCATTGACAGGTCATGAATGTTGGATGAGTGGTATATCTGAAATAATTTATACTATCATACAAGTTCGTAACTTATGTATTGTTAAACAACATAATTACGAAAAATCTGAGTTACCTATTGCTGTTACACACATACCTACAGAAGATAAAATTTTACTCAAAAATACTGATAAATATATATTAAGTAATAGTTTTGGATTTGGTGGTACAAACGCTTCAATATTATTAAACCCATGGAAAGTAAATTAAAGGAAATTATTGCTGATATTTCAAGAGAAGAAGTATCAAGTGTTCATGACAATGATTTATTGGTTAATGATTTAGGATTTGAATCAATTGATTTTGCAGACCTTTTGAATCAAACAGAATTGTTATATGATATTGAATTACCTGAAATCAGTCCAACAATACCTTACAAAGAAATGAAAGTTTCTGATTTTGTTGAATTAGTTAATACGATAAATAATAGTAAACATGAATGAACGAGAACAAGAGTTCTTAAATGAACTGAAAAAAATATTCGTTAGTTTTACTGGGCAACATTGTTCGCAATCAATACGACAAATGAACTCAGCATTAACTATCGAAGAATATTCCAAAATATGGAAAAAATATTTCTTGGAAAGTTTTACCAAAATATTCATAACATCGGAATTTATTAAAAAGTATCAAGATATTATAGAACAATATGGTATCTTATATAATAAGGATAACGAAGAAGGTTTGACTTATAATTATTGCGATACTGATAAAATTGATTTCGAAAAACATGGTTTGGTTTTCTTACGAAATGCAAATGATTGTCGTATATATGATTACGCAGTATTTGAAGCTGAGAATTGTAAAAACCTCAAGATATTCAGTAATGTAAAAGGTAAAATATCTGGTGAACAATCATCAATAATTGCAACACATCGTTGTAGATTTGAAGCAGATAATATCGATACTGTTGAAACAAAAGATGAAGTTTATGGTATCGTTAAGAATTGTAATCATGTAATTGCTAGAAATAATTCAGTTATCAATATATATGCAGCTGATAAACCAGTTATTATTGATGCTTATGACAATTCAATAATCATAGGTGTTAATTATGAGAATGTTACGGTAAATAAACATTCTGATAACGTTACGGAAATTAAACATTAATACTATTGAATATTATTAGGGACCGAAAATTGAAAAATTTTCGGTCTTTTTTCTTTTTGTATATAAAGTAAATATTAAAACCAAAATGAAATGAAAACAAAAATCGTAGTTATTGTGTGCATTATATGTGCAGCATTAATGGGTACTGTAGGTTTACTTACTAAACAATTAAAAGAAGTAAAAGCAGACCGCAATCGTATTGAATCAAATTATTTTAATGCTAATCAAGAACTTGATAGTATCAAAGATAAAAATGGTGAATTACATTATACTGTTGAAACATTAAATCTTACAAAATCAGAACTCGAAAAATCTAAAGCTGATTTAGTTGAAGAAGTTAAGAACATGAAAATCAAGATTAAAAATCTTGAAAGTGTTTCGAATGTCGAAATACGTTATGTTGTTAAAGATTCATTGATACCAACAAAACAAATTAACGATACAACATTCGTTACTGAACGTAAAGATGAGTGGTTAACTAATTCATGGAAGAGTACATTAACAAATAATGGTAATACTCTAAATATATCTGATTATCGATTAGAATTAAAAGATAGTGTTATAACACCTGTTGAATTTACGAAAAAAGGATGGTGGATATTTAAGAAAATAACTGGTGTCAAAATACATGTGAAATCAAAAAATCCTTATTCAAATATTGATAGGATTGAATATGTTAAAGTAAAAAAATAAATATTATGCGTGGAATTATAATTGCATTGAAAGAAAATATTGTTCGAGAAGGTAACGGTTGTTCTTCATATACAATTGGGTATAAAAATAAAGAAGTACCTGAAATATTACCTTTCGAATCGTTAATTCATAAAATGAATAAAGCTACTGATATTGAAAACATCAGTAATGTATTAGTTTATGATACGGTAACAGCTGATTATCGTAAGTATATCAATTACAAAAACAAACTTTCACCTGAAAAACGATTAAACAAGGAAATTATAATTCGTGAAATTGAATACATTCTCGAGAATGAATTTTCCATTGAATTATTCAAAACAGGTAAACTTGAATTAACTAACGGTATCATTCTGAAACTTGAAGAGAAAGGTATCGGTGTAAATACAGGTCAAACAGAATTTAGTTATGATAACAACGATAAACTAAAGGCAATTATACTTGATTTGAATGAAAACAATATTAATTGGGAACATTCTATAGAAACAGATGCTTATCAACAATATGGTGAACAAGCATGGGAAGATGATGATAATATGGAACCCAATTATACTGATTTCTTGAATTTGAAGAAACAAATAGAACAACTATTGCCTGATTTCAAATGCAAACTTGATTATTACGAAAAATGTGGGTTAACATTAACAATTAATATTTGATATGTCAGTAACAGCGCAGGAAATAAATAAAAGTACCGATAGACTTAATAAAATCATTAAGAAACGAGAGATATTTGACCCTCGTATTATTGATGAAAATGATAATTCCAAACAATTATGGAATACAGAGTCTGTAGAACTTGCTTTAAAAGGATTATCCGAAGGTTATAAACTTAAGGATAATCCGTATTTGAAGTCAGTTCGAGGTGCTTTATTGCGTAAAGCGAATCTTGCGTTTAAATATACTGAAGATGAAATCAAATGTATCGAGTATTGTGCTGAAGACAAAATATTCTTCTCTAATAACTTTGCAAAACTTAAGGATGGTGGAAAAGGTTGGAGCAATATAGTTCTGCGTGATTATCAAGAAAATTTACTACATCAATACACGAAAAATCGATGGAATATTTTGATGTTTCCTCGACAATCAGGTAAGACTACAACAACAGTTATTGAAATTGTACATTTCTGTTGTTTCAATGTAGATAAGGACTGTGTGGTAATTGCTCAATCAGATAAAGTAGTAAACGAAATTCTTTCGAAGATAAAAGAATGTTTTGCTGCGTTACCATTCTTTATGCAACCGGGATTTGTTAGTTTCAATAAAAAAGGATTTGTTCTTGATAACGGTTGTCGTTTATCTATTGGTGTTGCAAGCGAATCAGTAGTTCAAGGTTTCTCATTAGATTTGGTTTTCATAGACGAATTTGCGTATATACGTGACAGTGTTGCTAAAAAGTTCTGGGATAATATATACCCTACATTAGTTAACAATCAAGAATCACGATGTATAATAGCATCAACTCCTAATGGTAGAAATCTATTCTGGAAATTATGGAATGGTGCTCAACAGAAAACAAATAAGTTCGTACCTTATCGTATTTATTGGTATGATGTTCCTGGACGTGACCAACAATTCAAATATGATACTATCGCAAATGTTGGTATTGATGGTTGGTTAATGGGATTCGAATGTTCATTCGATGTCGGTCTTAAATCAGTATTTGCAACACCTAAACAACAAGAATTACGTCATATTCAAACCTTGTATGAAAAAGATTGGAAATATGAAAATGACCCGATTGGTGCAGAGTATGGAATATATTTCCTTAATAAAGAAAAGTATTCATACAATCTTAGAAAAGATTGGTTCTTGTTATCTGTTGATTTAGGTGAGGGATTGGAACAAGACTTTTCAGTTCTTAAGATAAAGAAGATTGATTGGAATATCGAATTAAAACGTCTCGAATATAAAACAGTAGGTGTATATCATTCGAATGAAATATCTGTTGAAGACTTCGCAGAAATGAATCTCGATTTGTTCAAACATTTCGATAAAAATAAGATAAAAGTAGTCGTTGAAAATAATACGTATGGTGGTGAGTATTTCTTGCAGATAGATAATCAAGTAATGAATAATCCAAGTCAATATACGTATTATAGTCCGGATATATTCGCCAAGTTCCGTCGTGAATCTAAAAATGATTATGAACGTGGTATACGTTGGAATCAATACAATAAGAAAACGGCTGTTAAGAGTTTCTCAAATCTTGTTACCAAAGATATTATGCAAGAAACATATTATCAAACGATTGAAGAATATCTCAATTTTGGTAAACAAAAGAACGGAACTTATGCAGCATCTTATGGTCACGATGACTTAACAATGGCTGATGTTACTGCAGCTTTCTTTATCAAATGTGGTGATATATTCAGTAATCAATGGTTGAATATTGTTGAATCTGATTTACGTTTATTGTATAACGATGAACGATTGGAAATCAAACTAAAGAAAGCTGAAGAAGAACGGAAGAAACGTAATAGGTACGAGCATAACGGTTTTCATTTACGTGACCATAAAGAATGTGTTGAAAAAATCGAAAATCAAAATTCAGATGTTTATCTGTTTTTAGTGGAATAGAAATTCAAAATAATAATGAATTTCAATTCAACTATATATTGTATTAAAAAGATATTACGACCCGGTGGTCTGCCTGTGCCTGCGCTTTTCTTTCATTTTGTGGTCAGTAGGAGTTCGATGTGAATCGAACTCCTTTTGTTTTTATATAATTCGAAAATCATATCATCTTATAAATCAATATTTTTGGGGATATATGTATTATAGGTGTATTTAAGTCATTAAAATAATTTAAAATTCATAATATTACGATGGAAAAATATCAAATTAAATCTGAAATAGACCATATTCTTGATAGGTCTGGTATGTACATGGGTTCAACAAATAATGAAGTTATGGAGCTTATGTTATATCAACCATCTACGAATAAAATTATTTCGGTAAAGAATTGTGGATATAACGCTGGTTTACAAAAATTGTTTGATGAAATATTGTCAAACAGTGTTGACGAACATAGACGTTCAGATTCATTATTCAAACTTAACAAGATTGAAGTAACGGTTAAAAAAGATGGAACAATTACCGTTTATGATAACGGTGGTATACCTGTTATGAATCATAAACAATCAGGTATATTAATTCCTGAACTTATCTTTGGCCACTTACGTACGTCATCCAATTATGATGATAATCAAGAAAGAAACGTTATTGGTACAAATGGACTTGGTTCGAAACTTACAAATATATTTTCCAAATCATTTCATGTAGATACTGCTGATGGTAAAAATTATGTTAGTATCGAATGGTCAAATAACATGAAAGATGTAATTGTTGGACCTATTATTCCGATGAATGACCATTACACAAGAATAACATTTAAAATTGATTTGGAACGTTTTGATTTGGAAGAACTTACGTTAAGCACAGTACGTCAGATGCAGAAAAGATGTATAGATGCTTGTGCTTGTAATCCAAGATTAACAATCGATTTTAATACAGATGTTAATGATAAGCTTAACGGAACGTTTAGTTTTCCATCATTTACAGATTACATGAAATTGTATTTGTTACCCGAACAATATAATCAATCATTATTCTTCTCATCTCAACGGTTTGCATTATGTCTTGTACCAACTAATCTTGGATTTAACAATATTGCATTTGTTAATGGTGCTTTATGTTGCGAGGGAACACACATCAAAATTATTCAGAAACAAATTGTAGATAAGTTGCTTGATTACTGTAAAAAGAATGAAATGGAACTTATCACAGAAAAGGATATTCTTAATCGTATGATGTTATTTGTAAACTGTTCGATTAAAAATCCTACTTATGATTCACAAACCAAAGAACGTCTTACAAACAAATTATCAAATTTTGATTTGAAATTGAGTGATAAGTTCTTGAAAGAAATTACTGAATCAGATTTGATACAAGCACTTAAAGATTTCTATAGTGTTAAGTATGCTGAAGAACAGAAGAAAGAAAATCGTAAGCTTAACAACCTTATCAAACAAACAAAAACTACCAAGAAACTTATAACAGCATCAGGTAGTGGTAATAATAAAGAATTATGGGTGTTTGAAGGTAATTCAGCATCAAACGGATTTAGAAAGTATCGTAATCCATTAACACAATCAGCATATCTACTTCGTGGTAAAATTAAAAACACATTTGATTTGAAACGTGCACAAATTATTGAGAATGTAGAATTGCGTGAGATTATTGCAACACTTGGTATATTGTTTAACGAACCTGTTAAGAATATTAAAAATCTTAAGTATGAAAAGATTATTGTCGATTCTGATTCAGATTATGATGGTCACCATATTTGTGGATTGTTCTTAGCATTCATTGTTAAACACTTTCCGGAACTTATTAAAGCTCATAAAGTTTACAGAGCATTATCACCGATTATCATTTGTCAACATATAAGTACTGGTGAGAAAACATACTTTTACACGATGGATGAGTTCGAAAAAGAAAAGGATAAATTCATCAAAGGTAACAGTTATGAAATTCGATATACCAAAGGACTTGGTGGTTTGGATGATGAAGACTATTCAATAATGCTTCGTCAACAAAAACTTATTCAGTTCAATATTGAAGATGTTGAAGATTTGGAATATGTTAATATTTGGTTTGAAAAATCTTCAGCTCAACGTAAAGTATTATTAATGGAAGATTCAGGAGATTATGAAGCGTCTTAACTTATTTAGTCTGAAAACAAAAGGTTCGAAATGTTGGTATGTTAATCATCAATATAATAGTGAAATCATACAAAAAGAATTAACAGTAACAGCAATTCGAAACGATTATATTTATTGTGTTGGTGTTTATCCAAACGAAAAATATAAATTCGAGATTAAGGATGGAAGAGAAATTGTTGAATACGGATGTGGTGGTAAATTATATCCATCGAAATCATTCTATCAAGAAGAAATACAAATATCGGAATTGAAAAATCTTATCAAAACAACATTACCTGATGATTTAATTGTTTTGAATAAGATTAAATCAATTATCGATACACATAATGAAGACCATGAAACAGTTGAAAATTTATGAAATATTTATTTTTGGATTGTGAAACAACAGGTACTGATGAAAACCAAAATGGTATTCATCAGTTATCTGGTTGTATAGTAATTAACAATGTTGTTTTAGAAACGTTCGATTTTAGAATACGTCCATTCGAAGGTTGTGTGATTGAAGAACAAGCATTGGAAATCAATAATTTAAAACCTGAAGATTTATATACTGAAGAATATTTGGAAGAAGGTATCGTATATAAAATGTTTGTTAACATACTTGATAAATATTGTAACAAGTATGATAAGAAAGATAAATTCTTTCTTGTTGGATATAACGTACATTTCGACAAAAATTTCCTGTACAAATTCTTTACAAGAAATAATGATAATTATTTGTTCAGTTATATTTGGGGTAATCATATTGATGTTATGGTGCTTGCAACTAATGCTTTGAAAGACAGAAGAACTATGATGATTGACTTCAAACAAGGTAATGTTGCTAAATTTCTTGGTTTTGATATAAAAGAAGATAACTTACACGATTCAATGTATGATATATTTGTATGTATTGGATTATATTGTTATTTGACTTCTGAAAAATTCATTATCAAAGAAAATATAAATCAAACAACAAATTATGATGCTTTTTATTCTCAGTTTATTAATCCTCAAAATTTACCGTCAAAAGAAGAACAAGAGGAAATATATCTCAGAGATGAATTGAATAAAACAATTACTTTCGGTAAACACAAAGGTAAAACAGTTGCTGAAGTGTTTGAAGATAATTGTGGTTATCTTATTTGGGTGTATGAAAATTGCAGTAATCAAACATTAATATCTAAAAAACTTTACGAAATATGTAAAGAAAAGATTGTTGAAGAACAACAAACACCAACAAGAACTTACGTATCAACAAACGATAAAGTAATAGACCATTTCTTGGATGGTGGTATTGATGATTTACCATTTTGATAACTATAGTATATATGGGGTATATGGTGTTTGATATTTAATTATATCAAACATTGTATATCCTTTAATTATTTGATAACATTTAAAACGTATATATTATGATAGTATTATATCATGGAAGTGATTATTTGTTCAACAGATTTATCTTCAAAAATGTTGGTAAAAAATCAGGAACAGGTGGTGCTGGATTTGGAATATATTTAACTACAAGTAAAGCTGATGCTCTTGCATATGGTAAATATGTTTATACAATAAATGCTCAACTTCAAAAAAGTTTAAGTAATGAAAAGAAAACATTATCTGTAACGCAATTCCGCACAATATTACAAGCATTCGAAGAATTAAGTGAAAATTCATATACGGAAGCATTTGGTGAAAACACATCTGTTGCATATGCAGCTCAAGAGTGTTATAAAAATAATAAAACCGATGTTGATATGATTGGTGATGTTATAAATGCAACTGGTGATGCGTTAAGTATGATGGCAACACTTGTTAAATATGGATATACACACGCTATCGATAAATTAACACCTGAAGATAAAACAACAACAAATTATGTGTTGTATGATTTGAATGCTGTTCGTATTGTTAAACGAGAAAAACCTCTTGATGATTTAACCGAAAGTTATATCAATCAATATATCGAAGAATACGAAGAAATCGATGATTTAAAAGAATCAATGGAAACTCGTATTGTTGTTGACGGAAATATTCCTGAACCATTAGTTTCGTTATCAGATAATATGAGTAGACAAGCACGTACAAGAACTTTAGACCAAGCTGCTGGACGTGCGAAAAGTAAATCTCAAAGAAGATTGATGGCAATGGCTTTAGCATATAAGAGAGGTAAATTACCTGCAAAATATGCTTCAGATACTATAAAGAAATTATCTAAATCTATTGGACAAGATACTCTTCATGACTTTGCAAAAACAAATCAAAAGAAACGTAGAAAAGATGGTTCAGTAGGTAAAAGAAATAACATACCATATAAAGTAAAGAAATAAATATTTGTTAGTTATGGGAAAATATATTTTATATCATTCAGCACCTAATATAATTGAAAGTTTCGATATAAGACATTTTAAAGAAAATTCATTAATTAATGATACTAAAGAATTTGGTATTTATTTTAATTTTGTTGATTATAAATTAAAAACAAATCCGATTAACAAAATTATGATGCAACAATGTGCTGATTATGGATTAAGAAAATCAGATAATCATACTGCATACATGCACATAAGCACATTGAAAATAAATGATGAATCTTTACTGAGTTCAAATGGATTAATGTCTGAACCTGAATTTTGTGATTTGGTTGGTGATTTATGTATTGATTGTTCCAAATATAATATGTTTAAAAACAATCAACAAATAATAACAGCTGTTGTTTCATATTTACGTAATAGAGGGTTCGAATGGTATGAGATTGCCGATTATTTAACAGAAAAAGGTTATTACGGTCATATAAGAGGCAAATCATCAGGTTTTGGACAATTAACTTTATGGTCAACTGATAGATTATTTATGTTGGATTATTTGGAAATAGTAGGATATACGGAATTTAAAAACAAAAATGATTTGGAATTAGATTCTCCAATTAAATTATTAAAATAACACATCAAAAGCTTCTTAATTTACAATATTTAATCATATTTATAAATTCGAGTATTCTATATCCTCTTGTGTTCTATGATTATTGGTTGTATTTACCAATCTATAATCATAAACATTCGAGGATATATTTATTAAGAATAATAGATAATAATTTAATTAAACATATATGGCAAAAAAGAAAGCTCCGAACATGAATATTCCTGATTCATGTGAAGTAGAAAGTAAACGAATAAAAAATTTCTTGAATAACGAAGTAAAGTCTTATGCTCAATACGTATTGAGAACGAGAACTATGCCAAATATTATGGATGGTTTACGTGTTGGTGCTCGTAAGATTTTATATGCTGCGATGACAGGTGACTTATCGAAAAAGAAGTTTGTGAAAATGCCGTCATTGATTGGTGATACAATGAAATTACAATATGCACACGGTGATGCTTCGTTAGCAACTACCATTGTATCTTTGTGTTCAAAACATATAAATAAATATGCACCTCTTGAAGCTATCGGTCAGATACCAAGTTTGAGAGTACCAAAATGTGATACTGCAACACGTTATTTGATGATAAGAAAATCACCATATTTGGAATTTTTCAATTACGATAAAGAACTTCTTCAGATTCAAGAAGAAGAAGGTGAAAAGATTGAACCGAAATATTTCTTACCAATAATACCGTTTGTACTTATTAATCGAACAGGTTCTCCGGGTTTTGGATTTAGTTTCAAATCATTTTCATACAATCTTGATGATGTTATCGATAATACTATTCAATCAGTAATTAAAGGTACTTGTGCATCGAATAATGATTCTGTACAATTACGTCCTGAGGTTGAAGGTATTAAACCTGAAAATATCATTTACAACGCATCAAAGAATCGTTGGTATAATGTTGGTGAATATGAAGAAGATTTTGATAATGACCGTTTGATTGTCAGAGACCTACCGTATGATATATCTTTTGAATCATTTGAAGAAACATTACAAAATCTTAAAGAGAAGTTTGTAATTCTTGATTGGTCTAATCTTTCTGAGAAAAACAAAATATCGTATATCATTAAATTCCCAAGAGGTAGATTACGTACATTATTCAATAACAAATGGAATTTCTTCAAAACATTCAAATTGTATTCACCAATACGTGAAGATATTCTTAACTGTATTGACCAAGACGGTAAAAGTATTTTATTCTTTGAAACACCATACGAACTTATTGATTGTTTTGTTAAGAAACGTTTGGTTTACTATCAAGAACGAAAAACAAGAACTATTAAAATCTTGAAAGAAAATATCGAGGAATATACAAATCGAATTAATTTTATCAATCATGTAGTTAATGGTACTATTATTGTTGTAAAACGTAAGTTAGCTGAAATCAAAGTAGATTTGAAGAAGTATAACATACCCGATTATGTTCTTGATATGAAGATTTGGAATCTTACTTATGAAGAAATCGAGAAATTAAACAACAAAATAATCGAAACAAAAAAACAACTTGAATATATTGAAAAAACTACAATTCAAGAAATGTATGTTTACGATTTGATTGAGTTTAAGAAAAAATACTCAAGTATAGTTGTCGACAAAATTTAATTTCAAAATTTATTGTTTGTTTAAGGGATTTGGTGTTTTGAATTTACAAATCATCAAGTCCCTTTTTTCGATATATATTTAACAATAATTTAATTTCGTAATATATGGAACGTAATATTTACAGAATCAACGATTATTCATTAATGAGAATATTCGATACTACATTAACTAACGAATTTACGATAGAAACTTTCGGTACGACAAAACAATATATCGAAAGACCATCAGATTCAATATCGTTAGATAATATATGGAATAATACTGTATGGTTTGCAGGTGAGTTTAGAACAAGAATAAATAAAGTATACACCGGTAATCCATTAATTCCGTATTCAGAAAGTAAACCATTTGAAACTGTTAATGTACAACAAGTAGATGTTATGCTTCGACAAGGTTATTCCTTCTTGAATGTATTTGGTTTGCTTGTGAACATAATCGATATTAATACCAATAAAGTATATATGTCTCGAATGTTAAGAGAATCTGATTTCAAAATAACTTCAGACAAAGAACTTATTGATGGTAGTTTCTGGTTACAAGCATGTACATTATTTATTCCAAAAGTATCTAAGACTTTATCTGTTCAAATAACTGAAGTTACTTACGCAGATATATCTGGTGATGGTTCAAATATTGGAATGATATATAATTTTCCGACAGACTTTATACCATTAGTAAGTGAAAAACCAATACCTGATTATATCATATCTTCTTTGAAACTTGATAATAATTTCTATTTGGAAGTCAAAGTATCTACAACAGAAAATAAAACTGTTGAACAATCGATACTTGATTATTTTGAATTAGAAATTGCTGATATTACGGTAGAACATGTTATCAATTATGGTAATGATACTGATGGATATAAAACCATTCGTATTTCAAACGAGGATGATAAATATTTACCAATAAAAATAGGATTAGATTTAAGTCCTTGGAGCAAAGAAGGTGAGTATACTGATGATAATCTGAATATTCAAGTAACAACAGAGATTAATGTTAATGGTAAACTAATGCAACGTGAAGCCATATTACATACAAACATAACTGATGTTATTAATCCTTTGATTGCTGATAAGATAACACATCCAGATACTAATTTCCTTGTAGAAATTAAAGAAGAAGTTAAAATCGAACAGAAAGTAATTCAAACAAATAAAGAAACCAAAATAATACAGGTATATCAACCAATATTCGTTGAATTGATTGCTGATGAATTAACAATCGAAAACAAAAATATATCGTTTGAGAAATTAACAGTACCTGCATATTTGGTTATCAAGAAAACAAAGAAACTTGATGAACAAATAATTGAAAGCAAACGAACAGTTGATGATAGTATTTATTTTGATATATCCGAAGTTGTACCAGTTGATGAAGATACAACATACGAAATACTTGATAAAGGTAATTTATCGATAATTGGACGTGGAACAGTTAAAGTAAACAAGTAATATGGGATTCAAAGGAGAATATATTCTTTGCGCTGCAATAAAACGATTGGTACCAAAAGATACCAAACCTTATCATGAAGGTACTAATGATATTTGTAATATTGAAATCGGTTATCGTCATCATGATATTTATCAACGATTTGAAGGTGAAGTATCAAAGAAAAACAAAGACCAAGGATTTTATACATCTAAAGGAAGATTCGTTGATAGATACGAAGGTATGATGATTGCATACATGGCTGGGCAAGTTAGTGAAAAGAAAGCAAGAGATAAATCTTATCTAAAGAATAACGATATTCAATTCATTAACGTAATTGAAGACCCAGACGATGATAAATGTACATCAAAATATCGTAAAGAATATAATCAATTATTCTCTGAAGATTTATATTAATCGATAAAACATAATTTCCGGTATTCGGATATGTTATATATCATTCGATTTTAAAATTAATATACAACTTATATTTTTTGAAATTCGAGGATATATTATATAACCGAGTATCGGAAATTTTCGTATATTTAACAATCTAAAATTCACAATATAAATATGTTATTGACAGCCGTTGATATTGATAATAATAAGATAACGATTGAGAAGCGAGTTGATGAACGCATGGCAGAATATGTCAAAGCTCAATTGGGTAAAAAAATGCGTGAATATAAAAGAACAAATGAAATACCTGAAGAAAATAGAGCTCAAATATTAAAAGAACTCAAAGATAGATTTAAAGAAGAAATACTTAGTAGTCCTGAAACAGAATATTATCGTAATAGTCAATATGATTTGGCAAAATTAAAATCCGATAACTATTTTGTTGTTCGTGAAACATTACAAGACTTGAACGAATTGAATGAATTTTCTTCAGAGATAGAACGTAATCAATTACAATTAGTTGATAAGTTTAAATCTCTTGAAGAATTAATACGTTTAAATTTTGGGTTAACAGAGAAGTTTCGTAAATATAAAGATATTCGTAAAACAAATATCAAAACTTATATAGAATCATACAATAACAAGAAATTGTCATTTAAAGATAGTGAACTTGATTTGATAATAAAAATGCGTGAGTTGTATGAAATAACAAAAGATTATGATGATATTGAATTATTCGATAAATATGGTATGGAATCGAATATTGATATGTCTAATAAACTTGCCGATATTTATTTACATAAAGCTGCGAATGGTGATTATCATAGTAATTTGATTAACGATTGGTATAGAGAAACAGGTAATGCGATACAAAAATTATCCAAGAAAGTAATTATAAACAATAACTTTTTGGGATTATTGTTGTTAACTAATTCAGGAACAGGTCGAACATCATTCATTGCTAATAATGCAGTTACCTGTTTAAAAACAACATATACAACAACGAATACTAATCAATATACGTATGTCTTACGAACATTAGGTGAACTTTTATTGGAGATAACAAATCCTGAATTAAAAGATATACCAAAAGAAGATAGACAACAAATTTATATGACGTATGAAGGTTCAAGACCCAAACAAGATATGTACTATAAATGGAATGGTTTACAAATATTCGATATTGACTTGAAAGAATGGGACCAAGTAAATATGATTGAAATACTTAAGCGTAAAATGTTCGAGTATTTGCAAGACTTTCATTGGTTTCTTTGGATATGTAAATCAGCATCAGGGAAAGGTTTACATATTTATACGAAAGTTGCACCGCCTCATCACATGTATACTGATGTTAAAGATAACGATTATATCAGTAAATATTGGCATGCAATTAATTACGAACATAAATCATCAATTATTTACGATATAATAAGAACCATTCATAAAGACAAATCAAATCAATTGCGATTCAAAGAAAGTGATTTTACAGATGAATTTGAAATTAAATTTCTTGATAATTCAGTAAGTAGAATTACATCAGGTATTCGTTTAACGTATGATGACAAAGTACTTATTAATCCGAATTTTATTGATTTACATCCATCAATCGGTTTATCAGAAACAATAGATAATAAATCTATTAATGATTTGATATTTCGAAATACAGAAGTAAACAATAAATTATTGGATAAAGTAAATACGTTAACGATTGATACTGTTGATGATTTGCAAAATAAAATATCGGAAGAAATTGATTTGTCCAAATATGAGTTTGCTGGTGATATGAATAAGATACAACCGTTACCAAGAAACTTCATTAATTATAATATACGTTATCATGTGGTTAACACATTAGCTTCGATGTTCGGTAAAGATGCGTTACCAATTGCACATAAGTTATTACAATCAGAAGTATGTAAAAACGTTCGAGAAATCAATTCATTTTATTCATGTGCGATTAGTAACAAAAAGCAACCAAGTAAATTAGGATTAGATATTCTTAAGAAATCAGGTATTATAAAATCAATAAAACCTGAAATAAAAAATGTTACCGATAATATATTCAAGAATGGTATAAAGAAGGCAATCGAAAATAGTTTGAATAATCAATTCTTGAAACCAACAATACAATTAGACCCAACAGAATATCTTGCGGATAAAATAGATATATTGTTAAGTCCAAGTAAAGGTGGTTTCACAAATGAAAAGATAAATATTCTTCTGTCACCTCCCGGCTCAGGAAAAACGTATTTCTTATTGAAGCTTGCAAGAGAAGGTAGACGAATATTACTTGTTGAACCATTTGTCTCTGTTATCAAGAATAAAGTAGAATCTGATAAAGATTTGATGGAAATATTTCAAGTATTTTATGATGATGTAAAACTTGATAAACTTGAACCGGGTAAATCAGCAGTATGTACATTCGATAAGTTTTCGAAGTGTGATTATAACAAAGTTAGTCAATACTTCGATTATATTTGTATTGATGAATCACATTTGTTGTTTACTTCAAGTTATCGAATAGATACAACATCTCAATCAATACGTAAAATCAAGGAATTGTTTTATATTAGTTCCAATGATATGTATAGTGCCAAGATTATATTGATGACCGGTACTGAAACAGGTGATACTTATTTCTTTGGTGATGTTGGTAATGTTATTCGCGTAAATAAGAAATCACTTGATAAGAAAATAGAGTTTTTGATTTGTGATGATACACTTGATTGTATTACTCGTTTATCAGATAAAGCTGCGATACTTTTAAACAAAGGGTATCGATTATTAATACCAACAAATAAGGGTGAAATATATTCTCAGAAAATAATTGGTATGATTGAGAGTATTCTTCAGCGACCAGTTAAATATGGTTATTATAAACGTTCAAATTCTGAGCAAGAGATATGTACGATGATTAACAAGTATAATACTGTTGGTGATTATGAAATTATCTTTTGTTCGAATTACTTATCTGTTGGTGTAGATATTGTCGATAAGTTAAAGTTTGCATCATTATATTTTGGTCCATTTTCAGGATATGAAGTGGAACAATTTAATGCACGTATTCGTAAATCAGGTATTGAATCAATATATTGTGTTCAGACAGAAAAAGCAGACGGAACAACCAATGATTTATTGATTGAAGAACCTAATTTGGTATTAAAACTTACTGAAGAAGATATTGAACATTTTCTTGATGACAAACAAATTGCGAAAGCTAAACAAGAATTTATAGCACAGTATGACCCTGTATTACATAAAATAACAACTCCGGGATTTAGTTATTTCGGTGGTATGATTCGTTTCAATCAAGAAGAATATGAATTAGTATCATTTGAAAATAAATTCTTAGAAGCAATGGTTCACCCTGTGAAAGTTGCAAGAGAGTTATCAAAATATGGTTATGAAATAACAATATCCGATTGTTATGAGGGATTAAGTTTGGAAGAACAACAGAATTTGAAAAAGATTGGAATGGAATCAGCCAAGAACGAAAAGATACGTAAACATAGTTTGTTGGTTGGTACATTTATCGAATTAGTTAAACTTAATAACTTCGTAAACGATAACGGTGTAGAGTTCAATAACTTTATTGACTGGTTACTTAAACATAAAGATGTGATTGTTGAGGATAGGAATCTCGAACAGTTTGTGAAAGTAGGTGATTGTGTATTTAATAATCCTCAAGAAGTATTTGTTAAGTCACGTGAAGCTTTTGATGATATGTGTGGTCCAGCGAAATTTGTTTGTAGTAAATATTCAGTCACCAAAGCGTTAGATATTATAAATAAGTATGTTGATGAAAACGGAATATTAAAGAAGAAATCTTTCCAAAGAGCAATACGTTTGATGAAACTTATTGAAAATGCAGATTCAAATTCATTAAGTGAACCAATGTTTAAAACTCTTGAAAAGATATATGATTGGTTAGATAAGTTCTCATATAATAAACGTTATCGTATATCTTATGCAACATATCAAGCTGATGTTGATGCTTGGACAAGTTCGTATGTTGATATGATTGATGCAAAAAATATAACAAATTACGGGTATCAAAAAATTAAAGATTCAATAATCGAAATGTTACATGATGTTGCATCGAGAAATACATCTAAAGAAGGTATCAGATTCGATTATAATAAGTTACCTGATGAAGATGGAACACTTGTCAAGTATAAAAAGTCTGTTGATATGATGGTCGAAAGTATGTTTAAATTAACACTCGAAACAACAGCAAGTAACAAGAAAGCGAGAACAAAACATATAATATTATCTCAACAACCTTTGAATAATCCTAATCCAATTCCTTTGGAGAATAAAGAGGAAATGAAACAATAATTTGCATTTGTGTTAACAACCTCTAATTTAGGTGTGATAAAAATGAGCTATTTCCAAAGACATCATTTTCAGTTAATATCAGATAAAATTTTAAATCATATTAACTAAAAATGTTGTTTTTGGAAGTAATTTAAGACCAAGTTAACTAAAACACTCATCGAATTAAATTATGTTAACTCAAACTTACTCGAAGAGGTCTTAAAAAGTTGCTTGTTTCCTATAAGCAATTTTAAGTCCATTTCAAGCACTTACAACTCACCAAGAAATTATTTAGAAATTTGAAGTATTTTCAGAAGAGCTCTGAATACAAATAGTATTAGATGAAAAAACCAACCTATATACTCGTAAAATCGAGGATAAATAATATATTATAAAACTAATATTATATGGCAAACGAAATATCATCAGAACTAACTTTCCATGAAAAGAAAGTAACCATGGAAGAGTTATTTCCTGAAGAAAAAGTATATATAGAAAGTATTGGAAATTATCTTGCTGATACATTCAAGAAGATAGATGGATTTGATTATCGATGGAACTCTCTGATAACTTCAAATCCATTATTGTTTGAAGATGTTGATTATGTTAGATGTCGTAATTTCGTAAATAACTGTGCAACTCAAGAAGAGATTGAAGCATATAAACGTGGTGATTTACGAGATTTATATGCAACATTTGAGAACATGCTTGTTTGTAATCTGCAGTTTTATGATAGGATTATGTCGTTTTGTACAATGGTATTTCTCAAATATGTTAGAATATCAAACGATGAATTAGTGTCTGATGGATTAAATAAGTTACCTTATTTTTTCGAAATGACACCAACACAAATATGGTGTTGTGCATTATCAGGTCCTAAAAGTACAAAATGGGAATTAGAATATGCTTGGAAACATTCTAAGAAATCTCCGTTAAAGAGAATACCACAGAATGAGAATCAGAATTGGTTTGAACTTAATTATGATTTGTTATATAAAAATCTTGTGTTTGCTCGGTTTGTTGAATATTCTTCAGTACGAACATCATTAACAGGATTTAAACAAATAATGTTAGGTGACCGAACACCAAACGTAAAGTTAGCACAAGTATGTTCTAAATTTACGAAAACATCTATGGCTGTTGGTGAAGACCAATTAAAAGATATTGGTAATTATATATATTCCGATAATGAAATCGTAAATCGTTTATATAAATCATTATCAGTTCCTTTGGAGAAAGAATTTGGTAAAAACGGTTACGGAATTTATATTTTCAAGAATGAGTTCTTTATTTTTACGGATAAGTTCAAAATGAAAATATCGAAAGATATTAACAATAAAATAACGAAAGAATATATTTCAAATAGTTATGAATGTTTCTTAGCGGAAATATTATTAAAGGAAACTATACTTGACCAAATCGCATGGGCTAAGTATAAAGAACCAATTGAATTTGATTACGAAAAACAATTGTTATCAGGATTATTATATAACATGCTTGAAGGTAAAATAGGTAACACCAATAAATATAAGTTAATCAAATGCGTTAAGTGGATGCCTGATGGTAATTATTCGGAGATAACATTCAAAGGTGCATTTTCAACAATCATAGCTACTGAAACTTATCGTTTTGATAATAGACGTGTTCATGAGAATACGGTTAATTATGGTATACCAAACATGGTTAACTATATAATTAATCGAGGATATTTTATTTTCGGAACAATACATGATGTCGATATATTATTCGTTAAAGATGTAACGAGAGATACATTAGTTAATCATTATTCGAATTATTGTATACCTGTTATCGAACATATGGAGAATGTCATTAACTTACATATTCAAAGTAAAAATGATATTATTGATGTGTTATGTAATGGAGTTTTGAATCCTTTGAAACTAAACAATAACAACATAAAATATACGATGCTTAAGGGTAATAAAATCGATAACAAAGATATTATGAACCAAATCAAAAAGTTATCAAATAATATAATTAATGATAACGAAAATAAAAAGCGTTCGTATTGGGCAGTGATTAAATAATTAAAACAAAATATTATGGAAATAAATGAATCAGAATTTGTAATTCAAACAGGAAACAAACTTATTGTTTTGGAGAATGTTGAAACAATGTTTATAACAAATACCGGTAAAATTATATTTTACATGAAAAGTGGTAAAGAACAATCTCTTGATGTAGATTGTTTCGAAAATATTGGAGAAGCTCGAAACACTTATAAAAAGATTTCAGAAACAATAACAACAATTCAAAAACTTAAATACAATGGAAAGTCAGGAAAAACTTTATTCGGTAGATAATAAAATATCAAGCGATTTTTATATTATTAAATCAGTAAATCTTTGTAAACCGGTTTGTGTATTACCTTCAGATAGATATGTACAGATACAACAACCAAACTTTGAATATCAATACGCTAACTCTTTGAGACGTATATTGGAAGAAGGTATTGAAGTTGAAAATCGTACTGGAATCAATACGTTATCAGTTCAGCATCAATACTTTTTTATCCAAGATACTTTGTTTAATTTTCCACGAATTAAAGGTAAAAAAGTATTTCCAAAAATGGCATTGAAAGAATTACTTTGGATGCTTAATGGAAGAACAGATGTTCAGTGGTTGAAAGACCGTGGAGTTAATTATTGGGATGAATGGGCTAACAAAGAAGGTACTATCGGAAGAAGTTATGGTTGGCAATTCCGTAGTTTTAATGGTGAAGACCAATTGGAAAACATGTTACAAGAAATGATTAAAAATCCATTGGGTCGTAGACACATTATAAATTTATGGAATGCTGCAGATATTGACCAAATGGAATTACCTCCATGTTTTTATGATTTTCATTTTTGTTGTATTCCAACACCAAACAATAAAAATGTATATAATGTTGATTTACATGTTCGTTCTCGTTCAGAAGATTCATTTTTGGGACAACCATACGATTTTATGTTTGTTACTTGGTTCTTAACCGTTGTTTGTGAGTATTTGAATGAGAAACTTTCAGAAGTAAAATATATCCAAAGAAATATTCATTATACAGCGGATGATTATCATTTGTATGTTAATCATAAAGAACAAGTAAAACAATATCTTGAAAATGTTCAGGAAAACAAAGAATGTTTGATTGAATCAAAATGTGTTACTCGATTACCAAAGTATAAAAATATAACATTTATCGACCAATATATAGACTATCTTGACAGGGATATGAAAGAAATTTATGTTGGTGATAATTGTATCGGTAATGACAAAATTGATTTCGAATATCCTCAGATTAAAGCAGAAGTGGCAGTTTAAAATTTAAAAATCATGGAAAAAAAGATTACTCGAATCAGTTTAATTTTTCAGGTGTTTAATCAATTACCTAATGGAACTGAATTTACTGTAAGAAGTTTATGGGATGAATATCTTAAGAAACTTGCTGAAGAAAAGAATTTGTCGTTAACGATTAATTACGTATATAATATAATCACGTTACTTCGTAATTCAGGGTATTGTAGTAAACCACCTAAAATTAGTAAAACATATTCCAAAATTAAATGTGTTGAAACTAATATGACGTTAACTGATTTACAAATCAAAAGTAAACAAATAATCGTCGACAATGGAAAAGAGTAAGATTTGGCACTACGTACGCGAGTATATTAATGGTGTTTCAGATGGTGTTATTACCAGAAAACATTTGTTAAAATACTTGCAAGATAATTGTACCATACAATATTCAGAATGTTATATTGATACGTTACGTAATCAACTCGAAAAATGTGGGTATCTGTGTAAAATGAAAACACAAACCGGAGCACCAATAGCTGGTAAGTTTTTTCGAGTAAAATTAATAGACAATGATTTATCGATAGGACTTTTACGAAAAGAGTATGAAATTGCATTAGGTAAATTATATCCTGATATTAAGCAATAAATACATTATCAGAGTTTAAAGGTTAGGTTTAAGGTTTATCTATGATGGGGTAAGTTACAATTAATATTGATAACTTACTCCATCCTATTTTTGCAGGTATTCGAGGGACTTCGTATCCTTCTCGTGTCCATAATTATAGAATGGACTAACCATTCTATAATTATGGACATTCGAGGATATAATATTTAATAATTAATCACAATTCAATAATATCAAATAATTATGGTAAATAAATTTTTACGCATTACACATGCAGCCGACTTACAGGTAAAAGATAGGAATATTCCATTATTTAAGAGTAGCGAAGAAACTCTCAAAGGTATTGAAGAATATATCAGAAGTACTCAAATACCTATTCATGTAATATCAGGTGATTTATTCGAATATTGTAATCCTAATGATTCTGAACGTAAATTAATTTACAATCATATCTCTCGCTTGTTATCAATTGAAACTCTTAAAGAGCTTGTAATTATTGCAGGTAATCATGATTTGGTTAAAGAAAACAAACAGGATTTGAATCAGAAAGGTTTCAATCCAATATCTATCTTTTCAGATGTTATTAAACATTTCGATAGTAACAAATTACTTTATTGTCAGTCATCAGGTATTTATAATTCACAAGTATGTTCCGATATAAATTATGTTATTTATTCATTGGAAGATGGACTAGAAGTTTGGAAAACATTGAAAGATGAAAGTCAACTGAAAACCGGTGTAAACATTTGTTTATATCATGCGATGATACGTGAGTATGTTGAATATGATAAATTACCGGTACCAAATCATGTTGTTTCAAAACTTGATAGTCTTGATTTGTTTCCAAATAATAGTATTGTATTCGCTGGTGATATTCATAAGACACTTGTTTTCGAAGATAAGAATAATCTGAAACGTTTTGTATATCCGGGTTCAACAATGCAACATACATTTGGTGAAGGTACATATATCGATGTATCAAATGAATATAGTTGTAAACATGCTGATAAGAAGTATATTATGGAATATTATGTTCCTGTAGATGACTTCGAAACATACAAAACAATAAATTATTCATCAATATATGATATGAAGATATATCAGCATGAACTGAAAGACTTTGTATCATATAATACAATACAACTTGATTCTAAAGTACCATTCGAAGTAATCAAACATAATCTTGAAACAAAACTTGATTTTAGAGTTGGTTTGAATCAAACATTCGTTAAAGTAAAATCATCAAATATCTTTATAACAAAAGAGAAAGAGATTTACGAAGTAATCAATAAGTATGCACCGCTTGCAAATATATCTTTCGAATATGATAAATTCGTACAGAAAGATAATGGTATTGATAATGCTTTAGTTCAAAATATTATTGAACAAAAATCATCAGAATTAAAAAGTACTGGTGTTGATGCAGATATTATTTCATCTGAAAATATTGATAATTTATTGTTAACTGAAGAACAATTATCAAAATTATTCGATTCCGTACTTATTAAAATGGTACAGGGAGTATCTGATAATTTTGATAAGGAAGTTACAGAAAAAGATGTACACGATGAGATACTTTCTTTGTTTGGTAATCAGTTACAAAAAACAACAGAACTTTCATCTGCACGATACAATATAAAATTCGATTTGATTGAAACCAATGGATTTATGTTGTTAGGTCCTAACCGAATACAATTAGATATTCCGGGAATTGTTCGTATTTTAGGTACTAATGGTATCGGTAAAACAACATTGTATCGTATGATTAGATGGTGTATTACTGGACAAGTATTCGAAAACATGTCTGCTAATCAAGTAGTTAAGAACAACCTATTAGTATTCAACAAAAAACTTATCGATAATGATTTTGTTTTCGTTAAGATGCAATTGAATATTAACGGACAAATCATAGTTATCTCGAGAGCTGTTACTCGTACTTGGAAACAAAATACTACTGATGAACAAAAGCTTGAACAGAATTGGACTGATTTCATAGCGAATGTTAAACGCGATTTCAAGATGGAAATATTTCCACGAAATGGCGAAGGAGAACCAAAAGTATTTGTTGGTGAACAAGCTGAAAAATCAATATCAAAATGGTTTGGTTCAACAGTAGATAATATATTGTTTTTGAATCAAGGAAAAATTGAATCAATACTTAAAAGTAATCCGGATAAACTCAATGAATTAATCCTTAATTATATTGGTGTTGATTATCTCGATAAACTTGAAGGTAATCTTGATTCCGTAAAATCTGAATTGCTTGAAATTGCGAAACCAAAACGTAAACGTGAAGAAATTCATGAAGCAATTATCGATGCGGATATATTCGTAAAGAATACAGAAAAAGAAATTGTCGATGTTCAAAATAAGATTGATGTTCAAACAGAAGAAAAAGAAAAGAAACATACATTACTTGAAAGTCTAAATAATCAATTAATTTCGATTGGCGATATTTCTAAACAAATAAAAGATAAACAATCAACTGAAAACGAATACATTGCGGAAATCAATGAATTATCGTCAAAAGAGTTAACAGAGAAAATAAAACCCGAATTTACTGTAGTTAAACCGATTCAAGATACTGAAAGTATCGAATTACAACAACAAGAAATAACCAAGTATCAATCAATAATAGATGATACTCGAAACAAAATTAATGATTGCGATGTTGAGAAACAAAAACAACTCGAATCAATAATTACTGTTTATGATACATTGATTAATGATTGTAATTCGGAAATTGAAAATATCAATTCATCAATTACTGTACAGAAAACAGAGCGTTCAAAACAATTTAATTTTGTTTATGAAAAGATAAGTTCAATACGTAAACAACTTGAAGAAAAAGAACAAGAAAAGTTTGGTTTCAAAGCAAAATATCTTTCAGATAACAATAAGTTACAAGAAACTATTGATTCATTGAAAGACCAATTGTCATCAGGTATTTGTCCTACTTGTAAACGACCAATGGATGATATTGAAGATTGGGAAGCACATAAAGCTTCGATTGAAAAACAAATCGAAGAATGCGAAAAAACAATCATTGAAAATAAAGCAGAAATAGTTACACTTGATGAATGGTTTGAAAAGGCTCAAAAGGTTAAAGATAATTATACAACATATGAAAGATTAGCTAACGTTGAGAATATGGAAGTGTTTAATCATTCGGTAAAAAGTATCGATGAATATAAACAACCAATAACTGAATGCACTGAAAAAATATCTTTACTTGAAGGAGATGCTCAGAAGGTTAATGAAGTTAAACAGATTTCCGAATATATTAAACTTATACAATATGATGATTATAAAATCGAATCATATTTGGGTATGTTTAATCAAAAAGTACAAGATACTATTAATTCAGTTATTACACAACGTAAAGCACTGTCTGAAAAGAAAAACGAGTTTAACAAGATTATTACTGACAATGAATCATTGATAAACGAATGTAAACATAAAATCGATAATCTTAAAGACTTGTATTCTAAAGCTTTAGAAACATACAATAATGCTTTTGAAGATTGGAAGAAAGAAGTTGAGGAAATCGAAACTTACAATAAATCAATTCAAGAATCGAAACAAAAATTATCGGATTGTAAACTTAAGTTAAGTCAAGTACAAATCGATATTAAAAAGCTTGAAATTGATTTACCGAAGTACAATGAATTACTATCAAAACGCGATGAAGTTCAACAAGAAGAAACAACAATCGATAATGATTTGAAAGTTCTTCAGAGTAATATTCAATCACTGAAAATCAAGAAAGTTGGTTACGAAAATCAACAGAAAGATTTACAGAAAGAATATGATGATTTTATCAAGTATACTAAAAACAATATCATTTGGAAAATTTATTCGAAACTTATCAAAACGAATTTCAAAGATATTGTGTTTGAGTATTACCGAACTTATCTCAACAACACATTAAATTACTTACTTTCTGATGTTAATTTCAAATTATATTGGAATCGTAATTCTGAGTTGACAATGATTAGTTGCGATAACGGAATAGTTACTTATCAATCAGTACAACAATCATCAGGTATGGAAATAACATTTTTAGGATTGACGTTAATTTATACCATACATGTTTTGAATGTTAAAAATTCCGTATCACACATATTCATTGATGAGGTGTCTGGAACTCTTAACAAGGGTAAAGAGTTGAGTTATTCAGCTGCCGATTATCAAGAACTTTTTGTTAAGATACTTTCAAAATTTAAAAACAAAACAGTATTTATCGTAGACCATAACATTGAAGATATTCATGAAACATTGGCTTACGAAGTAATACCGTCAGAAAAATTCTCAACTTATGTCAGAAAAGATTAATGACGAAGATAAATTGAAAGTTAATTTTATCGATAAACCTGATGGTGCAATACCTGCAATTCAATTGGTTTTGAACATAGAAGTTAACGATTCTTTATTGATGTTCCATATATGTCACATGTATCGAAACGCTTTAATGTGTCATGAACATGAAGGTAGACCTATGGAAGAACTGGAACAAGAGATTACGTTATACAATGTAATGCAAAGTGTTCAAGTATCAATAAATGAACGTATTAGAACAGGTACCGATAATTATATTAACGAACATTATGTGTATATCAAAAATAATCAAGTATGGTTTGACAGATGTCTTGATATATTTTTACACATAAAATATGAATTTCAAGAATTAATGAAAGAATATAATTCTCGAATGCAAATTATGCAATAATTTACAATGATTAAATATCCTTGAATATTTCGTAATTATAATCAACTTATGGTTACGAATATTCGAGGTATTTATGTATATCATGTCATTTTACGAGTGATTATGTTGGTATATACCAACTTATATACTTGTAAAATCGGGGATATATTATTTATTAAATATTACACGTAAAATGATACTTTTAGAAATTAACAAACTCTTTGTTTACTTGACAAGACTAATTATAATGATTGTTGGATTAATTATACTTGGTATACTGACTATTATCGAAACTATTATTTCAACAATATTAGATTTGTTAGTAGAAAATGCACACCATGTATTATATCTTTCAATATTGTTTTGGTTAATGTATCATCTTTATGGTGATTTAATAATAAATATTTGGAATAAGTTATTTTGATATATACATGAAATTATTCACATTATAAATTTATGGAAGATAAAAATGAACAGACCCTAAAATTCTTCAAGGGTGATGAGTTGGCAACAACTGTATGGTTGAAGAAATATAAATTCGGTAACGAACAAACACCGGAAGATAGTAAAAAACGTCATCTTAATGAAATCGCTGAAGTTGAGATGCGAAGACTTAATAGTATTAATTTATACCAAGAAGTTATTGATAATCTTTCGGAATATGGTAAATTACGTTATCAAACATTATATTTTCAATGTAATAAAGAAGAAGTTATCAAGTATCTTGAACAATGGATTGGTCTTGATAAAATATTACTCGGTGGTAGTATGATGCAAGGTATTGGTAATCATAACTTTTATAGTAGTTTATCCAATTGTTTTGTACTTGGTAGACCTTATGACAGTTACGCTGGTATTGCGAAGTTAACTGACGAAATGGCACAAGTAATGAAGCGCAGAGGTGGTGCTGGAATTGATTTAAGTTCGATACGACCAAATCAAGCAATGGTTCATAATCAATCAGGATTTAGTTCAGGTCCTGTTTTGTTTGCCAATAGATATTCAAACATTACTTTGGAAGTAGCACAGTATGGACGTAGAGGTGCTTTGATGCTGAGTATTCATATTAATCATCCTGATTCGATTGCATTCGCTGAAGAGAAACAAGATTTGACAAAACTTACCGGTTGTAATTCATCGATTATTTTCTCTGATGAATTTATGCAAGCTGTTGAATCAAATCGTGATTATCTTCAGAGATTTCCTGTAGATATTCCTGCAGAAAATTTCAAAATCGAACTATCTGAAATTGAATATGATACAACAATTCCATGTAGATATTTTGATGGAAGTGTTATGCAATCAGGATATGTTCGTAAAATAAATGCAAAGAAAACTTGGGAAAAGATTACTGAGTTTGCACGTAACACAGCTGAACCGGGAATTATATTTGAAGAAAATTGGTATCAAGGTGGAACCGATAGTGTATATGACGAATATCGACCGGTCACCAGTAATCCTTGTTCGGAAATTCCTATGCAACCATACGATTCATGTCGTCTGATGTCTGTGAATTTATATTCGCTTGTTAAAAATCCGTTTACCGAAAATTCAATGTTTGATTTTGAACAAGCATATATGATATTCTATGAACAAATGACAACTTGTGATATTGTTGTTGATTTGGAAGCTGATTATATCAAATGTATCATTGAAAAGATTCAGAAAGGTAAAGACCCTGAAGAACTGAAAGAAAGAGAAATTGGTCTTTGGCAAAAGATACTTGATTCAGGACAAAAAGGTCGTCGTTGTGGTTGTGGATTTACAGCACTTGGTGATTGTTTTGCAGCACTTGGTTTGAAATATGATACTTCCGATGATACCATAAATTTCATCAAAAAGTTATTCGTTACAAAATTGGAAGCTGAACTTGATGCAACAACTGATATGAGCATATTGTATGGTTGTTTCGATGGTTGGTCAAATGAAAAAGAATATGATTGGTATCATGATGATACAATGTTTGATGATGATTTTGACCTTGAAGGTAAGACAAAATTCTTCCAAATGATTTATGAAGTATTACCTGAAAGAGCTAAGAAGATGTGTAAATTTGGTAGACGTAATGTTTCATGGTCTACTGCAGCTCCAACAGGTTCATTATCAATACTTTCACAAACAACTTCTGGTATCGAACCATTATTCTCACCATTCTATATGCGTAGAAAGAAATGTATCGATGATTCAGAAAGAGTTGATTACATTGACCCAGCTGATGGACAGAAATTTACAATGTTTCCCGTATTCCATCCAAAATTCAAGTATTGGATTGAGAACTTTTCGGAATGGTCTTCATTCGTAAATGATGCTTCAGAATTAACTGAACAAGAAGTTAATACAATATTTGAAAAATCACCATGGTATGGTTGTTGTGCAAATGATATTAATTGGGAAGACCGTGTAAAGATACAATCACTTGTACAAACTTATACGACACACGCAATTAGTTCGACAATTAATTTGCCGAATGATATTTCTCCAATCATTGTAAAAGAAATATATACAGCTTCTTGGAAATATGGTTTGAAAGGTAACACTATTTATCGTGATGGTTCAAGAGGTGGTGTGTTGATTAATACTTCAACTCAACCAGTTTCAGATAATGAATTTGAAGAAACTCGAGCACCAAAAAGACCCATAAGATTACCGGCTGTTTATCATACAATTAGAGCTAAACGAAAAGTTTATTCAGTTATTATCGGTTTCTTCGCAGGTAAACCTTATGAAGTGTTTATTGCTTCTGGAATTGATAATTTACCTGAAAATCTTGATGATGCAACAGACCATATTGATGGTGAACTTGTTAAAGAAGGGAAAGATTGGTATAATTTCGAATCAGAAACATTTATACTTAAGGAAATTCCCGATGTTGAAAGTGAAGAGAAAATGTTATCTTTGATGATTTCAATGGCTCTTCGTCACAGAACACCATTAAAGTTTGTTATCAAAACACTTGATAAAACAAAACCAATTGCCGGTAGTTTTACTCATCGATTAATTAAGATTTTGAGTAAATATGTACCTGATGGTGAAGATTCAGGTCAGAAATGCCCTGATTGTGGAGGTGTTTTAATATTTGAAAACGGTTGTGTACATTGTAGAGATTGTGGATGGTCTCGGTGTTAAAAACTTTTGGAATAAAATATTATGAAAGTATACGTTGTCGAATATCGAGAAGTAAAGAAAAATGTTGAAACATTTGGTCTGAAGAAATGGTTCGAAGGTATATGTCTTGTTGTGGAAATTTCCGATAATTCGGAAATTTCCCCTCAAATACTTGAAGGTGCAAAGATTCATTCAAATCTTGGTAAAATACAATCAAGAAAAAATAATGTACAAGTACCTAATCGTAAAGGTATTATCGAAACAAGACCACAGAATATGTTTGAAAATTTAGATGACTTAATAGTATCTGGTAGTAAATGTTTCAAAAATTATCATTATTCAAACAAGATAAATATTCAAGTACAGTTTGTTGTGTATAATAAACAGAAAGGTATTTATCCAGTTGAACATGTAGAAATTTAATTTCAAATAATAACTAATAATTTTCAATAATGTATGAAGAAATATTTATCTCAGTAGGTTTAATACTCGGAATTTTCTGCGTAACCTTGAACATGGTAATTGGTATTACCAAATGTGTTAAAGATGCTGTTCTCTTTATCAATTCTGTTGACGAAAATCTGAAAGCAAGTCATTTGAAATCAGACTATTTTCGTGTGTTAAAATATCAAATAATTAAAAATTTAAAAAATATGAAAGGTATGATACGATTATCGGTTATAACACTTGTATTACTTGTTATGACGTTAATGTTCGTAAGTTGTAAATCAACGGAAAAACAAAAACTTGAAGCTCAAAAAATTGAATATGTATCGCAAATTATTGAATTACAAGTAAAACTTGATTCATTGAATACAATATTTGATAAAGTTTCTGTACGTCTTGATAGTATTGCAAATCATGCTATTGAGCTTAGTAAGATTGCTGAAGATTTGAAGAAAGACAATGATAGTCTGAAACAATCAAACAAAAATCTTAACAATGTCATAAAGCATCAGAATCAAATGATTAATGATTTGAAGAAGAAAAAATAATAACGGATTACAGTTCTTGAAGAGTTCGCATCGAAAATATTTTTGTTGCGAACTCTTATATTTTATATATTTCGGGGATAAATAAATTATGGAACAATAATTTGAAATAATAAACAAAATAATGGTATGGAACATACTTTTTACGTAAACAAATTACAAGAGTTACAGCTCTATTCAAAAGCTGAAAAAAGAAAAGTTGCGGCAATAATTGTTGACGAAAATACCGGTAATGAATTAAGTTCAGGTGTCAATTATAATCCTGTTACCGATAAGTGCGAAAATGATAATGGTGAAACATTTGATACAGTTATACATGCTGAAGAATCTGCTTGTTTAAACCTTTTGAGAACAAACATTTTTGATAAAAGTCACACACTTGTATTGTATTGTACATTTTCACCATGTATTAACTGTTGTAGAATAATTGCACAATCTGGTATCAAAAAGGTTTACTATCTTGAAGAACATAAATCAAATTTTATTACTCCTGAAACAATCGGTAGTTTATCACCATTAAATTATTTATTACAATGTGGTATTGAAGTGTATAAATTTAATGGTGTGAAGTTCATAAGACGAGAGAGAAATGCAATCATATATCATTCTGTGGATGCTGATGGTTTTATGTCCGGTTACTTATTAAACCAAGTATACGATAATACCATAATGTATGGGTATAATTATCAACCGGAAGCTGATTGGATGAATATAAATCATGATACTTATATTTTCGGTGATATAACACCACCTATTGAATGGCTTCAGAAAAAACTTGATGTTTTAAAATTAGGTAAGGTAAGTATCGTTATTTACGACCATCACAAAAACAGAATTGACCAAATCAAAGAATTTATTTCTACAAATTCTTTGTTCTCTTCGATAACAATATATGAAAACAAATCTGAAAATGAAAGTGCTTGTAAAGTTGTTTATCGAAATAATTTGGTTAAATTAAAAGGTAAAGTAAGTGATTTAATCTATATAATTTCGAATTACGATACTTGGTATTTTACAAAGTTAGATGATATTGGTGAACGGAATCGAATCATCAATGTAATGAATTACATCAATACAGTAGAAAGTTATGAAGGGTTCAATCTACTTATGATGAATCTAAATGACAAAACAATTGATGAGTATGCGAAATATGGTATCGCAATTGGTAAGAAAATTGAAAGAGATAATTTGTCAGCACTCAAACATGCGAAAGAATTTAAAATTAATGGTTATCCATTTGTTTTATATCAGGGTATTCCAAATTATCAACTTCAAAAACAACTTGAAAAATATTATAATTTAACTGATAAATCTTATATTTGTTATATTGGTTACAATGTAAATGCGAAAGATAATACTGTTAAATTTTCAGCAAGAACAAAAAATGTTTGGGATGATAATATTTGCGCACTTGATATTGCTGAAATGTACGGTGGTGGTGGTCATGAACATGCTGCTGGTTTTACAGTATCTTTAAAACAGGGATTTGATATTATCGAAAACATTAAAGAAATATTTTCTGAATCTTTCGAGAAAAAATAACGTGTGATAAGTGTTGTTCCATAACATTTGTTTTGAAAGGGTTCGTATCAAGAAATTTTTTGATGCGAACCCTTATTTTATTAGATATTCGAGGATATAATAACTATAAACAATTTAATATTACAAATGTATGGAAACAAAAACTTTTAGAACATCAGAGATTATCAACAACATGCGTGAAGGATTTGTAAAAAATCCGTTACGGAAAGAAGAAGATTCAAAGGAAGAACAATTTCCGTTGAATTATAATTTGCTTAATAAAGCATTACTTCGTATCTGTGATTTATGGAATAAAGATGATAAGTCCAGAGGCTTTGTAAAACATTTGATTGGTAATTTTTTACCAATAAATGCGTTCAATAAAATACTTAACTTTTCTGAAGAAGATATTAAGAATGGTCTCGATAGAGATTGTATTCTTGGTATTAAGTTAGCTGGTATTTATTCAATATCAAAAGAACTTGGTACTTTCACAACTGAAAAAATGATGGCAACTGCTCGTGCAGTAACTGAAGGTAAAAAAGAACTCAATCCTGAAGATGTCAAAAAATTGAAGGATATAAAAACTAAGTTACCAATTGAAATCAGAAATGCTTCGTTTGCTTTTTGTGCAGATAAATCAAACAAATATTTGTGTCGAGAAAGTATAAATGCTTTGTTGATTTTTACTGAACATGCTTTGTTAAACTGTGAAAAAGAAATCGAATTTCTTCTGAACAAAAAACGCATTTCCGAATCGCAACAATATATTAAGAAAGAAAAGCGTTTGAATAACAAGCAAGTCAATAAAGTTGTAAAAGCATCTACATTTGGAATGACTTCAATTCTCGATGAAGAAACTATTGCAAAACTTAAGGGATTACAAGATGCTTGAAACTCGAGAGGAAAACATAAAGTTATCTGAAGAAGAAAAACTTCGCAGACTTAAAGAAGCAAAAGGTGGTACATGGTATGATGGTTGGACACCTTATTGTATGACTTGTAATTATTCAGGAAGAATGGAACCAAAAGATTATGGTTTCAAGTGTCCTTATTGTGGTAACGAGATTGGGTATAATCTTACACGATTACAAGAATCTCCGTTAAATAATCCTGAGTATGTAAAAGGTTTAAAATTAAATTTATATGGAAACAAAAAGTAATGAATATAACATACCTGAAGAATTATTATCAAATGATAAATTAGTTCTTTGGTGTAAAGCATGTAGTGCATATTATGATACAAATCCAGACGAAGAACCAATAATGTCTGATACTGAATTTGATGAGTTACAAGAAGAGTTATTATCTTCTGGTGACGAAAAACTTATTAATTTCATAAAGTCTGGAATTTATCGAAACGGTAAGATTGAAACTAATCATTACGTACAAGAAATGATTAGTCTATTTAAGATTAAATGGAAATCGAAAGCTGAAATTACCGATATTAAAAAGTTCTTTTTTCAATCCGGAATACAAAATGTTTCGAATTTGAAATATGGTCCTAAGTTTGATGGTTGTTCATTAAAGATTACTTGGGAAAATACACCAACAGTAACGAGAATAAAACAAATCATAACTCGTGGTGGTATTGATGTTACGAAAATATTTCAAAATCATCCCGATATTCTTGATACAAGGAAATATGAGACACGAATAGTTTGTGGTGAGTTGCTTTGTATGAAAGAAACATTTGCTCGTAAATATTCGTCTGAGGTTGGTGGTGATTATGAAAATCCTCGTAACTTTGTTGGTGGACTTGTTAAGAAATCAGAAATACCTGAATCAATTCTTAATGATTTGTCATTTATTCCTTGTACAGATGGTATCAATACATTACCAAATGAAAGTGTTTGGACACCATTAACACTTGAAAAACTTTATCAGCTTGATGAAATTGTTCAGTTATACAAGAGTGATAATTTCCCATTCTTATGTGATGGTGTTGTTATTGCTTATGATGAAGCAGACCATATACGAAGAGTAAAAGACAATTATCCTTTGAATATGGTTGCTGTTAAATTTCCAGCACCACGAGCAACTACGAAAGTAATCGGTTTTGATTGGACACAAAAGAAATCAGGTAAACTTACACCACGATTGATATTAGAACCTGTTAAACTCGATGGTACAACAGTATCGTATGCTAACGGATATAATATTGAGAAGGTACTTGAAAACGGAATAGGTATCGATAGTATTATCGAGATTGAAAAATCCGGTGATATTATACCTATTGTTGTTAATGTTATCAAACGTTCAACACAAATACAATATCCGGAATGTGAATACAAACGAATAGGTAAACATCTAATAGCGATTGATAAAGAAAAATCTCGAATATTCAAATTTGTTGCTGGTCTTCGTTTGTTACAAATACAAGGTATCGGTGATACTCTTGCAGAACAGATAGGTAAATGTGTCGATTATAACATACTCGAACTGTTTAATCAGATACATAAACCGGAAATATCTCAAATTTTAGGTGCAGGAGCTAATTGGATTAAATTCTCAGAGATTTATAACATCAAAACTCTTCATCTCGATGAATTGATTAATCTATTACAGTTTGATAACGTAGGACCTAAAACATCCAAGAAAGTAGCAAACATACTTTTACGAATATCTAATGATACAAGTAATTTATCTTCAGATATTATAAATAATGTTTGTCGAGGAAGTGGTTTCAACATTATTAAGGAAGCTATGCAATATCTGAAGTTACATGGTATTGCTGTTGTTAAACCTGTTGAGATTAACGAAGAAACTATTACATTTGAAATGTCTGGTAGTCCAACAGGTATGAGTAAACAAGACTTCGAACAAAAGTTTAAAACAATGTTTCCGAATGCTATTCATACATCATTAACTAAGGAAACAAAACTTCTTGTTGTTGATACTCTTACAAGTAATACATCGAAAGCATTGAAAGCTCGTAAATTCAATATTCAGATGTGTACATATCAGGATATTTTGGATGGTAAATTCAAACCAAATAAGTAATGGAAAAGGAAGAATTGAAACAGAAAATTCGGAGTTTAATCTCCGAATTTTTTAAGTTATTTGTTGTTACAACTATTGCGATAACTATATGTATTCTGAAATTTATTTATCCTGATAGATGCGATAATTCAATGACAGCATTATTAATTATCGTAACATTCTTGAGTTCTTTCGCATGTGGAAACATATATTTCATGATATTAAAATACTTGAAAATATGGAAGAGAGATTACGGTAATCATATAACAATCAAAGAGCTTTTGAATCATGAAAATCAGTGACAAAATATTTGAATTTATCGTATTTTTATTGATACTTGCTGTATTTTGTTATGTATGTGCATATTACTTTTGGTGTATTGTTGTATCAATTTATGGATTTATAGTATCATTAATTTATGACAAAAAGAAAAAAGAAGTTCGAACCAAACGTATGGATAAAATTTGAACTGGAAGGAATAACTATCGTTGGTAGAACTTTAGAATCAGTAGATAATCAAAGATTTGTAGCTATTGTTGATGCTTTAGGTAATGTTGGTCATTTACCTTGGGAACATGTACAATATGCTGATAAATTATCGAAACTTACTTTTTTACCAACAAAGAGAGAATCAGATATATTAAATGGACAAAAACCAGTCATTGTTAATGATGAAAGACAAAAACTGGTCGAATTATCTTTACGTTCATTTATTGGTAAAAAATTACCTGAAGCTTGATGGGTTCGAATTAATTTTCGAACCCTTTTCTTTTACCAAACAAAATGTTAAATTATTTTAGTGTATCATTTTACTCCTGAATCCTTATATTTTGTTAAAAATGAGGATATAATTAATATAAGTAAAAATTAATTCCAAACATAATATTTATTCACAATTTATGAAAGTAGACAGTTTTACAGCGCTTGAATCTCAAGTATTGTCTTTAATCAATCAAAAGATAGATACTTATGAGAAATTACTCGAAAATGTATCATTCGGTGAACGTTTATTAACTCAAACTCTTGAAGGTTTGACAACAAAGAACCTGATAGTTTTCGATAAAAAGACAAAAGTTTATCATTGGGACACTCCTCAAGAAAAAGAGGTTGTGATACTTGATGGAAACATTATGTTACCAACAACAGTAATTAAAATACCGGAAAAAGGTATTATGTATGTGTGTCGCGGTTCTTGGTATCAATTTCCTATTGATTTTGATATTCGTAGAATTATTTGGAATGTAAAACTATTAGGTAAAAATAATTCAACACTTGTTGAACTCATACGTACTTCGGTGTTGAAACAACGTAAATCAAAAATCGTGCATATATCAACATACGATAATATTCGTAACAAATCAGTACCTTATGCTAAAGATTTTGTATTATATTTGAAATCTGTTGGCGAAGAAGTTACTGATGCTGATATTCAATTCAGAATTGCACTTGACCCATCCGATACATCTTCTCCTGTTCATCGTGGATTTTCAGTTAATACAGAAATATCTACAAAAGAACTTATCGATGAACTCAAAAAACCAATCAACGAGAGAAATTATGCCAAGAATATTTTGTTAAATCATATCTATAACTTTTCGGATTTTATTTTCAAAGATAATGAGATACCAATTAGTTTCATAGATAACAAATACAATTATGTTAAGATTGTAAGTACCGGTGGTGCTACGAAGAAAAGTGTTATGGAACTTGCGTATTATCAGCTCGACCTTTCAGGAGTTTCAAAGAAAATTGATACTGAATTGTATGAGGATATTAACGAAGGTTATGCGAAATTAAGAGATTTGTTTTCAGGTTACGCATCTGTTCTGTTAAACAATAACGATTTTATTTGTGAACTTACAAATTAATTGGAAATGGAAACAGCAAATACTCTTGGTATCGGTAAAAAGGTTGAATCACCTTTGGCAGCATTCAATAACTTTATGATTGATTTGGGAAAAGAACTTCAAGATATTTATAATTATGATGTTTTTGGAACAAACAATTGTATGTTTGAAGATGAAAGTATATTATTATTTGGTTTCATAAGACTTATGAGAGTAAATAATGGTATGGGGATAAAGTTCAATGATGTTATAACTGACGATAATTATAAGGTTGTAAAATATACATTAGCATCAAAGAATGAATTATCATCGATATTTTTCAAATACTTGTTTATTTTGAATGATGTTCGTCATAATTATGACGATTCAATAAGTTCTAAATATGTTGAAAATATTATCGAAGAAATTCAGAAAAACGATAAGTTTGAGGATAAACTTTATCTTGTACCATTCAAGAATAAAATCTTCAAAAACTACGATAAGATAGACCCTTCACTGGAAAAGTTATTTACAAGATATACGTATGTTTTGAATATTAGACATAACGGTCCAGTCCAATATCGATGGAAATTAATACGATTATTATCTTCTGAATTGAATGAATCGTATTCTCTTGAAAATATAAGACCACTTGAAAAAGAAACTATTCGAGAAGGGTTAGTTCAGAAAGAAAATATATACCAATTTATGGTTAAACTTATGTATTATGGAGAATTTTAGTGATAAAATAAAAGATTTCGAAAGTGTTCCGATTGAAGTTACTGAACAGAAAAAAGAGCAAGAAAAGAAAGAACTTTGGCAGCCGCATTTAAACTTCACTCAGAAAGATATTATCGAAGCATTAAATGTATGTTTGGTTGAGGTTTCACCATTAATCAAACCTACTACAACATTAAAGAATATGGTATATCATATTCTCAAGTCGTTTTTTATCGATAAGAAACGATATGTTATTGCAAACTGTCCAACAGGTTCAGGTAAGACAATAATAGGTTTCATGACTTATTTTTGTGTGCAATATTTGGTTCAAAAATCTGAAGGTGATAAACCAGTAGGTAGACCTAAATTTCCAAAAGAATATTTGGCCTACTTTCTTACTTCGAATAAGGTTCTACAAGAACAAATTGATAACGATATTCGTAGATTTGATTTCTTCGATTATCTGTTTATGCTCAAAGGTGTTGCGAATTATAAATGTATTAGTGCTGATAACGAGTTCAGAACAAATCAAGAATTTAAGAATAAGGTATTAGCACAAAATTCTGAAGCAACTTTTGCATCTTATGAGTTCAGACCTTGTTTAAATATGTCATCAGAAAAGATTGCAGAAAGATTTACGTGTTTTGATGATTGTCCTTACAAGAATGCAAGAGCTGAAGCTGCAAATAAATCATGCACGATACTTAATTACGCATACTTTTTGAATGTATTACGTACGGTAGATGATGGTAATCCAAACAGGTTCTTTAATCGTAGATTATTAACTATTGCAGATGAGGCTCATTTGATACCAGATATTGTTTGTAATTTCTTTAATTTCGAATTTAATCAAACGTTAACTCACCGTATCAAAAAACTTGTTGAAGAAGTAATTCAAGGATTTGGAACAAAACCGATATTGGAAGGTTTTGATGAAAAGATTACGAAATGTTTACGCTTCTTTTATCAACCAGTTAATAGAGTATCTGAGATTCTTAAATATCTTGAGAACTTAATGGAAGTCGAAAAAATATTTTCGAAGATACCAAAAGCATACATGGGCGAATCTTTTACAAGATTATATGGTGACCGAATTGCGAAGATTAATGAGCAACTTGATTCATTTATTTCAGGATATGATGATTTGAAAAAGTTATCTACTGAAAGACCTGAAGATGTTTACTTCGAATCTGAAAAAGTATCGGAATTTAAAGAAGTAAATACACAGTTATTCAAACACTATCTTAAAGATTTAAAAGAAGCTGAAATGGTTCGTAATAATTTTCTTGATAGATGTTATTACGGATTATTCATGAGTGCTACTCTCGGAGATATGGATGAATATGCTGCTCTGATGGGTATGAAAGAAGATGAGTACACAACATTGTATTTGCCATCAACATTTGATTTTAGTAAGTCACCGATTTACATTACAAATTCAGGATATTTGAATTACAATAGTTTCGATAGAAATATCGATAAAGTATTGAATGATTGTATTCGAATATGTATGAATCATCCAAATGAAAAAGGTGTTATACATACAGGTACTTTCCGTATTGGTAATATGTTGAAAGATAAGTTATTAAATATTGGAAATGGTATTGACTTTGGTAGGTTCTTATTCTATAATACTACGAAAGAAAAAGAAGAGCTGATTGAGATATTCAGAAATAGTACGATACCATATATATTTGTTGGACCGTCTTTGTATGAAGGTATTGATTTACCGGATGATAAATGTAGGTTCCAAATACTTATCAAAGTACCTTATGCTCAGATGTCAGCATATATACGAAAGAAAATTGAACGTTATCCGTTTTGGTATAAACGAAATTGTATTGAAAAAATAATTCAAGCAATTGGACGTTCAAATCGTCATAAAAACGATTATTCAACGATATATTTATTGGATAGTTGTTTCGATAAAATAATTTACGAAACAAACGAAGATATATGTAATCGTTTGGAATACAAGAAAATATATTAATTTATGATTTTGCTTTAGTCCGGGGAGATTATGTCTGTGATAGATGTAATCTCCCAAAATTTTTTATATTTGAATACCTATGTTTTATAAAAAACGGGGATATAATAAATATTGGTAATAATTAAAATTCAAAGACTATGGATAGTAAAAGTTTATTGAGACGTAATTTTATAGAAACTTGTTTGAAACTCAAAAGAGATTCGATTTTATTAATGCAAGCAAATCTTGTTAGTAATCTAACAATAACTCTTGATTCCGATATAGTTATTGGTTTCAATGTACCTAAAAATACATGGACCAAAAATGGAGAAGATTGGAATCCTGCAGTAACAGAAGTTTGTGATTTGATTGATTCGTATGATGAAACAGACGTTATGCTTGCGATTGCAAAGTTTGAAGAAGATTCTGTCGAAGCAAAAAAGAATATTAATTCTACGTTATTGATTGGTAAGTTAAATGAAGTGGTTACTTTGATTGCCAATAAACAAACAGAAAACAATGTTCCCGGTCCAACAACAATCATATCTACAAATAAATATGATTTCGCAGTTGTTGAGAATAATTTTGTTTACAAGAAAAAACAAGATACAAACTATCAATTAATAACCATTAACGAAGCTGTTGCGAATTTGAATATTGATTATATTGATATGTTTGAAGCTCTAAACACAGCATATTCTGAAATAAATGGATAAGAAAAACTTCCATGCGGTAATTAATAATCATAATTTGTATGAAGGACTATGTAAAGATGGTTTGCTTGAATCGGATAATAAAAATTCATCAGGCAAACATCTTTATATTATCGGTATTGATATAAGTTATGGAACAATTGATTATCATGATTTTAATAAATTCACTTTACTATTATTATCTGAATTTCAAATAAGGTCTGTATATCAAAATGTATTCACTAATAAAATATTAATGCGACGTTTGGATTCAAAAGTATCAAATAGTAATTTATTGCTTGAGATACTTGATAATAATAAACAAGATAATCCCAACTATCGGATAGATAATTTATTGAAATATTTGAAACCCAATCAGATGCCGTTCCTTAATATTGAAAATGTTAAGGATATTATTAATATACCGACAATTATTTCCAAATATGAACATATCGATATTAATCTGAATAAAGATTTCAATTAATATGAAATATCAAACAAAACCAGTAGTTTCTTATTGGAGAAGTTCTGACCCTTGTTTAAAGCTTGATATACTGTCTCAAAAACTTACTGAAATAAATATTATCGAAACAAAAAATTTAACTGATGAGTTTGTAAAGTTTTGTATCGATAACAAAGATAGAATATACTTGCATGTAAACATAAATGGTATGGGCTCAACAATACTTGAACCAAAAATACCTACCGTCAAGAAAATGTTCTTTCAATTAAAGAAACTTATTGATAACGGATTCTCTCAGAAACAAATACTCGTAATTGTTAAACCAATATTACCCAATGATAATGGTTTGAAAGCTTTGAAATTATTGTTACGAGTATTTACTGAATTTAAACCATTACGATTACGTTTTATCAGATTTAATGTGTTAACATATACACAACTGGAAAATGGTAAATTTGTTGTTGGTAATCCGAATATTAATAAACGTCAATCAACCAAAGCAATAATGACGTATTTAACTCGTACGAAAGACTTTTGGCATGATTATTATCAACTTATCGAAGACTATAAAACAATAATATCCGTAGATTCGAATGAAGAAGCTTTGATTGGTGTACGTGAATTAATGACATTTGGTATTAATAATGAATGGATAAATCAAGATGGTTCGAAAGAAAAAATTATCAATTATGAACGAGGTAATAAATTCAAACCTATTGTGAATGTGATTTCTCCAAAGTTTGCAACAAGATGTTCAAATAGGTGTTTACTTTGTCCTCATCGATATTGATATATCGATTCGTAACAAAGTAAACCTGTGAATTTTCTTTGTCCTCATCGATACTAATTACTTGTATTAATTGATAAATAAATTCAATCTATATTTATAAATATTTTTGGAAGTAGTTAATAGATGATAAAAAGCAAATATGTGTTAAAAACAAAATAAATAATAGATGTTGCCTATATTATCCATTATTCGGGGATATATATATTATAACAAAGATATAAACAAAGTAAGAAAATGGAATTAACAGGAGATAATCAAGATAAACTCCAAGACAAAGAGATAAATTTATCTGAAATTGATTGGAATAATTTATCTCCTGAGGAGTTTCAAAAACTTAATGAAAAGTTGTTGCGTAATCAAAAACTTGCGAAACAACAAGAACGTAAAAAAGACCGTTCATCTGGTTATACTGCAGTTAATCTGAGAGGAAAAGTTTATCAAATTAAGGTAACTGATTATCAAAGATTAAAAGCAATGAAAAGTGAAAAATCAAAGAATAAACTTATTGATAAGATTATATCTGAAAATAATAGTATCGAGAGTTTATAATTCGATTATATAAAGTTAACAATAATTTTTAATTTTTTAAAATCAAAGCATTATGGCTAAAAATGAAGAAATGGACCTTGCAGCAGGTCTGGAAGAAGGCGTAGCAGGTACTGAAGCAACTCAAGAAGAAAAGACAACCCGTCGTCGTAAAGAACAAACTCCTGAAGATGTAGAAGCAATCGTTGCCGGTGTTGAAAAGTTGAAAGAACTTGGTATCAGCGAAAAAACTGCAATCATCCTGACGAATCTTGCTCCGGTTTGGAACGGAAGCGATAAGGAAGCAATCCAAGCAGCTAAAGAAGTTGTTATCAACGCATTCGGTGGTTCAGAAAATCTGAAAGACTTTATCGACGCAGATTTCCAAAAAGAGTTCTTGCCGTTCTTGGGTATCGCACGTGTTGTACCTATCGCAAACAATATCAAATCATTCTACGCTCGTCGTTCTTCTTCAAAGAAACCGGCAACCGTTCAGGTTAACATCGGTGGTACTTTGTACAACGTCGAAAAAGCTTATTACGAATCAATCGCTGACAAGAGCAAGGAAGAAAAGCGCGAATTGCTGCTTGCACATCCTGCAACTGTTAAAGCCGGTGACGTTCCTGAAATTCTGTAAGAATTTTCCGGGTTTCGTAAAGCAAAGAAATTGTGCGGTTCGAATCCGCACAATTTCACACCAATCCGAAAAGCAAACTTCTACAACCCAGTTTATTCGGATTTAAAATCCATTAACGTTCAGCGCCGCCTATTCTGATTTATATTCGGAAACTTGCTTGCATAGTTAATGGTTATAGAAAACTAAATGAAGAATAGGTTTATCGATAATATAGAGGTTCTTCACATAGTGATGGAGATAACTATGGTCTGGACAGCTACCAAGAAAATTATTTGATGGTCAAATGTTTTCTTTAAGTTCCAATAAAACACTATCGCGTTGCATGAGTTTTCGCCGCATATGATTTTGCCGCTTATATACCTTGCAAATAGTGTATGAAATATCTAATTCCGGTTATGTTCGGCCGTTTTTACCGGAGTGTATTAGTATTTCGAAGGGTACATCTCTCCAAATTTTAGGTGTACCTTATTTTTATTCTTCAGTAGCTCAGTTGGTTAGAGCATCTGACTGTTAATCAGAGGGTCCTTAGTTCAAGTCTAAGCTGAAGAGCATATTACTGATGAGTTATTGCTTATTTGGAAATTAAAGGTTTCAAAATTCGTTTTGAGTAAAAATTACCGAGAACTTTCTTGTTCAGTTTTCTGAATGCTTTGACAAATCATAATATAGGTGAAGTCGAAAAGGTTCGATTTATCGATAGCTTCATGGAACGTACCACAAATCCAAGAATCGTTCCTTCAAGGGGTGTTAGCTCAGTTGGAAGAGCATCTGCTTTGCAAGCAGAGGGTCCGGAGTTCAAGTCTCCGACGCTCCACAAAATATCGCGGGATGGAGCAGTTGGTAGCTCGCTTGGCTCATAACCAAGAGGTCATAGGTTCGAGTCCTATTCTCCGCAACTTATAAAACATAGCTGATGCACATACGGGCAGATAGTATGGTGGCGGTGAGTATGGATGACAGTGCGGCTGCAACAGAAAACTAACACGGTAATTGGCATAAGGATTAGTTCTCAAAAACTCGTAAATAGCTAATGCGAGGCTCGCAAAAGATTTGAATGAAAGCGTTCCCCATGGACTTGGATAAAGAGTTTCCGAAAGTACAATAAATGGTTCTTTAACGTTGTGCACGATGTTATTGAATTATCCTATGGTTGGATTCCAGAAAATCAGTTATGTTTTATTTCATGGTCTATTCGTCTATCGGTTAGGACACAAGATTTTCATTCTTGGAAGAGCAGTTCGATTCTGCTATAGACTACAAATAGTTGCAACTCCGCACCTATTAATATTTTATTTTTATGATAATTAATATTATTGAAAGAGAGAAACTACGTGAGTTTTTCGGTAAATCAGGTCTTGAACGCAAGCTGATTGACCAAGTGTTTAATGCTTTAAATAAACGCGATTATTGTGTTGGTGACAGAATACATTTAAAATGTGGTCATGAATTTGAAGCAAAAATAACAGGTATTAACGAAGTTAAAATATCTGTTAGTGAATATAATCCTAAAGCTGTTTTGATTCTTGATGTTTCTGATGTTGAAGATGTTTGTAGAGTTTACAAACTAAACAAAACAAACGTTTGTAGAAAGCTTGAAGAAATCAGAAACATGATGTTAACAAAAAATCAGGTGATTACAGTTACAGAATGTGGTTACATTTTTTGTTTCAAATTAAATGAACTTGGTGAGAAATATCGTGTTGTTGAATTTTTTGGAATATTTCCAACATACGTTTACGATTATTTTAACTCAAAGGGATTGGAACTTACTGTAAGTCCTGATGATATGGTTGAACTTTGGAAACATTATCCTGAATTAAAAACTGGAGTAAGTGTGTCACCGATATATATTGATGATAGAGGTGGTGGTCGTGATAATATGGAATTTGGTTCTTGTTATATGCCGAATGAAGGTGATTACGATGATGGAACTACTGGTTTTTCAGTTGATTTAAGTATCGAAGCTTTCAACAATATGCGTAAAGTTAATGTTGATTTGGTTGATTTCGCTATCAGTAAGTTTAAAGAAACATACGATAAAATGATGGAATCAAAACCACAATAAATATTTGGAACTTATTTTAAAAATTAATAACATCTGAAACGATGTCCTGTTTTACTCGAGTAAACAGATGAATTAGGAACAACTAATTGAATGTAACAAGTTCTTTAGCCTGATTGACCGGAGTTGATAATCTTCGGAATAACTGAAATTACGAAAGTAAGTACGTCTTGAAAACGTCAAAATAAAATATCAAAAATTGAACTATGGTGTAATGGTAGCACAACAGATTTTGGTTCTGTTTGTTTAGGTTCGAATCCTAATAGTTCAACGAATAACATAACATTTGTATATTTAGATTGTGAATAAGTCCGGCTTGAACGGTTGTGAATTACCATAAAGCTTTTTGATTACTCGAAGGCTCGAAGATTAATTTCTTCGGGCTTTTTTCATTTATGAATATCAAATATAAATACTAAAAACTTTTAACATTATTTTATTATCCGATAATTTATATTATTGAAAATTCGAGGATATAAATAATATATGATGAGTAAATCATCAAGTAATTAATAACAATTTAAAATCAAAAAGATTATGGAATCTAAAATTCAAATGAGTGAAGTTAGTTCAAAATTCAATGAGGTAAAAACTCGTATTGAAGAACTGAAAAACAAAAGTTACGAGTATTATGCAACAAAACCTATTGAAGGTATCGGTCTTATTCCGGAAATGTCTTTCGAACAACTTATCGAAGCTAACAGCAAGATAACAAGATATTTCGGCAGTATTTTGATGTCAGCTGTTGAACTTGGTGTTCCTGAGAAAAATATCAAAGCTGATATTGACGGTTTCAATATTCAAGAACTCAAAGAAGATTTGAATACTCGTGTTGAAGAATTGCGTGACGAAGAAGAAATCAAACGTAGTATATTCGCAATGAAACTTCTTTGGAAATATCTTCCGGAAGATGAAAAGTTTGCTCTTGAAATGGAACGTGTTGTTGCTTTGTTATCCGGCGATAATCATGATTGTAATTGTTGTAACAAAACAGATTGTCCGAAGCATCCGGAGTTCAAAGAAGAACAAGAAGAAGACCTTCTCAAAGAAAAAACAGAAGATTAATTTACTAACATATTAAAATTCAACAATTTATGAAAACTTTTAAATTCTTATTTTCCGTATTGATTATTTCGCTGGTGTCTTTAACTTTCACATCTTGTAGTAATGATGACAAAGACGAACCGACACCTTATCTGACAAATCAAGAACTTGTAGGTACTACATGGACCGGTCAAAATTCTGCTCAAGACAATTATGAAATCAAAATTGTTTCGTCAAACGAATTGACTTTGAATATCGTAAGTAAATCAGGTACAGTATATGTTGATAACGAAAAGTTATCGTATACATACGATGGTGATACGGGTAAATTTGTTTCCGAATATGATTCACCAATAACTGGTCATATTACCAAAACAACAATGACTTTCAAAATTTCCGGTGAACAAATTACTTTGAAAAAGAAATAATATCAATAACCGATTAATAATCAGCATTTGGGGATTCGAAGTATGTTCGAATCCCCTTTTTGTATTAAAATATTTAACATAATTTTTTGGTTCGAACATTTATTTTATCAAGAAAATAGGGATATAATTACTATAATTAAAAACATATTGTATCATGGAAAAGAATATCAAAAAAGAACAGCGAACAATAAGTGCAATCGCAACTGAGATTAAAGAAGTTTGGAAAAATGTATATTTCGGTGCTGTACCGTATCTTAATGCTATGCTTCGTTTGGAAACAGTTAATGATTATTACGGAGCAGATTCAGCAAGAGATATTGTCAATTATTTCTTGTCAAATGCAACTTATTGGAGAGGTGAAGATGCACGACGTATCAAAAAGGAACTTAATGAATTATTGAAAAATGGTTGAACTTCCTATTTATACTGGTGCTGGTAATAGAAATGCTCCAAGTTATGTTATTGAAACTTTTGAAATTATTGGTAGAGCACTTGCAAATCAAGGTTGGACACTAAGGAGTGGTGGTTCTTCAGGTTGCGATGTTGCTTTTGAAAAAGGTTGTAGACAATCACCAAATAAGTACAACAGAACAATATTTTTACCTTGGAGTCATTTTAATAATCATGATAATGAAGAAGCTACATGGCTTGATAGTGATTATTTTCGTGAAACAGAAGCATATCGAATAGCAAAGAAATATCATCCATCATGGCGTTCATTAAATGAAGACGGTGAAAAATTGATGACAAGAAACGTTTATATGTTACTTGGAAGACACTGTAATAGACCATCCGATTTACTCATATGTTATAATAATCAGGGAGATTGTGGTGGTACAACTCAAGCAATACGAATAGCGAAAGCATTTAAAATACCAATACTTAATTTTGCTGAACAACGATTTAAGGGTGGTAATCAATTATTTCTTGATTATGTTAAGGAATATATTCGTAAGTTCAAACCAATTATAGACCAATATAACGCTGAAAATAATGAAAACCTGTAAAGAATGTTTCCATAAATGTAAAGCACAATGTTGTACATTTGTACCTTTGACACTTAAATTTGTCGAAGAAAATAAACATAAATTTCAACGGAAAGTATATCATTACTCACCACATCCGAATAATCCAAATATTGTTTATCCTGTTGTCGAAATTGATAAAGTATTACCTAATGGTATTCCTGTTGTTTCAACAGATAAACAAATTTGTCCATTTCTTGATAAAAACCATCGGTGTGTTGTATATGATAATAGACCTGAGATTTGTAAAGTTTATGGAACTACAACAGAACCTGATTGTTCATTAACATGTGGTTGGCACTTAGGTAAAGATTATTCGTTTCCAAAAGATAATACACCTGAAAAACAAGCTATGGATGATGCTCAAATGCAAGGTAAATATATTACGAGAATTATGAGCAATCAAAAACTTATCAAAGAATTTTTCGGATTTTAAATGTAATATTATGGAAAACTTGGAAAAAGATTTAACGAAATATCAAGAATGGATTGTTGAGTTAATGACTGTAGATTCAACAGATAAAAGTAGAAAATGTTTTGCCACACTTGGTAAGATATTTGTTCCGCAAACATTACAACTCAATAATCAGCAACTTGAAGCTGTTTATGATTTATGTAATTATGGACCAGCTAATTATGAACCATATCGAGTAACAAATGGTGTTTATACTAATATGGATTCTTATGTATCAAGTCAATCCGATATGATATATATTCCGATGAATAAAGGATTGGAACGTTCTGCAGTCAATGATGATATATTCATTCGAGAACATCATAATATAAATTACGGATATTATATATTTAACGATTATCGTACAACGAAAGATGAATGGAGATATTCTGACAGGAAAACTGCATTCGAATATCTTTCAAAAAGTATGTTTGTTTGGTAACATTTATTTTTAGAAAGTGAAACGAAAGCTTGAAACAGATATTATTGTTAATTAAAATTTAACATAATATCTGTTTCAAGCTTTTATTTTTTCCCGATTTTTAGGATATACATATTATTAAATAATAACTAAAATCGATATATTATGGGATATTATACTTTGAATTACTATTTTGATTCGGAAAATTGTTTTGATTTGGAAGAATATCTTTTCAGTAAAGATATTTACTTGTATAGACGGTTGTTTGAAACTTATAGAAATTATTTATTCGTTATAGATGAAGATATTCAAACGCTTGTAAAACTTGGTTTTATACTTGGTAGATTTTCGCATCAAATTAACATCAGTGAAATTTCAAAAAAGAATGGAAATTTCAAAATAAAAATGCACGATAAGTGGTTTATATTCAATTTTAATTCTCTTTGGAGAGTTCTTAGAGCCATGAATGAATTGAAATATATAAACCTAAAAATACGGAAAGAAATTGATTCAGAAAATGAAGATATTGTTTATTATCTTGATATAAAAGTTATCACAGATTTGATAAATACGAAAGATTTGAAAGCTATCGAAAATGAACATAACAACAATACTCCGTATACCGATATTTTAAGATTTTTACGAGAGAACTCATATCCAATAGACAAACGAAAACTTGAAGAAAAGATTTATGATTTAAAAACTTTCCATAAAAAAGATAAGTCAATCAAAACTTCTATGAAAATAGATTTTCAAGTAGAAGATTTTCATTATGAAACATTTGATGACGAATTAATATTCTATCATGATATGTGTGGTTTTCATTGTTTACAGATACCATCAATCAATCTATAATTTAAACTAATCGAGGATATAAAATATATGATAGGAACCGTACATAATCGTGCTGGTAATTGGTATTACTTACCAGAACTAACTTGCGATTTATTAATTGGAGTTGCAATACCAAATGATACTTATATCTTACAAGATGGATATAAAGTTCTTAATCCTGATGGATTCAAATTCAAAGAAAATCAGATTGTAAATGCTGAGGTTCGAATAAATTATGATAACAAAGAATGTACAATTTTTAAAATATTATAAGCATGGAAGAAATTTTAGACAGAAGTGGACAGTATCTGCGAATATTTAATAGTGCAGTACGTATTGACAAAAACTTACCTAAATGGCAAGTTATCGGAGTTAAAAACAAAGAACAACCATCAAATCACAATAGAGTAATTTCTGAAGATGATTATGATTTGGATGATATGCTCGACCTTGGTTCGTTCTTACAAATGGATAAAAGAGATTTCAATATCTATTTGGGTAAACGAATGGCTAACGATTTGAAAAACAAATACAATTCGATGTCTTTAAGTTTTGATAATAGAGAAGATGGAAATTCTGAAGAGAAAAAAGGTTTCGTTATCAGAACTATTAAGAAATTATATCGTAAATATATTGATTCAGATAAAGATGCTGAAGAGGAAGAAGTGTTTGAATTTGATATTTTCGAATTTTTCAATCGAGTAAAATTGACATCAAAAGAAAATCAATCACAATATGCACTTCGTATCGAACCATATATGATTGCTTTGAAACAAGCAAATGATATGGGTCAGAAGGCACTTGCGGACCAATTAACTGCCGAATTATTTAATAATAAATATGAATCGATACTTTACGCTGAAGGGTTTCATTTCAAAATTACTGAAGCTCAAGTAGTTGATTTTATCAAGAAAACAGAGAAAGGTGTTCAGTTGTGTTATATTGAAAACTTTATTCGTCCGGTTCCAAAAGAAGTTATCGAAGTTAAAAAGAAAGCTGATAGTTTATTGGTATTCGATAACTATTGTGTTATGTATTACGACCCTGAAAAGAAGTCATATAAACAAACCAAAGAAGAAGAGGAAGCTGAACGTAGGAAGAAAGCAGACCCCATATTATTTGGTATGATTTCCGGTTCACGTAATTTATATTACATAACTGATTGGATTGACGAATATTGTGACCTTACACTTGAAGAATTTTTGAAAGTTTCAGGTATCGAAAAAGAACATTTAAAAATTGACGAAAAGATAAAGATTTGATATGTTTAGTGGTAACAAAAAGTTGCAGTTCAAAATATGTGTGAAAGTATCTGCAAAACATAGAATGACAAACACTTGGGATATTTTGTACTTTAATGATATGGATGATATTGACTGTTTTGATTCGAAATATCCTAATTATATACGTCCTGAAAGACAAAATTTCACTTGGTGTGTTCTTGTTAAAAGACAAAATATATTAAGAAAAGTTTGGAAATTAATATATCAAGTAACTAACAAACTTAATTATCTTGAAATAAAATTTCGAAACAAACAAGATTGTTTGAATTTTATATCTTTGATTCAAGAAGATAAGATTTGGTTAACTGGTGATACTGTTAGTAGTTCAGAAGAACGTGTAGAATGTCTGATACATTCATACGAACCGAAAACAAACAATTTACCTGAATTTATTGATGGTAAATGGTGTATGTTCGATTTATGTGGTATTGAATATATTGGAAGAACATACTATTCCGATGAAACTCTCGTAAAAATGATTGGTTGTGTTGATATACATGGTGGAACCAGTCATATTAATTTTGATAATCATAATATTATGAATTTTAAATACTTAACTCATGAGAGTAGAAGAATTTGCATTTAGATTTACTTGGATTGGAATTGAATTTATCGGATTAGTTCAATATCAATCATTTGAAGAATTAACTTTTGATAGTGATGGAGATGATACTGTTGATGATATTAATATTGAAACTACACAGCAAATATTTGCTCAATTATTTCGTAATACGAATAATAAATGGTATCATATTGATAGTCGCATCATAACTGAAGATACTGCCGAAATTGGTTGGTTAAATAATAATCGCAAATCATTCGTTGACTATTATTTTCAACTAATTTATAATCAACAATTAACATTTTATACAAGACTATTTGAGTACGAAGAAGCTTTGAAAATTATTTCAAATCATGATTAATAAGTTTCCAAAAAATAATTTATAATTTTATCCCCGATTATCTATATTATTAGATTTTCGGGGATATATTATTTATCATATAAATCATTAAATTATGGAAAAAGAATATTACAGATTGTTATTGGAAGATGATTCCAAGTTTTATTTGGAATTATTACGTGATGTTAAATCAGATATGATTGCTTTCAGACTTTACTGTGCAATCAGTGGTTTGTTAGTTAACAGGGGATTTTGTTTCGATAGTAATTCAAAACCAAAACATGCATTGTTAATGATGAATATTGATACACCTATTGTAGATGAAGTTGTATTATCTGAAGAAGTATTTAACTTTATAATTAAGTAAGCCGTATGATTACAGATAGAATGTCACTTGATGAAGTAAAAGAACAGTTATTCTTTGATATTCACACGTTTGAAAAATCAAATGATTATAGAGAGTGTTTGAAAAAATATAGACGGTATCTCATACGTAACATGAATAAAACATCTGTGAAATTCAGAACCAAGAGTTTCACATCTGATAAGTTTCAAAATACTTATTACATGATTACGAATGCGTACATAAATAAGAAAACCAAATCATATTCGTTAGATATAACTTATTATACTTTCAGGTATCTCGAACGTGGTGGTATGATTGCATATCAATTATGTTTAGGTGATACATTAATTTCTGATGTTGAAGAATATATGTTTGTTTTTCCTCAACATTTTTGGGAACGTTACAGAGAACGTTATTTGGAAGAAGATATTCATGGATTTGATTTGATACATAAGTTTTTTGAAAACAATTGTATTGAACGAATTAGGAATAACGAAGAACGTGGAGAAAATGAAGTTATTGGTATAGTAAATGACGGATTATGTTTGGGTATCAAAGAGAATGCAGAAATAAATGTTTTCAAAACGTTTATATCAAATAAAGAGATGCATGATAATCAAATATTAAGTTTCGAAAAAGGTTTGAACTCAATTGAAAAAGAAAAAGAGTTTTTAACTACTTCGAAATTTACTGCAGGAACAGCTAAGATATTATTTTCCGAATTACGTAAATTTTATTAATATGGGGGGAACTTGTAAATATTGTGGTTCGGAATTTAATTCCGAAGAATATGTGAAATGTGATATACGTTCAATTATGGAAATTGAACATGTTTGTTTTACATGTGGATTTTGGTTAGAAAAACTTGAACATCATAACGAACATGTATTTGTAACATCAGATTATGTAAGAAATATAGGTTCGATTGTTGATAAAACGAAAGTTAAAGGTTTCTTAGGTTGTGGTGGTCGAGACCATTTCGTTAAATATAATGATGGTAGATATGAATGGTATAATAATGTTTGGTGTCAAGGATTTCTTCCTGAACTATTACGAACATTAGATACTTTCAAACTATTACAACCTAATTGTATTTGCATATCTGAAGAACAATACAGGTCCGAATATTTGAATAAAATAGTTTCTGAGTTCAAACATGGTCAAGTAATATGTTGTTATTTGAAAAATGGTTCCGAAGAAATTTTATTATTCGACAAAAACAAAAATTGTTTCTACGGATATGATAAAACAAACCATTGTTTTGACACTACTGAAAACCATACAATATCCGCTTTTCTTAAATTCAAAAAATCAATAATAGATTGTGTAGCTGATGATTATTTAGTATCTGATGGTAGAACAATCAAAGAATGGAGGAACCAAAAATGAACAAACGAGATATATTGAATAACGAACAGATAACCAAATTACGTTCACTTGGTATTACAAGAAACATTAAGAATTTATATGATTTGGAATGTTGGTTACTGATGTTTATTGAAATACAAGAAGTAAAATATTTCCTTAGACTTGAAACCATCAGTATAAATTCTTCTCGTAAAACAATCAAAGCTGAAGAGCTCGATAAAATAAAAAATTGGACACATAACCATATATATTATCGATATAGTTATGTTAACCATAAATTGATGAGTTCACTTGGTGAGAAAATATATCATCTTTCAAAGATAGATGCTATCATTTATATTATGGAAGTTATAATCGATAACTCCGAGAAACCAAATAGCACACTATATAAAAATATTGTAAATCAATCAGACATCGGAGAATTTTTTAATTCTAAAAAATTCAATGCTCTTGATAATATCAGACAAACATTATTTATTGAAAGAGAATATCAAAAACATTACGTAAAACATGTAGACAGCGATAGTTACTTATCACACTTAATCAAAATCTATCAGTTTACGATACGCGATAACTTTGTATTTATTCATTTCTTGTATGATAATGAAGATACTAAATTTACTCGTTTTAATCTTTATCAGATAACCGAAAATGATTTGAAACATAATATAAACATGTTTAAACAGATTTTTAAGGACTTTGATAACAAACATAAAGTTACGGAATATCATGATAAAGATGTTCAGGTGATGAAAAAAATAGTTTATTGTACAAGCGGTATGAATATATATTACATAAATTATGAGTTATATTGTTCTTACCGATTAAATATATTAGGAAATGAAAATAAATATTCAAGACCTTAAAGAAGGTATGATAATTCAGATAAATAATCGGAATTATTATGTTATCAAAATAACTGAAGAAAAAATATTCCAATATGGATTGAATGCACAAGAAATCAGAACAGGTTTTTATGGACTTAATGGTTGGAAACCTAAAGACCATTTAGCATTGGTAGATGATATTCGTAACTATAACAGTGTCTTTTCATTATTTGGAGATTACATCGAAACTCAAGAGATTAATTTAATTCAAGAGCAATTCGAAGGTGATTACGAACTACTTAAGTAACCAATTTCTTTTTTCATTATACTTTTGAAGGGTTCGAACCGAAAAAATTTTTGGTTCGAACCCTTATTTTTTCCAAAATTTTAGGATATATCTAATAGTAATAAACAATAAAAATTTATAGAACTATGGAAATTAAAATTATCGAAAACAATGCGATTTTAGAGATTGTAAGTAACGTATATAACAAGCAATTTATTATTCAAAAGTTAATTGATAATGTACAAGATTTGAATTACAGATTGATGAGTATTGATGGAGAAATATTCTTCAAGCTCGTTATTTACTTTTCAGAAGAATATAACAATTTTGAAAACGAATTATATTTGGTAAGTTATCAATGTACAGGTAAAGATACCAATTATTATTTGGATAAGATATTTGAGGTCTTGGAAAAGTTAGGTCAAGCATTCAACGTATTACATACATATATAGTATATAATGGTCTGAATGTTAACAACATTATGGATAGTATTAATACACCGATAACAGAATATTTTAATAATAAAGATTATCATTGGGCATCAGACTATATTTATCAACATAATATATTTGATTATGACGAATATTGCGAACCTGATTTTGATTATACTGGAATTGAAGAAATTCTGAATTGTAAAAACAAAGATAGTTTGAGTGATTTTAAAATTTGGTACGAAAAGAAAGATAAATTCCTTGAGAAATTCGTTCCAAAGATTTTAAAACATCATGAATTTTCAAACATTTATGATTTGGAGAAAGAAGTAAAAAAGAACAAAGGTGAATTGCACGATACTTATTCATCTTTACATGTCGATTATTATATTGATTACGATTATGGTTACGAACTATTAAAGATGATATTTACTTTCAAGAAATATGATAACAAACGATTAGAATACACTGTAATGTTGCGCAAATCATGAAAAAATGGGATTTCAAAAGTCAAACAGATAACAAAAATACAATTTATTTTCGTTATCGAACACACATAGAATTTGATTATGATTATTACGAATATACTTCTATTTGGTATAAAAATACGAAGTCAAATCGTAAAATGTTACTTGAATATTTAAACCAAAATTGCTGCGATTATGCAAGAACAGAATATGATTGTAACGGTAGTACTCAAGTAAGAGGTAAATTAAAAATATCAAAGAAAAGAAATAAAATACGCTTGATAATGTACGTAAGTAAAGATGTTTAAAATGTTCGAAAAATGGTTCAAAACGTTAGTGTTTTGAACCATTTTTCGTCATATATCAATATAACGCACCGGTAAATATTAATATTTTTGCCATATCAAGGTATATACCTTGATATGAACCGATATATTGTATATTTGATGATTTTACCGGTGCGTATTTTTGATAATATGTATATAACCGGTGCGTCTATATGTACAAGCATAAAAAAATGGAGCTTTATCGAGCTCCATTCTTTATAAGTTTTTCAATTATCGTATCAATTTTTTGCGATATACCTTTGTTCGCACGTATTTGGTCGTCAGTAACCAAAAATTTATGAATATTATCGATTTGTTGTTTGTATAATTCTAATACTCTTCGAATTAAACTACATTCGATACTTGATAATTTCATGTACTCAGTATTACATAACAACGGAAAGTCGTTAGTTATGTTTTGTATCATTTGGTCAATTTCCTCTTGACTAAATTGGTCTGCAAAGTACGTTTCCGAATTTTTTAATTCGGAAAGTACCTTAATTTCTTGTTGTTTATCCATATTAGTATAATATTTCACCTAAATTAATAGCCTCCAATAACACAATACTATCGAATGACAATACTAATTTTTCTTCACGAATATTATGCAAAAACCATCCGTATTGTTTTCTTGTTATCTTTTTCTTCTTGATATTTTTAGTTTTCATTCTTCAATGTTTTTAAGTAAAATTTCCAAAAATCTTTTAAACTTCATTCTACGCATACCTTTCCAAAATCTTATTTGCTGAACTACAAAGTAAAACAAATATAATATAATCGTAGGTATTCCGGCAATTATAAACACAAAGCCTAAAGCTTCGTATAGTGCTTCTAAAACTGTATTATCCAACATTTTCTTGATAAATTAAAGTTTGATTAAGTTCGTCCAAATCAAATCCTTTGCGGATAGAATAATCTTTCAACCATTGAACTTGTGCTTTCAAGTCCTTTGATTGATTTTTTACCATAGTGGTATAAGCACCAAAATTCTTAATGCTCTTGAAATGATTTTTAAATCTTTCGAGCAAAGTTTTTGCAATTACTGTAGCAATTTCTTTTTTCATATCTTTATGATTTTAATATTGTTTTCTTATGATATATATATCCTCATTTGTTTCGAAATATAGGCAATTTCGAAAGTTTTTTCATCTAAACGTACCGGTATTATTTATAACTCGTACCGGATAATGCGCACCGGTTATTATTTATAATACGTACCAGATATTACGTACCGGTTAAACAGGTGCATATTTTATTTGGTGCGTAATAATATATCTGGTGCGCGATACGAAATATTTTGATATTACAATATATAATGTACACATATACGCGCGTATATAGAGTTTCATCTAAGCGTACCGGTAGTATTTATATAGTACATGATAGCGTACCGGTAAAACTTGATTTTCTGCTAATATTTGGTCTAAAACAAGGCATATACCTTAATATATCAAAAATATATGATGATTTACCGGTGCGCTATTCAAAACTAAAAATTTACCGGTGCGTATTGATTGAAAAATATTTCTCGATTTGCCTATAATTGATGGAAAAAGGGGATATATATATCATAAGAAAACAAGAAACAACATGTATAACAAAAATACATGATAAAAAATTTCTGGTTTTGCTTATAATCTCCATCAAACGGGGATATAATTATCAAGAACAACAAATTGTTTCACTTTTAAATAATAAATGTTATGTCAAAGAAAAATGTTATCGCAGAAGTATCTGCAGAAGGTTTGGAGAGTGTTAACGAAGTATCAACAATTGAAACTTCAAGTGTTCCACAGTACGACAATATCGAATGGTTGAAAAACAACGACCCGATTTTCCCGGCAGAGTTTACTTCAGCCAAGTGTAAACTTGACCGTGAACCAAAAGTACAAGCTGGTCTTGCTCGTATCGCTGAAATTGACGGTGACTTTCCTTTGTTACTTATGTTGCTTGCCAAGTGGTGGGAAAACAAAGAAGCTCGCAAAGAGATTAAGAAAATGATTGACAACGAAGCGACTGAAAAAGGCATAGACCCCGTACACTACATGCAAGACACTTTCAGAAACTTCGCAATCAAGTATGATGGACTTGCTGACGCTTGCGACCGTATGAAGTATGCAACAACTTACTTCAAGCCAAGAGGTGGTGTTAAAGACGTGTTCAAACAAGTCATTATCAAGGGAGAAACTTACAACGTCAATCTCCGTATTCTTGCTGAACTGAAGGAAAAATATCCGACAGCTGAAGAGAAAGAAATGTTGTATGCTGAAGTAATTGCAGTATCTGAAAAAGTAACAATCGAAGAGCTTTAAGCTCTTCGTTGTTTAATTCACACATAATTTTTCATTTTTCAAGGCGTTTGGATTGCGAAATTCGAACGCCTTTTATTTTGTTTCGTCGATACATAGAGTTATCCGGTGCGATAATACCGGTGCGTATATTGATATATGAGAGTAACTTTTTGGAAAAAGTCATATACATACAGATACAACTAAGCGTACCGGTAATATATGGTTAAATAACTAAGCGTACCGGTAAAATCATCAAAATATAGATATATTTGCCCATACCTTGATAATTGCCTTGATATACTGTAATTTTTGATGTATTTACCGGTGCGCATAAGGTAATTGAAACATACGCACCGGTAAATATAAGTATATTTTCAGAATATCAAGGTATATCACTTAATACTTGATTATTTATTGATATATGGACAAATTTACCGGTGCGTAATAGTGTTTCAGAGGCCTTTTGATAACAATATTTATAGTTTCGAATGTTTATTTTATAAATTTTTTGGGGATATAATAATCATGAAAATAAATATTTAACCATTTAATTTAAAATCGAATGAATATTGAAATTAAAAATTTTAAGCATTCAAAATTCGCAAGTCATGAAACAATATGTTTTTCAGCGGATTTTTATATTCAAGGTTTGAAAGTATTTCATGCTGAGAATGATGGTAACGGTGGTAACACAAACATTCATATTTTGAATAAAGATTTATATTCAGAATATAAAAAGTTCGTAAATAGTTTACCAACACAACACGATAAAGTTTTGAATTTTTCTTATTCGTATGACGAAGAAAGTTATGTTGATGAGTTAATTTCGAAACTTTTGGACCGAAAAGAGCTTGAAAATAATATGAAAAAATATCTATTGATAGCCGATAGTCCTAATGCTGATAGTTATACAACACTTGATTATCGAAGTGGTAACAAAGTAATACCAATCGAAAAAGTTTTGGAAATTAATCCTGCATTGATACAAAAATCAGTTGATAAATTTAAAGCACAAGGAAAAGTAATACTCAACACTAATTTGAAAGGAATAAAGTTATGAATTTTGGAATTAACTATTTACAGTCACTTGCAAACAAATATGATTTGGAAGTTTCTACAGTCAAATGCTTGGCATTAATGTGTGACAGTGAAGAGGAATTGATTGAAGAGTGCCAAACAATTGGTACTGAAGATTTTGAAGACGAAGACGAAGAAGAAATTGAATATCTATGATAAAAATAAATCAACAGTTATTAAGAGAAAAGTTCCATGAATTTAATGGAACTTTTTTCGAAAGTAAATTGAAAGAACCAAAATTCGAAGTTACTTCGGTTAAATCTTGGGCCGGATATTTTATGGTAAAACATAATAATCCGATAATAAAAATTTCAACGTATATTGAAAAATCAAATATAGAACATTTCGAAACCTTACTTCATGAAATGATACATTTATGGATATGGCAAGAAAAAATTATCGATAGTGGCCCACACGGGTATCGTTTCAAACAAAAAATGTACGAAATTAATCGTCAAGGACATCATTTAACAGTGTCTGAAAGATTTAATATTTCAACAGATACACTCGGAAACATTACGTATTATATTTATGTTCTTGAGTATTTCGATACAAATAAATTGTTTATGTTTTGTATCAATTATAGCAAACTTACTGAATTTTCAAATATATTAAGTTCGCTTAAATCAACAAAACGAATAAAAGATTTTAAGTTATATTCTTCTCGAAATACTTATTTCAAAGGTGCACGACAGTGTACAAAACGAATGGTTGGTAATTATATTAATCAATCGGATATTGGAAAATATAACTTAATATCACTCGATATTTGAGTAATAAAAATGGCTTGGAATTTAATAAATTCCAAGCCATTTTTTTTTTTACGATTAAATAAAGAATACATTATAATTCGTACTCAATCCATCGGTAAAATAAAGATTTATTTTATTCGATATGGTTTTGATAACCGGATAGACAATAGTACCATCATAGTTTTTAACGCATACCATCAATCTATCTACATTCCAACTTTCCTCCGATAAGTTAGTTATCTCGATATTATATTCATCTACACGTTTGATACGATAATTTTTCTTTGTTGCTGGGTCGGTATAAGTTGTTATTTGACCGATTTCCATGCTGTATACAATAGGTATCATGGTTTTTTCGTTACGCAACTTATCTAACAATTCACCAAGCAAATTATCAATATCAATAAGTCCTCGCAAGTACCTCAGATAAGATTTCAAAGCACTTAACCACTTTTTAAGGTTCGTAAAATTTCGTTGAACGAACAAAAAATTGGTTTTAATGTTCGAATTGTTATCAATATCGGTAAATTCAAGGTCAGGAGCAGCTAACCACTGTTCCTGAACCTCATCATATTCGATTTTTTTATTTTCGGACATAATCAATTGATTTTTTCATATTCTTTACGTAAACGAGCCTCATCATTAGCTGTTACAGTCTCTCCAGAAGTAGCAATAAACTTCTTAACACTATCAATAAATTCATCAACAGTAGATGATTTATCAGCATGATAACTAAGACCGAACATATTACCCGTATCATACTTAATCGCACCCATTATTGCACCGCAATCAAATACGAACTGTTTACTTTTTACAACAAGAACTGTTTGAAGCTTCTGAGCGTTAACTTGTTTGTTATTCTTAAAGCTCGCAGGTAATTGTTCAAAACCTATTTGTTCTTGTTCTGCTTCGAACAGAGGTTTTACTCTGTTCTCAGCATACTTTTTCTTGCTATTATTGATATTCATTTTATTTGAATTAAATAGTTCTTAAATCACGAAAACCACGAGCAATCTCTTCATCAAGCAAATTACCGTCAGTAATTTCGTATACATCACTCAATTTTTTACCGTTACGCACAGCTTCTGCAAACTTACTGTTCTCATCTTTAACTTCTTCTTCCAAATCATATTTGATACCAAGTTCTTCGCGTGAATTGCTCAGTAAATTCATGTTTTCACGATTTGCGATGAAGTAATATGTAAGATATTCGAAACCTTTTTTCAATCCCGGATTATCTTCCATAGCCTTAGCTATTCTGTCAAGAATTGATTTTTTACGAGCTGCAATTGCTGGTTGACTGAATGTTTTGTTAACACCATCAGCTTTATATAGCTTTTGAAGTTGTTCTGCAATTTCTTCTTGAGAATACGGTTCATTCTTACCAGTCTCAGGATTATAACGAGTAAGTAATCCGAAACTCATCAAGAACAGTTTGTAATCATATTTATCAAACAACTTCTTATCAGTTATTTCTTTGATACCTGTTTTCTTATCTACTTTGGTTTCGAATAAGTTAAACAGTTGTTTCAACGAATTGATTAAGTTTTCGTATTCCAATTTAGATTCAGCAATAGTGTCTTCGTGTACTGAAGTTTCAGCTACTGCATTAGCCCAAATATCGGCATCATCAGCACCATCACCACCAACCATTGATTTGTATGAACTTTCAGACATTACTTCTCCCGGACCTGATTCGATTACACCAGACAATAAGTCTTCAATCATATCTTTTGGAAGGTCTTTCAACTCATCATTGTTGTTCAACCAGAATTGATAGTTCTTATTACGATAATGTTCAATCGTAGCTCTTGCAGAACCAGAAATCATACCACCTGAAGTAAGTTCATATAATCCTCGTTGAATTGCATTTACAACATACATGTGTGCAAATCCTTCGAAAGATAATGCATGGTTTTTCATTTTCTGAATGTTATACCATTTATTGATTGCAACGGTAAGACCAAGCAAACCATAAGATATACAATCAGCGAAGTGATGTAACATATTCATTTTCGAACATGTATTGTAAGCAATAGCCTCAACATAACCAACATTGGATGCTGCAAGCATTTCTTTCGGAGCTTCTTCTTCAACACTAAAATCGAAAATATCAAACATAATATCCGTTACATCATTGTAACCTTTCAAACGTTTCATTTCCGATGAGGCTTCCATCTTGTTAAGCTCCATACGTGTCTTAACTTCAGCAAGTTTATTCTTTTTGTCTTCAGGCATATAATCCTTGAGAGCTTTAAGAATATCTGAAGATTTCATTTCTTCGATTTCTTGACCATCAAAACCAATAAGACTACCAATATGTGCACACAATTCATGATAATCATTTGCAAGACGAGAAGATTCGAGCTCTTTATCGATAATGTTGTTAAGTTCATTATCGTCAAATTCGTTATCATCAAGATTGATAATTTCCGTATCAGGAGAACCGACCAATTTTTCTTTGACACTTAACTTTTCACGCATCTTACGAATACGTTCATAAAGTGTGTTCGGATTAGTGTTGATATACTCAGCTTTAAGCTCTTTGAGTTCAGCTTTGAGCTCTTTTAACTTATCTGAGTTAGCAATTTTTTCGTTTTGTTCGTCTCTGTCTTCTTTTGTTTTTGACTTAACGATACGTTCAAATTTACGTTTAGTCTCAGACAATGCTTTAATCTGGTCACTACATTCTTGTGAAGCTTCCAAATTACCAGCACGTTTGTACTCAATAGCTTTTTCTTTGAGCACTTCGATTTGTTGTTTGATAACTTTATATTGCGGTGCCTTATTGATATAAGCATTCAATGTACTGTTAGCACTACGATTTAAAGCCATCACACTGTTTGCAGCAAGTGAAACTTTCTGAGCTTTTTCTTTCTCACCTTTTTGACTCAAAAGTTGACTGTCTTGTTTACCTCCGCTACGTTTAGCTTTTGGTTTAACTTCAGCTGTTTCAATTGCTGAATAATTTTCTTCTTCCATTGACTTTAGTAAGTCGTCCAATGTTTCAATGTCTTGATTCATTTGTAAAATATTTTTAGATTGTGAATATTAAGTACCGAAACGCTTTCAGTCAGGAATCGTCTGTTAGAAACAGAAAATTCCATATACAAATATAATACTTTTATTTTATATATGGGGTATTATATAGGACTATTTTTAGGTATTATATATTTTTAACAATATCCTCAAACACATTCGAATCGAATAATAGTTACGTTATTGCACTGTTTGATGTTATAGTATTTGCATTTTTATTTGATGGTGTTGTGCTTGAATCACCACTTTTTGCAAGCGTATCGTATGATGTAACAGCTGCTTCTGTAACTGTTTTAACACCATCTGCAATAAAATCGTAAGCTTCAGAAAGCATTGCATCTACTTCAGAACCACTGAAATTAAAGAACGAGCGTGCTTGTCTTACAACATTATTCTTTGATTCTTTTTTGGTAACCGATTTAGGTGCGTAATAAATTCTTTCGATACCACGATTAAACATCATTTCAATACCAGCACGGTCTTTTGCTTGTCCGGGTTTTAATTTTACGATTACTTGTATTTTTGTAGGAAAATCACCATAACTTAAACTATCTGTCGGAAATTTAAAATCTACACCAGTCAAAATCAAATTACCTACACAAAGTATTGGATTGATAGGATTACCAATAGTTAAATGCCAAAAACCAGTAGGTTCAGCTGCAAGTAAACTATTCATAGCTAATATTCCCGGACGTCCAACAGAATCAAGTATCTTACCTAATGCCATTGCGAAACCACCTTTTAATGCTTGTTTCAAAGTATTTAAAGCACTTTGTTTACTTCCGAAAAATTGTTTCAGACCTGCTTTAATATCAGCTGTTGCTTTGCTTAATATCTCATCAACATTTTCAGAGTTCATGTATGCTATTCGTTTAGCAAAATTCGTAGGTCTTTCACCAACCCAATAACGTGCACCACCCCAAAATTTACCATTATTATATGTACATGCAAGTACATTAGCTATTAAATCTTTGAAAGCATATTCTGCAGTACGACCGCCAATTGAACGTAATTCGTAATCAAACGTTACTTCAAATTCTTTATTAAATTCAAGTCCGACGTCACGTATATTTGTATTTGTTATGGAATCAACAGGACCATAAACTTTGTTTTGGTCAAATTTTGGGTCATATTGGCTCATTGGTCCTCCAGAACTTCTTCCAGATACTGCATTAGCATTTAATGTTGGGTCCATGATTTGTCCAACCTTTTTCATAAAACCAGATAAACCTGATTGGTCACCATACATTGATGCTTGTTCCATTTCGGCAGTTAATTCCTTCCAACGTAAACCATAACTGAAAGATAACAAATCATCAAGTTTGTTAGTATCTTGTGTCATGTATGTTACCATTCTTGCAATATCTGGTTCAGCTTGTGCTTCTTTCTCATAAATGTTATCAGTACATGGATATGGAAATCTTCGTAAAGTAATTAATCGGTTAATAGGAACACCAATATGTTTACAATATAAGAAATCTTCAATATCGTATTGTTGTGCAACAGTATCAAGTTTGCATAAATCCGTAACAGATTTGGGTTGAAAAAATCCCTGTCCATGTGAAGGTAAATCTTTCTCCATGGATGGATAATCTGAACTAATCTTGATAAGATGTAGTTTGTTGATTACGGAATTTGTTTTCTTACCTTTTAAGATACGTTCTTGATTCGCACCTTTAGGTATCGCAATTTTTGAATCTTCAGTGTATGGTGCACCATCACTTAGATTATTGAGATTTCTTATATCATTAGAAGCCATACAACTTTATATTTTTAGATTGAATCAATATCGGATAACATTTTAGTTATATCTTTACGAACTATTGATATATATTCGTTTCGTAACTCAATAATTTTTTCTTCCGAATTTCTAACAAAAAATGATTCAAGTTTGAACAGATTCCAATTAAATTCAAAATTATTGGTAACTTTAATTATTTTCTTGGAATGTAATGTTTCGTTATAATATGGATAAATAGTTATTGATTTACCGATAAAAAAATCTTGAATAACTTTTGGTGATTCAATTATTTCCAGTACACGAACAAAATATTGTTTGTTAAGTCCATCACAAAATTTATCTGATATTATAACTCCTTTGATAACAAGTGGTCTATGATAATCATCGTTATTAAATATCAAACCATAACATTGTTGTCCTTCTTCAAGTATTGGATTATCTTTCGTATATAGATTGATAAATTCTCCATTCAAATATACTGCGGTTTCCATATGATATTCAATTATTTCTTATTAAACATTTTTGAAAGGTAATTGTCAACTTCACTAATACCGGTACCAAGTATATCATCCTTTTCGTTATTTTTCTCTTTGTTAAGTTGTTCTTCAAAAGTTTTAGGTTGTTCCATTTGTACTTCAGCAACCTTATCACTTTCGATACTTTTGAATAATGGTACTATTGTTGTTTGACGTAATTGATTTTCAATAACATTTATTATTTCTTGTTTCGGTAATGTGATGTTTTGATAAATCAATTCAGCAACTTCACGTGTGTTAATATCAAACAATTCACATATTTGTGCCAATTTATTTAGTTCATAACCAATTTGAATATCAAACGGTATTCGTATATTTATGGGTTTATATGGTTGAGTTCCATATTTTTCCTGATAGTTTTTGTTGAGATTTTCGATGGATGCTTTTTCGATAAGCTTACGTGTTTCGTCAAACTTATCTTCAACAACTGGTTTATGATTGACTTTCGGTAACTCTGATTTTATTTGATTAGTTTTCTTTTGTTCTGGTGGTATTAAGTGGTCTGGTATTACTGAATACGGAGCATGTTCTTCTTCCACTTGTTCTTCATTCTCATCAGAATCTGATTCTGATTCTGTTTCTTCTTGTAGAGTAACAGGTTTCAATCCTCTCATGATACTATCTTTCTTTGATTTATCAGTATTTGCTTTCGTATCTAAAGCAACATAAGAATCAAGTATCATTGATTCATGTAATGATTTACCATCTTGAGTTATCCAATAACCTGTTCTTCGGCGGTCTGGTCCAATAACTCTGATTATTTCTTTAACTTCCGATTTTAATGTTTCTCTTGAACAGTAATGACCGGGTAATACAACTTCTGTACGTTTCATATTATTTGGAATTATTTTTTGTCCGGAGATTTCAATTTCAGGACATTGTTTATTATTACGAGACATCTCTTTAAAGAATCTCTTGATATTATAGAACATAGTTCATTATTATTTTGTTTGATTATCGAATAATTATTTATTGAATTTATTATGATAAATCTGATGCTTCGAATACCATCATAACTAACATTATCAAATAAATCAAACACAGTATTTGTCAAGATATTTGTTTTTATCTTGTTGTATGTTAAACAAACAGTTTTGATAACACGTTTATTGAAGTTATCGATAAAAAAATTATTCTTCTTTAAGAAACAATAGTTCAACAAAACTATCATGTTGTTAATATCTGTTGCAGCTTCTTGTTTATCAGATATTGTACTGTCGTATATAAGTTTCGACTTAATTTTCTCTACGTAATCCTTGTTAAAATTTTCATCCATAATTATTAAGTATTATTATTTAACCGTTTGTTAAGCATTCGCTTTATCAAGAAATTCGTTTGCATATGTATCTACGAATTTCATTTGCTGTTCTTTTAGTACCCTCATATATTGATACTGTGCAACTGTTGGTTTTTGTTGTACTTTATTGAAACATGATGGACAGAATATTGCTTGTCTACCACAACTATCGTATCTGATATAAATATCTTTCATACAACCTAAACACTTCCATTTGAATTTGGTTGAAAAAGAATATTTTCGAACTATTGCTTTTCGTTTATTGATATTAACAATATGTTTGAGAGTTTGTTCCTTACTTAATTCCATTCATTATTTGATTATTATTTATAAATTATTTTGATGTTTCAGATATTATATATAACTAAAGATAAACCAATAAAAATTAATAATAATGATTCGGGAACGAAAAAATAAGAAAATAATAAATGACGAACCTGATAGTAGGAAAGTCAGAACAATAGAAATCGAAGATGTGAATATAAAGCAACCAAAAAATATTGACCCAAATCTTCGTAAAGAATTTAAAAGCTATGAAGAAGAGGCAATATATGTTGTTAATTTACTGAAAAAACAAGGTGTCGATATATATGACCCTAATAGATATGGTGGAATGTATCTGAAGAAAAAAACTTCAAAAGTTAAAAGCATTTTTAACGGAAAAAATAATAAAAGAACTTCAGATATAAATAATGAAGAAATTCCAAAATCTGTATTATCAGATTTTTTCAAAAAATAATGTATCAAATAATAATTAATCCAAAAAATTATGGCACAGGAAAAAAATTTGAAAGAGCTTCAAGAATTAGAAGAAGCTGCAACAGGCGCTAACCAAGAAACTGTTATTGATGATGCTTCATCTTATGAAGCATCAAAAAACAAACCTAATGTTATGGATGGTTTTGTGCGTATAAATCGCGAAGACTTACCACAACAAGGTAGTTTATATCCTGAATCATGGGAATTTGCATATCGTTGTCCGACATCTAAAGAGGTTGCAAACTTTTCAACAATCAATGAACAAGACCAACCAGCTATCATTGTTGCCGTAGAAGATTTGATTCGTAAATGTGTCGTAATCTATGATACTGAACAAGATAAACAAATCAATACTGGTGAAATCTGTGACGGTCATAGAACATTCTTCCTGTTGTTGTTAAGAGATTTTTATCTTCCCGGAAATCCTATTCAATTCCGTACAATTTGTCAAACAGACCACGAAACATGGGATGCTACGCTTACAGCTAAGAAATTACAATATCCTGAATTGAAAGAACGGTTATTGAATGATTACGATGGACGTATCTTCTCACTTGATATGGGTATTGATACGCCTATTAGATTCAGAGTACCTACGCTTGAAACAACAGGTCGTATCTTTAAATATATTGTTAAGGTTTATCGTAATGCGTCAACAGCCGATAATGAGAAGAAAGAAGATAACGTAATCTATGACAAACAGTTCTTACTTGTTGCTCCTTATTTGTTTGAATCTGGTCGTGAATCAATTCGCGAAATTACTTTCAAATATAAGGCAATCCAGAAGAACGAAGAAGTATTCAAGAAATATCTTGAAATCATTAACCGTTTGAAACTTGATAACGAAGAAACATTTGTTGAAATTTGTCCAAGCTGTGGTTCCGAGGAGGAAACCATGATTAAGTTTCCCGGTGGATGGAAAAAATTGTTTGTCGCAAAAACAGATACTACAGGATATTTCGACTAATAAAATCGATTTAACCAAAGTAAACGAAAATTTATGGTTCAGTGTTTTTCCTCATGCGTTCTTAACACATTATATCTTTAAGCAATCGATAATTGATATTGCCGAATATTATAAGACTTGTGTATTGATTAGTTACAAGACAGCTAATTCTCAACAACAGATTGATGACATGCCGTTTTATGTATTCAATAACTTCGTAATTTATTTGAATGAAATAATCGAAGAAGAAAACAAATCCGAAAACGGTAACGGTAATGAATCAGGTCAAGATATGATGAAAAGTGCATCAGGTATGATGAACTCTCAAATGGCAAATGCTAAGAATATGTTCAATAAAAACTTGAAACTTAAATAATGTGGGGTCCTGAAAAATTAAAATTTCAGGACCCTTTGTTTTATATATAATTTATTGGAAAATTAATACAATAAAGATATGGGAAATCGAAAGAAATTAAATGAAGGTTTTCAACAATTAATTGGTGAAACTGATAACACTGGTAATTCTGATTCTTTACTTATGATTGGTGGTGGAAAGAAAAAGAAAACCAAAAAATCAAAGTTGGTAATACCTCAACAACAGAAAACTCATCAGCAAATTGTCGCTCAGAATACGGATATTACAATAGCTAAACCAGTTATTCCTAAACCGTTATCTGAACTTGCACATGAACAAATTGTTTCTGAATTGACAAATAAACAAGTTCTTGACAAGAAAGAAACTAAGAAAGTCAGAGCAGAAAAAACTATCAAGAAACTTGGTAAGAAAAAAGAATTGGTTCAGCAAGAAATTGCACAACGAGTACAAGAAGCTGAATCAAAAGGTATTGTTGTAACTACTCAACAGAAACAACAGTTAGCTCAAGAAATAAAAGAAACAATACAGGTTGGAAAAATTACTCCCGATGATATTGTGGATACTAAAGAGGTACTGGAAGAAATCAATAACGTATCATTAGATAACGTTAATGTTACAGAAGTACTTGAGAATGTTGGTGCAGCATTAGAAGAAATTCCTGATGCCAAAAATATTGAAATCGAAGATATTGAAATAACTCCTTCAAAAGTTAAAAAGGATAAGACCGGTTATTTCAAGACAAAAGTTAATATCAAGAAATCTAATATTCCAGATATTATCAATAAGATTGCATCATACGTTAAACAACAATCGAAGGGTATTATAAAACCACGTGTATGTGATTTACGTGTAATTGGTAATACAAACAAAACTCAATTACGTAATTCATCAGTTAAATTATCTGTAAACACGGTAGTATTCAAACCTGATGCGAATAAATTAAAAGTCAATAAGGGTACTCGGTTTATGATTAGCATACCTGAAAATCATGAATCTACCGGTAATTTATTGATTTACATACAGGAATCGAGAGCTAAAACGATACTTGAAGTAACACCTAAGGATTTTCCGAACCAACAAACATTTAATGAATTTATTGGTGACAGAATCGCTGAATATTATTATCACGGATATGAAGTAACACTTAAGAAACTTCAATTACGTGGTAAAGATAATCCGTTGATGTCAATAATCAGTCAAGTATTGAATACTCGTGATTATAAAGCAAAACCACATGTTGACGCTGATAATCATTTGTTTGCTGTTGATTTTGTATCAAATGGTGATGAAAACCAATGGTTAACAGTTCAAATACGAGAAACAGACCAAACAGGTATGTATGAAATTATTGGTTTGAATACTGTTAGTGGTGACGAATATCAATTGATAAACAAGAATGTTACGTTACAATACATCGATAACAATATCGTAACCATACTTAACAAGTCTTATGCTCGTGATTGGAGTAAAGAATTATCAGCTGATGACGGATTAGAAGAGTTCTATTATTTGTTAAGCAAACTGAAGCACTTCAAACTCCGTAAAGTACTTGTTGAAATGAATAATGTAATCGAAGAACAACCAGACCTCGGATTAGTTATTCAGAAAACAGCATCTCGAAAAGATATGGTTAAACTACAGAAATCAGATTATGATGCTGAAGCAATTATTGGTAAAACAAATGCTTGTGATTTTTTCATCCTTACTTATTTAGCATATCAAATAGTTGGTGGTGATTCACGTAAGGGTAGAGAGTATATCACGAGAGAACAATACTACGATAAATATTCAGTATCTGACCGTAGACAGTATCAAAAACGAGAAAAGACAATTCTTAAGAAGGAAGGTAACGAACGCAATTATAATGCGAGACCGTATATTTTCCAATTAGAATATTCTGTTAATGGTGTCGTTTATATATATCGTAGTAAAACATATTTGGATGTTTTGAATGCAACTAAGTTCTTGACACTCAATCCAAATATAAACATTAAATCACCAATTGAATGATTAAAATAAATTATCATGGATGTCATACAAGTAAATAATTCCGGTAAAGATAAGTTGTATCGTTCGCTTGATTCATATTCTCGAACATTTGTTAGACGTGGTGTATCAATAACGGTACAAGCACATTCTGACAAAATAGGAAGTATTGATATTCAGGTTAATGGTAAACGAGGAATTGCAAGAAAGAATATTGTTGTTAGTTATGATACACTTGTTGAAGAATGGGTTGGAATTTCTGATGGTTATGAATATCATATGTTATCATTGAGTGAAATTTCAACACTTATCAGAAATAAGATTCAAAGATTATCAACATTAGTTACCAAGTTCTAATGGTAAAAATGCAAAATAATTTAACAATTGGGTCTATATGGATAAGTGGTCAAAAGGTCCTTCCAAAGAGCGTTTTTTCAGTTAGTAATAGGTGAAAAATTAACTCGAATTAACTAAAACGGTTGATATTTAGTTGATTATTGTTAAAAAGTCATTGAAAAACAACCGATTTAGTTAATTCGAGTCAAATTTAAAACTCTTTGATTTTCAAGCATATAGTAGGAAAAATAAGGCCTCTTCCAAAGACATTTACGTTCCAAAATATACAAATTAATAAAATATGAAACAGTCTGAAAATAACAATACTCAAAATATCTTCGTAACGGGGTTTAGCTCTATTACGAGTGTTTTGAAACAGATACATGATGAGACTGTTTCAGGTAATACAATTCTTGAATCGATTGAAAATAAATTTGATGAATATTTTAGTTATTCACAACTTTCTGTTTCAGGTTTGTTAAATAACCAAGTAATTACAAATACATTAGCTTTCAAGCAAACATCTATATTAAGTCAAATAAATTATGGTGTACTTAATATTTCGACAATGCTTTCTCAAGCATTAGAACATTTTGGTGTTGGTAAAAAAGTTGGTGGTAATAAGGAATTTACACAACCTGTTACTGAAACAATAAGAGAAACTAATCAGGAAGGTGTTACATTGAATTTACAACCAATGCTTGATGTCTTAAATGACATTAAGAATTTATTATTTGGTTTTTTCCGAAAGAAAGAATATGTTGAACCTGAAACTTCAGATTCTCCAAATAGAAAGGATGATATATTTGAGAATGTATCGCATTTACTTGCGAATACATTAAACTCATCTATATTATCTGATAACATGTATACTATATTTGAAAGAGTTCATTTAGGTATACTTGGAACAAATAATTTATTGGAACAAATACTTGACAGTTTACGAAGTGTTTATCTATATTTACCGAATCTTAAGAATGATGGTAGTAGTGAAACTTCAAATGCTGTTAAGTCAAAAACATCTGAATTTATAAAACTGGTACAATCATTATCAGGATTCAAAAAAGTATTGACCAAAACATTTATTAAAGATTTTTCTACATTCCTCGAAATGTATGAAAAATTCATTGATGAAAAGAATACCAAAAAATTAATAGCAGTATCATTCAATCTAAGTTCGTTTAGTGTAGTTCTTAATTTGGTTGCAAGATTATTAGGTACTGTTAAATCGTTATTCAATGGTTTAACAACATCGATAATATTGTTAACACTTACGCTGGTTCTTCCACCATTCCAATTAGGATTTGCATTCTTAATCGGTGTGTTGAAAACATTAAAACTAACATTAGGTGGTGGTAAAGATTCTGTAATGATGGTTATCGCAATGCGTAAGTTAGCTATGAGTATTGCGATGATGGTTGGTGCTATATATTTGATAGGTAAAGTACCATTCGGTAATGTATTCAAACTTATTGTATTCTTGGGAATGTTAGCTGGTGTTTTAAAACTATTCCAAAAGAAAGGTTCACCAATACAATCTAAGAATGTCAATGTTAATAAAAAGTTTGGAGTTACAGGTATATTTAGTGCTGCAGTAGGTATTGCATTATTGGTATGGTCTGTCGATTTAGCTTCAAATATAAATGTATCTAAAGCATTTGGTTTGATTACGTTTATATTTGGATTAGCAACTACTTTATGGATATTCAATCGTAGAAAGATAGGTAAATCAGGTCCACTTGATTCATTAATGAGTATTAGTGTCGGTTTATCAATACTTTTATTGGTTGTTGATGCTGTTGGTGAAGTTAATTGGGCTGGTGCTGGTTTGATACTTGGATTTATAGTAGCTATCGGTGCTGCAATAGCACTTGCTAATAAACTGATGGGTGATTCGAAAGGTGGTAAATTCAAAGTAGGTTTAGGTGTTAATGTAGGTATGAAAGGTATGTTTGGTTTCGCACTTGGTGTCGCAATCTTAATACTTACAATTGATGCAACAAATGAACTTGATTGGATTGGTGCTTTTAAATTACTTGGATTTATCGGTTTATTAGGATTAGTTGTATCTGCACCTCAATTGTTATCCAAAGGTAAAATGAATGGTAAACCAATGGGTGGTATGCTTGGATTTGCTGTTGGATTAGCGATTATAATACTTGCAATTGATGCAGCACGTGAAGTACAATTTGGTCCAGCATTCACAATGCTTGGTGTAATGGCAGGTATTGTTGGTGTAATGTTTTTGATGAAGAGATTAATCGGTACACCTAAACTGGTATCAATACAGATTGGTTTATTCTCAGCCGCAATCATTGCAATGAGTGGTGCTTTATGGGTGTTACAACAAGTAAAACTTGATTTATCACAATTAATGGTATCATTCACAGCTATACTTGGATTTATTGGTGTGCTTTGGATTATCTCAAAGGTTAGTAAACAAATAACAATAGCAACCGGTATAATGCCGATGATTGTATTATCAATGGCAAGCATGGCAGGTGTTGTTTGGTTATTATCGAAAACTAATGTATCTCTGGAACAAGTAGGTATGTTCTTGTTATCTGCAGCTGCAATTGTTGGATTATCTTGGATTGTTGGTAAGATAGGAATATCACTTGTTTATGGTGCTGGAATATTATTTGCAGTATCATTATCTGGTTTACTTGCAGCACAAGCTGTTAAGAAAATTGGAGAAGCAAATGTTTCGTTTGCACAAATCGGTATGTTTGTGTTAACAGTTGGTTTAGTAACAGCTATGTGTTTTGGTTTATCATTCATTGGTATACCATTAATGATAGGTGCTGGTATATTATTAGCACTCGGATTAAGTTTGTTGATAACAGCTGCTGGTTTGAACATGATTGCAAACATGCAAATATCGGTTGAAGGTATTGGTGCATTTGTTGAATCAGTTAAAATGATTGCTATCGGTTATGCGTCAGTATTACCACAGTTAACAATTGGTATCGTTGCTGGTGGATTAGCTATGGTACTTGGTATTGAAACAATAGTTGTTGCTGGTGCTTTATACTTGGTATCTGAAATGAAGATAAACGTTGATAATGTAAAATTGTATGGTACTGCAATTAATAAGTTATCAGATGCTTATAATTCATTAGGATTAGTATCACTTGGTAAATCAGTGCTTAAGAGTACAATGTTAATTCCGTTATCATTAGCTACTCTAATAACCGCAGCTGTTATTCGTGGTATATCTGCAATGGAAATACGGCAAGGTTCGATGGAAACATTTGGTAATGTATTGAAAGACTTCTTACATTACACAACTGAAGCAATTAACGAATCACTTGATTCAATAAAAGCTGTTGAACCCGGTTTGAATGCTTTAGCAAAATTAGTATCAGTTGCTGGTAACCTCGTAGATGTAGTACAAGCATATGCTGATATGAAGATTGGTGTTTGGAAATATAATACAACTAATGGTAAGATGGAAATTGTCGAGTATAAAAAAATCGATGATACTATGCTTAAGTCAGTAGGTAAAGGTATTGGTACATTATTACAAGCATTAATTGAACCATTAAGTGTTATCTCTGGAGACGGAGATGAATGGGATTTTGGTAATGGTGTTCGAGTAAAAAATCCATTCAAAGGTGGATGGTTTGGTACTGACAAAAATTCAGGTGCTAAACGTATTGAGAAAATTGGTGGAGCATTTAGTTCTTTGGTAGGTGTATTGAAAGGAATGTCTGATAATCAACTGTTAACTGGTTCAGTTTCAGACTATAACAAATTCAATCTGATATTTACTAATTGGATTAATTTGTTGATACGCAGTATCAATACATTACAAAAAGTTGAAACTAAAGGTCTTGAAAGTCGAGGAGAAAAGATAAGTAAATTCTTTAATTCTTTGAACACCATTACAAATGCTGATGCTGGTAATAAAATATCTGAAACACTTCATAATGTTATGAATGAACTTTCAGATAATGTTAAATGGCAAACAATTAATTCGAATCTGGAAAAAACAAACAAGAATATTGAAAAAATTGTTTCAAACATTAACAAAATAAATATTACCAAAGCAACAGCACTTGAGAGAAATCTCAAGTTATTCACTGAAGCGAAAACAGTTGATGGTATCAATGAATGTATTGCTCAATTGAAAGAACTTATTGGTTTGGTTGTTGAACAACAAGAGAAACAAACAGAAGCACAAAGTCAAGTTGCAAATACTCTTGGTACTTGGTTTGGTTCTGAAGATAACAAATCAACAGATACTAATAAATCAAACGATAAACAAAAACAATTAAGTCCTGTAGAAAAGAGTAAACAAGAAATGAACGAACTTCTAAATATTTTGACAACTACACTTGAGGGTATTAATGGTAAACTTGGTGGTACTCTTAAAGTTAAAGTTGTTGAAACGAATGGAGGTGCATTTATAAAATAAAAGCTTGTGAAAGTGTTTGGTTCATAATTTAAAGATTAGTGTTAGTAATTGAAGATTGGGACGGTAGTTGAGAAATTAACTACCGTCCCTTCGTTATAAATATAAAGAAATTTGAACGTAAGTTGTCTATCAAGGCCGTATGTATTTAACAATTTCGCGATAGTTAGATATTTAGCCTTAACCGATAATTCGGGAGAAACACAGTTCAATTAGTATTAATTTATCAAAATAATTTGTATCATGACAAAGAAAGAATTTGTCCTTCAAGTTGTTGACCAGTTGCTGGCGAATCCCAGAAAAGTACTTGCTGGTCATGGAATCCAAGCTGCTGTACTGCAGCAAATTTTGAAACGCCCTGACGTTATGGGTAAGTTGGCAACTATTTTGTATTCTCTGAAGACTGCAAAGAAAGGTGCCGTAGGTCTTAAGAAAGCCGCTAATTTCCAAATCAAGGGTTACAAGAATTTCCCTGATATGAATATGAAGGCTCGTGAAGACATCGAAAACTTTATCGGTGGTTTGTCTGCACAAGACCAAGCATCATTCAACAATGCAGGTAACGTTGTAACAATCCTTATGTTGCCCGACAAGCAAGCTCTTGTTCCGGGAGAAGAAGGTGACGAAGTAGTTCAGGGAATCATCACTGGTAAGTCAGTTATGTTGCCGTTTGATACCGCAGTTCGTAAAGAATACAAAATCCCCGGTGGTGTTTACATCGTAATCATGATTGGTGATTCTGCTGTTCGTCCTGCTGAAGAAAAGTTGGCCGCTCGTAAGGAGAAGGTAAATAAACGTAAGCAAACCAAACGCACTCCGGCACGTATCAAGATGGAACTGAAACGTAAGGCAAACAAGAAACTCGAAATCTTGAAAGCTCAACGTGCTCGTCTGGAAGAAGAAGCATACAACACATCTATGGAGATGGAACAATCTGCATACTTGGAAAATGCTCTCGGTGACGAAGACATCAATTACGGAATCGGAAAACGTAACATGGCCGCTTCTAACTGGCAAATCAATCGTGCCGGTATCTTGGCTGGTTTGAGTGCTGAAGATAAAGCAATCTATGCTACTGCACAGAAACTGATGAAGAAAGGTAACAAGGCCGCTGCAAAAGCTGTTCTTCGTACTATGAACAATCCGGTTCTGTTGCAAGCTATGACTGGTTCTGCTCCGGTTGCAGGTAATAAAGTTGTTGATGCTCGTAAGCAAGCACTTCGCAAACAAATCAAACAGCTTACTGCAAGAAACGAACAGTTGCTGCTTGACCTGAGTTTGGCACCTGCAAGTAAGCGTGCTTCTATCAAGTCTATGATTAGCAAGAACAACTCGCAAATCAAAGCTCTTCGTGCACGTCTTGGAACTTACAAGAATCTGTCAGCTGCTGGTAAAGCAAACAAAGCTGCAATGCTTGCTCAGGTAAATGCTGCTATCGAAGAAAACATCGCAGCTGGTAACAGTATTTCTCAAGCTCTGAATGCAGCTATCGCTGAACTGGATGCAAAACCTGCACAGAAACAAATCATCAAGCAACAAGTTATGCAACAAGTAGCTGATGGTATGCCGATGCAGTTCGCAGTTCAACAGGCTGTTCAGGATGCTTATACTGAAGAACTCGTTGCTGATACAGCATTGACCGGTGATTACGATATTGAATCATTGCTTGCAAGTCTGTAAGTAATAGATAAATCGTAAATGTTTAGGGTGAATTTTTCTGATAGCAATATCAAGAAAAATTCACCCTTTCTTTTCAAATAAATAAAGTAAATTAAAAACTTATTTATTATGAATAATAAAGTTCCAACAACTCCTAAAAATATAATGCCGCTTGAGTATTACCCTGTTAATCCTGACCCTGATTGGCCATTGAAACCGGGTGTTGACCCATTAACAGAAACTCAACCTCAATTAGCTCAGCTTGAAATCTTATTCAAAGGTCCTTTGATTAAAGATAGTATGGTTGAGAAACTTGAGGATTTGCCTCGTTTGAAATCAAAATATCATTTCCAACATAAAAGAGTATGGGTAAAAGAATATGCTTGTAACTATTATCTTGATAATGGTGATGGTACAGATATTTTGAACTGGAAACGTGCGATTGGTCGCATGGTTGTTAACAAATGGAACAAAGACGAAGTATATCAAGCTGGTGATGTTGTATCTATTGGAGGTAAACTTTATTATGCAATAAAGGATGTTCCAATAGGTATGAATCCTATAGAACATGAAGATTACTGGCAAGTTGTTACTGGTGAAATTGAAACTTATCGTTATTTGTTTTTCAACGTATCATCGATTATTATTTACACAGAAATTAGGAATCCTATTTTTGAAGTAATTCTTGGTGATGTAATGTATGATGATGAAGGTAATGTTGTAATCAATGAAGAAACAGGACTTGCTGAATTGAGTAATAAAGAAATAATTGAAGCATGTGTTGTTCAACGTGAAGATTTGTTACCTAAACCTGGTGAATTATTACCGAATGACCAAGGTGGTATACCATACGAAATAAGTTTTTATGAAGACGAGAAATTAAAGATACAAAAATCTGGGTGTATTAATGTCAAGTAAATTGATGGGAGTTTTATTTCAAAATTGAAATAAAACTCCTTCCCATATATAAAATAAAAAGTAATTATATGAGCAGATTCGTAGTACACATATTAAAAGAATTGGATTATACCAAAGGTACTGATAAAAAATATCCTGTAGATATTACGGGTGATGAATTTATTGGTGTAAAAACTTCAAAGACAAATATTCGTCAAGTTTATGAGGAAATGAAAAACAAACTCAGTAAGAATAATTCATTAATTACTGATGAGTTTTATGAAATCAAACTTGGCGATACTGTTACAGGTGAAGAGATTATTTTCATCGTAAACTTTGATGGTGATGTACAAATAGCAAGTGATGATATTGAACCAGTAAGTAGTGCTTTTACAGTTTATATGGAAGAAAATCATCCAGATGTTATTAAACGTATTAATGATTCTTGGATGCAGAAAACCAAAGCAAATGAAATAAGACTTGAAAAACAAAGACTTGAAAAAGCTCGTTTGCAACGTATTCAAGAACAACGAATAAAGCAACAAAAACGTAAGGCAGGTATTGTTGATGAAGACGATTGGGATACATGGCCTTATTGGAATGTAAAATATAAGGGTGAATCAGGTATGATTCATAACGGTAAAATCAGAGCTATCAATAAATCACACGCTTATGATGTAGCACATGATGTATTCTGGGATATTGCAGATGCTGATGATGATAAATTAGCTGATATTATATCTATTACAAAAGCTTGATATTATATGAGGTTTGAAATTATATATCCAACAGAATTAGATGATTGTCATTATCTTAAAATGTTTGATGATGACGATGATTTGATAGGTTCGTTAAGTTACGAATTTATGACTGATTATGTTGAATTGATATTTGATGATTGTGAAGAAGTATCGGAATATGTTTCAAACAATTTTGATTCAATCATATATTTATCTCGATTAAATATACAACCAGAATATAGAGGTGAAGGATTCGGTAATATATTGATGAAATATTTTGTTGATAATTTAATGACTGAACCAACAATATTGTATAAATCAGCTTTTGCAGTTCAAGATTACGAATTATACAACAAAATAATATTACCAAAATTTTACAACAAATTTGGTTTTGAAAAATTATTTGATACCGATTATTACTTAAATACAAAGATATGAAAGTTGGTGACCATATAAAAAAGATATTTAACTCGTTTGATTTTATGGGAAATAGAATCAAAAGATTACGAGTTGATACTCCTTCTGAGAAACCAGATTATCGTGATGCTGGTTATGATGTTCAAAAAGATTTCGTAGCTAATAAGGAATACGTTGATAAAGTAACAACGTATGATACTGAAAAGGCTTTGAAATATAAAAATCCGTTCCTTCAATGGTGGATGAAGAATGTACAAGGATTACCATACAAAGAATTATGGGATGATTTGTTATTTCCTCGTCTTGCACCAATATACGTTGACCCTGTTGTCGAAACATGTAAAATATCTGTTATTAATAGTCCATTGACAGTAACGGATAATTATCGTAATTTTACACCTAAAAATCAAAACAAATCGAATCATACAAATAGCAAATATCTTGTATGGAATGGACAAACAGTTAATGTTGAGTTTTCGATTGGTATAAATCCGGGAGATAGAATATCTGGTGTTGCTGGTAGAATATCTGTTCAAGACGAAGAAGGTAATCAACTTTACGGATTCAATTCAGATACAACAAGTGATACTGAATCGAATATAAAATGTTCGTTTCCGTATTCTAAAACTATGAAGATATTTTTTATCAAACAATTCAATAGTTGTCCTACAAAGAATGATAGTTACAATGAACCTTCACCAGCACCTAATCCCAATTATGAATTAAAGTTTGATATTACGCATCAATTCGAAACTGAATGTCTGATACTCGATAGTTTCTTAACATTACAGAAAACAACTGAAGGTTCTCCGAGTACTGTTGTTGCAGATTATTTGGTTTCAAACAAATGTATATTTAATGCAACATCAGAAGGTATATTTGATATAGCGATACCTGATACAATAAAATATACGACAGAATACTGTATCAAGTATGTTATGTACGAACAAACAAAGAATACAATGATTGGTACTGGAATTATTGAATTACATAATTTGTTGAAAGATGGTTCCAAAACATTTACAAAGAATGGTATCAATTACACAGCATATCAATATAATTTCGGTTGTACTGAAAAAAATACTGAGGTTGTTTTATATCCGGAATTTTTAAGACTATTTAATTCATAAACTTATGGCATTAACAAGTATAGCACAATCTCGTAAAGCTTTAGAATTAATTACTAAAGCATTTAAGATTACCAAGAACATACCAATAGATTATCGATTTATTGTTAGTTCTTTGAATAATCTTGATACTGAAATACCTTTGAAATATAGATATAACGGATTAACATTTTTTGTTGTTGACGGTAGTGTTAACGATGGTACAACATTAATTGGTTCGAATAAAAAAATTGACGGACAGATAAATGTTGGTCCAACAACAGGAACCAAAACATTATCTGGTATTCTGTATACATTCGAAGAAGACTTAACCAAACCAATACCGTTACACGATACCGTATTACGTTTTATAATTCGTCAATTAACGGGATATAATAATAATTGGACAAACCTTGTTTCCGATTTGAACCATACATATGCAAAAGCTGGTAGTATCGTGTATGTTCAGGATTTAGGTATATCCGTTATTTTTAATGGTACTGATTGGGAATATTTCAACGGTATCTATACGATTAACGAATTAGCTGCGTGGAATACAGTACCAGCACAATTTAAAGTACCGAACAGAATAGTACATGTTGGTACATCGGATAAGTATACAATTCAAATAATATTAAGCAATAAAACTCTCTCGAATGAAATACTTGTGGTTGATTCCATACCTAATACTCCAGAAAATTGGAGATATTATCTTATCAATGGTTATCTTTATTATAGCATTGGTGGTAATGTCTATCCGCTTGGCGATAAATTTAAGGTATGGTATAATACGTCTTTGGTTATTGGTAATAATAATTTCAAGCATGATTTTAATTCAAATTTGTTAAGTGGTTATTGTCGAATAAATAATAAAGCCGATAATCAAGAGTATAACAATTACGAATTTCCAATAGAGATTGTAGTAGTAGATACTAATACGGTGAATATAAAATCATCAGCACCTGTTAATCAATGTGATATTGTATTGGTTTCGAAACAATAATTAATTAAAAACAGATATATTATGACAAAAGAACAGTTTGAAAGGACGTTGACTACATTGCTTGAAGCTGGTAGTAAATTAACGCATAAACATGAGATTGAAGGTCTTGTATCTTCCGTATTGAAAATTGACGAATCTCATCCTTTGTTTGAACCGTTTGTTAACAAATTGTGTGATAAGTTCGGTATTTCAAAAGATACAGCTTATGATGATTGCGTAGATGTATTGGAAGATTATATTTCTTCGTTGAGTGGTGTTTATATGAAACCGATAAACGAAGCTGCAGATACAACATTGTTTGCTGAAGCACTTATTTCGTATTATATGAAGAGAAAAACATTGAATATGGCTCAATTGAAACGTATTGCACAAAATACAGGGTTTGTTATCAATGTGAAATCGGTTAGACCAATTATCAACATAATCAGAAAATTTTATGAATGAAAAAGAAATTGCCGATAGAATTAATGACAGAGTAGTTAATTCTAACACACTTTGGAATTGTAGTGATTCTGATGAACAACGTCAAATTATTACCGATATTGTTATCGAAGAAACAGGTTACGATGCAATTGAAAATGATAACGAAATCACTATGATTGTCGATAAAATCTGTGAAAAATATAATGTTGGTGGTGTTGAAGATGAATTTGAAGATGTCGATGACCCAAACGATTACAATTTCGGAACAGAAAGTTATGAATTACATGATTGGATTGAATCGCATGATGAGGTAACTCCTGAAATTTTAGAAGAAGCATTAAATTCTATGGAGAAACTTTCGAGATTTGATTATGACCCAAGCGAATTTAATCGTAGAATGTATGAATTAGCTGAATATTATGAAATCGACGAAGAAGAGATAGAAGAATATCTTGATTGATAAATTCAAATTATCCTCGAATGTCAACAATTAATAGTTAAAGTTATCAACCTATAATTGTTGAAATTCGGGGATATATTTTTATATTAAATGAAATAAAGTATGGAAACAAAAAAATCAAAAAAACCGGAGACAAAGATTGTCAATTTGTGTGAGGATATGAATTATCATGAACATGATGATAAATCTTATCAGAAAATGACACAAGAAAAAGTTATTGGTGGTAACAAACAGAATAAATCAGACAATAAAAAATAAAGCGTATGATATTAGATATGACTCAGAATAAAGAGTCGGTTGATATTAGTTACGTAAAAGAAGATAATCAGATAGCTGTTGAAAACATTATATTAGATGGTGAAACAATTATCGGAAATAATGGTGAAAAATATGTTCGAGAATATCATAACTTTTTAGAGTGTGATGAACTCGATATAAACAGAATTGATTGGTTAAAGAGTTTTTATGGTAAACCAATAAAACTTGAAAAATCAAAGTATTTCACACATCATAATGTTAATTACTTTTTGAATAGGGAAATTCCATTATTTTATCCCGAACAATACAAAAAGTTTAACCGATTAGCAACACCAAATCCGTTCTCAGTCGATATTGAAACAGATATTACTGATGAATATGGTTATTCGACAGAAGATAAAGCTGAAAATCCGATACGTTCAATATCGTTTACTGACTTTTCGATGAATACTTTATTATTCATTGTAAAAAATCCGAAGCATCCAACATTTAATGATTTAGATAGAGGATATATCGATAATATTTTACAAGAATCTTTGGGTGAACATTACACAAGGTTTGAGTATAAGTATTCTATAAGAGTATTCGATACCGAATCAGAAATGCTTAATTATTTTGTTGATTGTTTTCGTAATTATTTTCACATGATTATTGGTTGGAATATTTACAAATATGACTGGCAATATATCTTCAAGCGTTGTGAAATATTACATATTAATATTAAACGAGCATCACCAACAGGTAAGTTAACTCAGAAGAATGTTGAAATCAATGAAGCAACACATATTAACTTATCGATACCATCTCATCGAATAATTGTAGATTATATGATTCTTTTCAAAGAATCATTGATTTATAATAATCTTGGTAAGTATAATCTCGATACTATATCTGAAATGGTTTTGGGATTAAAGAAAGTAACATATTCAGGTAACTTGCGTACTTTGTATGATAATGATTATCTGAGATTTGTAGCTTACGCATTAATTGATACCATATTAGTTATGTTGATTCATAGAGCTACGAATTTGTTAGGTATTGAATTTTTCCAATCATATTATACGGGAGTACCTTACAGTAAGTTAAGTCAAAATTCAATTTCTGAAGCGCTTGTTTACAAAGAACTTATCAATGATAATATTTTCTTATTGGAATCTGAGAAATCACAATTACCAACAAGAAAGTATCAAGGTGGTTATGTGAAAGACCCAACTACAAAAATTGTTGGTGGTGTTGCTGGATTTGACTTTGGAAGTCTATATCCAAATTCAATGATTACGGTTGGTTGTTCTCCTGAAAGTAAGATTGATGTATTATCATGTGGAGAAGATGGTTTTCCTGACAATGAAATTGACCGTAAAAAATGGGAAAAGTATAAAGCACTTGGTTATTGTTTAAGTCCGATGGGTCGTGTTTATGATGTATCGAAAGATTATTTGTTTACACGAATTGAAAAGAATTTACTTGGAGAACGTAAACTTTACAAAGGACACATGACAGATATTTACTTGGATGTGTTACCAAAAATTGAAGAAGAATTAGCTCGAAGAGGTTTAAAATAACAATATCAAAATTTTATGATTACAATAGATTTATTAAAGTTCACAAGATACTTGGATGTTAAATGTCCTGTTGGTCTTGTTCAAAGAGGTGAGAACCTTGGTAATTACAATATCGGTATGGATTTATATATGCCGAAAAATACTGAGGAATTTCATCAAGCAATATTAAAAGCTAACGAAAAAGTTTATCTGGGAATTTATATCTCAGATTATGAAGTTGAAAATTGTAAGTATCTGAAATTCTGTGATGATGACGACAATTTAATTCTCGAAATTATTAAAGACAATATTGGTGAAGTTACTTACAACATATATAAACCGATACAAATACCAACTGGTATTGGTGTATTAATACCTGAAAATGTTTGGGGAGAAATTCGCAGTAAATCATCAAATTTCAGTATCGGTTTTGACCAAAAACATGGAACGATTGATATGAATTATACTTATGGTATGGGTGTTCAAATTGACCCTGTTTTAGGTAGAACTGTTGTTTTACAACCGGACCAAAAATTCAGTCAACTTGTATTTCATGAAGCGGTACCAATTCTTGAAACATTAGAAATTCCGTTAAATGAATGGGACCAAATGACAGAAGTTATTGATAGACGTACTATCAGAACTGGTGGCTTTGGTAGTACAAAAAAATTTGATAAATAATTTACAGAAAATCCGTTCGAATTTCGTTAATATATAAGTTATCGAAAATTCAAACGGATTTTTTTCACTTAAAAAATAATTTATTATGGCAGCAAAGAAAACTGTAAAAGAAACTATCGGCGATACATTTGAAAAAGCAAATGCTATCGCTGCGGAAGCTTTAGGAGATGAAAGTCTCAAAAATATTAGTTTGAAAATTGCCAAAGATGAAGAATCTTACAATAAGTATGTTGATGCTGATTATCGTGCACAACATGATTATGAAGAATCAAAAGGTTCTCTTCCTTGGTTGATTTGTTCTTATGAACGTCCAAATGCTGAAGATGTAACACCTATCGATTTAAAAATAAAATTACAAGGTAGCACTGATTACCTTACATTCGGTGGTACTTCTTCAAATGTTGGTACTGTATCTGAAGACGGTAAAAAATTGACAGTTACCGCTAAGAAGTATGTAATGTTTGAAGTTAAGAATGATTTGGGTGTTGAACAACCTACAGGAAACGAAAACTTCATTGCAACTCTTGAAAACAATGGTCAATCATTTACTGTTGATACGCTTACACCACCAACTATAGAATCAACACTTCCTGCAACTGTTACAGCTGAATCAGAATTTGATTTTTCAGTATCAGCCGTAGCTAATGATTATGCTGGTGAAACAGTTAAGGTTAAAGGTACTGTTACCAATAAAGATTTGTTGACCCTGAAATATCAGGATTCAGCTGATAACCAATACAAAGAAATACCTATTGATGAAAGCGGTGTATTCTATTTTGGTCCGGAAGCTGGTTATCCTTTAGCAAGTGCTACTACAAATTTCAAAGCAACTATCGCTGACGGTGCAACAGTTAATGTTAAACTTGAAATCATCAAGCAATCAGATATGTCTGTTCTTGGTTCACCATTCGAAAAAGATGTTGTTGCTACTGATGTAAATTCGAATCTTACAGTAACTGCAGGTGCAAATTGTGAAGGTGCTGAACTTACTTTGAATGATGAAGTATCTGAATTTGGTGTTGCTAAACGTTATCCGGTTAGTTCAAAGGTTACAGTAAAAGTTACCAAAGAAGGTTATGTGAACTATGTTCAGGAAGTAACTATCAAAGAAAATGAAGATACTGAAGTAACAGTTGATTTGGAAGTACAACAATTTACTGTTACCGTTAATGCTCCCGAAGGTGCTACAACTACGGTTAATGATGTACCTTATACTAAACCGGTTGTATTGGATTACGGAACAAAAGTTGTCGTTAAATCTACGAAAGAAAACTATGTTGATTTTGAACAAACAATCGATAGCTTGATGAAAGATGAAGTTATTGATGTTGATATGGTTCTGAAACAATTTACTCTTACAGTAACTACAACTCCAGAAGATGCAACTGTTAAACTTAACGGTACTGAATTGAAACAAATTACTGTTGATTACGGTACAACTGTTGCTATCGAAGTTTCAAAGAAAGGTTACAAAACAGTTACTGAAGATTTCGTAGTTAATGCTGATGTTACCAAAGAGTTTATTCTTGAACTTGAACAATACAAATTATCGGTAGCTACAAACCCTGTAGATGCAACTGTTAAACTTAACGGTGTTGAACAACGCGAAATTACTGTTGATTATGGTACAACCGTTAATGTTGAAGTTTCGAAAACCGGTTATGAAACAGTAACAGATGCTGTTGTTGTCGAAGAAGAAACGAGCAAGAATTATACTCTTGAAAAATCGAAAGTAAATGTTACCGTTAAAGCAAAATCAGCAAATCTTCTGAAAGATGCGGAAATAAAAGTTGGTAATGTTGTTGCACAACAAGATGTTCCGGTTGTTTGTACTTATGGTGAACCTGTTGTGGTAACTGTTACACAAACCGGTTATAAACCATTTGAAACTGAAATTACTCCGACAGAAGATACTGAAGTTCTTGTGAATGGTGATGGTGAATGGAGAAAACCTCAAGTATCAGTAACAACCCAAATAGTTACACGTACTGCAGTTCCGGGTGCTGTTATTAAAATTAACGGTGAGGTTGTTGGTGAAGGTGTTGCAAAAGATGTTGATTACAATACTGAAGCTGTTATTGAAGTAACTGCTGATGGTTATGTACCGTTCAACGAAACAAAACTTATCACAGCTGATTACGCTTGTGTTGCAAATATGGTTGCTGAAGAAGCTAAGACTTTCAAAGTAACTGTTGAACCTACACCGTCTGATGCTACTGTTAAAATCAATGGTTCTGAAACAAAAGAACTTGTTGTTGAAGAAGGTACGGTTGTTGATATTGAAGTTTCGAAAGAAGGTTACGAAACGTATACAAAACAGATTACGGTTACGGAAGACGTTACCGAAGTTGTAAATTTGGTAATCAAACAATTTACACTTACAGTAAATACGATACCTGCTGATGCTACCGTTATGTTGAATGATGTTGAACAACGTCAGATAACTGTAGATTACGGAAGTACCGTAAAAGTATCTGTTTCGAAAGAAGGTTACATCGATAAGACCGATTCTGTTGTGGTTACTGAAGATAAAACAATTCAAATCGAACTTGAATCAAAAGAACCACAACCCGAACCCGGAGATTTCCTTGCTGAAGCTACTAAAATCATCGAAGCAAAAGCAAACTATTCATATCTGAATTGTGGTCGTTTCTTTAAGACTGATGGTATTACAGAGGAAACTATCAAACAATTCTATCAAGAATTTGGTTACTTCGTAATGTCTAAGATTGACTACAGATTGTGGCGTATGATGCATGCTCATTTCGGTCATATTGATAACATTCCTGAACCGGAACCTGAAAGTGAATCAGAAAAACCAATCACTTCACGTCATGAACCTAAGGAATAATAACATATTATAATTCCTGATAAAGAAAGGGTCTGAGATTTATAAACTCAGACCCTTTCAAGCATATATATTTTCGATTATCATGCACTATTTGCGCTTGTAATTATAAGTTATGTTTACCAACCTATAATTACAAACAATCGAGGATATATTAATAACATGTATAACGGATTAAAATAATTACAAAATAATCAAATCAAATAAATTATCATGGAAATTAAGATTAAAAATTTCAAGCTAAATGTTTTTAGAAACTTACTTGAGCAATCGTTGATTGTAGATAACCAATTAATGTTTGAATGGACACCCGAAATGGTTAGAAGTTGTTCATTTTCAACAACTAAGTCATTCATTAAACTTTGGTTAATTCCACTTCAAATGTTGATTGTTAAACCTGAAAAAGAAGAAACTGCTGAGTTGTTTCCGGAACAAAATAAAGATGAAAAGTTAGAGTTCCCGACTTTCAATATGTATATCCTCAAAGGTGATTTGTTCAAGAAGTTTTTGTCGGTGCATACATCCGATATGGTTGATTTAACATTTATGATTCAAGAAGTAAATGGTAAACATTTTGCTTCAAATATAACAATCACCAGCAAATCTGAAGTCTCAAATGAATTGACTACAAATTTTGTGTTAACAACTGAAGAACTTATTTCAAACAGTATTGAAGATTATTCTCAGATAATCAAAGAAGCAACTCCTTCCAAGAATATGTTTGAATTTATGTTGAGTAATACGCAAATTCAAGAAATCAAGAGACTTATCAAAAAATTACACAAATCAAGCGCAGACAATACCGCATATCTTACGTTTACAATTGATTCTGAACGTAAAAAGATTATCGTCAACGATAAGGTATTTAACATCGAGTTTGAGATTAATCCTGAAATTCAGAAGGATGTCAAATTCCCGGATGAATCATTCAAATTTAATGTGTTAAAATCCGATTTTATTATTGCAGGTAATCAAACATTCTCAATTTACACATGTGATAAAGAAGAGAAAGTTATCTTCGGTGCTCGATTTGCAGGCTCTATCATTTGGTGTTTATCATCAAAAATATCAGAACAATCTGAACTTAATCTTGACGCAAGTGTATTAGATTCGACAATCGATGCACTTGATATGCAGGAATATCTTGAAGATTTGTAATCCGTTTTATTTGATTTGATGGGGGTGATGGTATTACCAAATATCCGTCATCCCCTTTTATTTTAACAAATTAAATTACGTAGATTATGGATGTATCAAACAATTTATTTTCACAAAGATATTTGGATATTATAGAACGTGCGAAAAAAATATCTGAAATGTCTGATGCTGAATTGAAAGCATTTAAAACTGAAGCTTCTGAAGTTCATGATGAGTATGAAAATTTCCAGCTCGTTGTGAAACGTAATTGTAATTCACTTTATGGAGTTTCAGCAAATAAATTCTTTTCATTACATGATACTGATGTTGCTGAAGATATTACAGTAACAGGTAAACATTATGCGGTAATTGTTGATAGAGCGATAAATAAGTTTTTCACGGAATGGTCAACACCTGAAAATCTGAAAATAATACAAGAATTTTATCCTGATGTTATTGAATTAAAGAACTTTGATGATTATAAACCAGACACAAAGGATGATTTATGTTGTTATGGTGATACGGATTCAAGATACGTTAGATTAGATAAAATATATAATTTTATGATAACCAAAGAAGGTCCAATGGAAATTCCGGATAATAATATAGAATTTGCGGATTTTTCTGTGTTCCTTGAAGATAAGTTTATTGCTCGAATTATTAAGGAAACAATTGATGCCGATTGTGAAGCAAGAAATGCACGTAAGGGTTATCTGAAAATGAACCATGAAGTAACTACTCGCAAATCAATTTTCTTGAAGAAGAAGAAATATATCATGACACCGATATGGTCAGATGGAAAACATCTTAAAAATATTAAGATGAAATTTAAGGGAGTTGAATTGAAGAAAGGTTCCATGAGTGAAAAAGCCAAAAAAATTCTAACTAAGTTGGTTAGTAAATATTTACTGGATGGTTATTCCAATGAAGAAATACGTAAAGAAGTTATCAAGATTATTCAATACATAAAACTCAAGAGAGATAAGGAACTTATATATCAAATTAGTTCAGTATCTGGTTTATCCGATATGAAATTGAATGATTCTGGTGTTTGGATTTCGAAGAGTGGTAAAAATCATATTCAGATGCAGATTGCGCTTTCTTGGAATAATTTCATTGAACAGAATAAATTGAAAGAAATTTATCGTCCAGCTTTTGAAGGTCAGAAAATGCAATATTATTATTGTAATCCTGATTCAGGATTTAATGTTATTGGTATTCCTGATGATTTTAGTATCAATGATATTAAAGAATTGCCTGAACCTGATTGGAATAAAATGATTATCCAAACATTGGTTAAACCTTTATGTCGATACATTATTGACAAAGATGAAATTGATGATAAGGATATTGAAGCGTTTTTATTGGGAGCAAAAATATGGAATTTTTCGAAACAATAATGTAATAAATATATTACGAAATAACAAGAAATCAAAATTTTAAAATCAAATAAGTTATGGATAATAAAACTTTTTTAGGTAAAAATTCATATCCTGCAATTGTTGAAGAAATTTTCAAGAAAATCCAATCAGCTCAAGCAGATACTTTGGTAGGTTCAGATTTGTTGAAACAAACATATGCTAAGCTTAACGAAAGTAAGACACCGATGATGGATGTCAAAGAATTTATTACGAAAGCTGAACAAGTATCAACTGATGATGCTTCATTGAAAGATGTTGTAGATTTCTGTAAGAAGTCGGCAACCAAAGGTGATTTGAATTATGTAATCAATCTTTGTAAGGAAGAACATTGTCAGAACCTTTCTCGTTCCGGTCATCCAAATCCTGAAGCTACCATAAAAGATATGGAAAAAGAATTTGGTCAACCGTCATCAATCATAGAACAAGGTATCAAAAATGGTATTTTCGATAGACTTAATTCAAAGCTTCTGAACGATGTTAAAACCGGTCTTGGTGTAAAAGTACGTGGTGAAGAGGAAATCAAGAAAGATTTGAATGAATCATATCAGGTAGATTTTGGTGGTTTCTGTCAATATGTTCCTGTTGGTATTGTTTGTGAAGATAAGTCTCAGAACAAAATGGTTATTCTTACAGAATCTGATGTACTTTCATTTGACAAAGGTAAACAAGAATTTGAAAAGCTTGAAAAATACCAAATACCCGTAGACTATGCTCGTTTGATGGAAGCTATTACTGAAACTAATTACAATCCGGAAAAAGAAGAATTTAGTCTCAACGAAAATTGGGATTTTAATCTTCGTCTTGATTCAAACGGTAAATGTTTCATCGGTAAGTTGAATGAAGAAGCTACGAAAGAAATTGATTCAGATAAACTGAAATCTCTGTTGCTGGAATCAGTTAATTTGTATTCTCAGAATCCTTACAAAGTCGATGGTTTCGACCGTACAAAATATTTGCATGACGCTGATAATATAATTTGTTTGATGGAGAATAACAAGATGCTTGTTAAACTCGATAAGTTGAGAGTTCTTCGTAATCTCAATGAAAACAGTTATGTTATGTTTGACATGCATGATATTAAGGGTACGAATACACCGAAAATTCTTTCATTGAATGGTAAGAGTTCAATATCACATGACAGTTTCGGTTCTTTATGTGAATCGGTAAAAGAAACTATCGGTTACGAATGTAATAAATTGTTTGAATCTGAATTGAAAGCTGAAAGTGCTCAGTTAACAGAACGTCAAAACAAAATATCTTCTTTGATGGAAGAACAAAAAGAGATTAACTTGAATATCAAAAAAGTTCAGAATCTCAAAAATCTTGCAGAACCTGATTCTCCAGCAATGGATAAACTTAACGAACAAGAAAAAATGTTGAACGAAAGTTTGAAAGAAAATCTCGAACAGTTAGATTTCTATCGAAACGAGTTCAGTCTCCATTGATTCTGTTCCGATAAATCTTAAACCTGATATGAGTGATGTATATGTTTACGGTAAACGCAAGAAAAATCATTATGTTTCGGCAAGAGAACTATATGATGAATATAACAATTCAATAACTGCTGGTAAATGTACCGATAAATTATTATTATATTTTCGGAGAATAGCTAAACATTTCGCCACAACTTTTGAGTATGTTAACAAGTGCGATGCTGATGCAATCATAGAATATGCGGTTGCTGAAGCTTGGCAAAAATGGGATTCTTTCGATAGTACACGTACTGATAACATTTTTAGCTTTTATACTACGATGATTGCAAATGATATGAAACTTCATTACAAACAATTAACGAAAGGTAAAGCTCTAAATATTTCGATTGAATCATTGTTCACACCGAAAGATTGATTAGTCACATTGATTAATATATTGTTACACTAATTTTTTGGGGATGGGAGAATTTCCGATAGTAATATCAGAAATTCTCCCTTATTTATTTCGAAATAAATATGTTATCAAATATAAAATTGTATCGATATGATTAATCCTTCGTTAAATAATTTTCAGATTGAGTTCAGTGAGGATTTTTTTCCTGAAGAACTAACTAAAAAATATGATGAGTATTTATTTCATCTGAATAGTCCGTTCAAGTATCTTAAGAATACTTTTATGGAATCTGTTCAGCAATTAAATATTCCCGGATTAAACATACAAACATTGATAATTCAAGGACTTGATAATACAGGCGTTGACCCTCGTAATCCTGCGTTGAATCCTATTGGTTTTCCACATACTACACAAAATCGTGCTTATGAAGGTAACGAACCATGGTGGAACACATTAGAAACAACAACATTCACCGTATCATTACGGAACAACATACTTAATTGGATGTATTGTTACGAATTGTTTTATAATCGATACAGACGTGAACATAGAGTTAACCAATTCCAGACAAGATTAATTATGCTTGATTCTGCTGAGGTTCCAATGATTAAATTTATAATGTCTGATTGTTTTTTGAGTACACTTCCGGGAATGGAATTTGCTTTCAATCAATCATTCAACGAAAGTAAAACATTTGATGTTGGTGTACAATTTAATCGATTAGATGTTGAATTTTACATACCTGAGTTCAAAAAGTTATCAATCAATTTAAAATCGAAAGAATAATATGTATCTATCAGAATTGACAAAGACAATTGTTAGTAACTATATGTATGAGAATCGAGATAAAGTTCCCATCATAGATACTGTGAAGATTAATGATTTTCTTTATGGTAGATTAGATATTCTTCTTAACCGATATTATAATGGTAAGATGGAATATTTACCATTACTAATGGATTTCAATCACATTACAGACCCTGTTGATATTAATATCGGTAGGTATATTGATATTCCTGATTTTGATGTTTTGATACAGAACCTTTCAGAATGTAAAATATTTTCTGATGAAAATATTCCGGGAGTTAATTCATCTATGATTTGTCAGGAAGTAAATAAATCTCAGCAATCAGATAAATCTAAAACAAAAACAACCGCAATACCAAAATTATCAATAACACTCAAAAAGGTATCGTATGATGTAGATACTGGTGTAATAACATATTAATGTATGGGAAAGATACTCGAACCAAATATAAAAGTAGAGGACATCAAGATTGAAGCAGATAATGATTCCGAATATTCAGTTAATCGAATGATTAACGAATGGGGTCATGCAATACCACTTATAAAAATTGGTGATTATGTGCTTCAAATTGGTGAAGTAATCTCTTGTCATGTTTATTTGAAATTAAATGAATTACCATCATTTGAAATTCAAGTAAGAGATGATTCATATAAGATTCGAGAAGCACTAAAGAAACAGATAGATAAATGCGTAATATTCTTTGGTTTCCGAGATTGGTATGTTAAATTTAATGGCTTGATAACAAATGTAAATTCTGATTCAGGAGATTTAGATTTATACATGAATGGTATTTTTTATCAAGAACCGTTATATATAACAAAACAAAAACTTTGGAAAAAAACATCTGTTATTGATATTATCCAAGATATATGTACTGAAACAAAATTAGGTCTGTTCACATTCGATAATACTGATTTGAATTATGTACCTGATATTGTTATAAACCCGAATAAAAATAATCTTAATTTTACGAAAGAATTAATCAACAGATACACCAACAACATATTTTGTTATGATACGTATGGTTATCTACACATAGGTGACATCGAATCAATCCTAAAACAACCTGTTGATAAATATACGATTTCACCAAAAACAGGAGAAACAATTCCTGAAACAGATATTATTTTTCATACCCGTAAGATTAATGATTATGATGAAGAAAAAGATGACTTGAAAATATACGCTGATTATTATACGATTTGCACTAATTTCTCGTTATCTCAATTACTTACTTCAACAAAATATTCATTATTGTTTGATGATTCAACAATACAAGAATTAAAAACTGATGGTGAAATAGGTTATGGTGAAAAAACCGAAAATACATTCATTGGTTTTTCAAAACATAAATTTCCTTTTTATACTGAAAGAGTAAATAAATTACTATGTGGTAACTTGATAAAATTAAAGTTGCGACAAGTAATGTATGAAATAGTTCCGTTTTCACTTGTCAATCTTGAATTGTATTTACCTTCTTCATCAGAATTAGGTAAAGAACCAAGACTTGATGAAGAACATTCAGGAAAACATATGGTTATCGGTTATAGTTATGATTATGATAAAGAAAGTGACGAAACCCAGAATCATGTTGAACAAACGTTGTATCTAATATAAAATATATAAATTATGGTAAGTCAAACTCCTGCTCAGATAGCTTCAGTATATGTTGATTATTTGAAAGCTTTTAATAAACGGGCTGATGTAATGAATGGTAAGCGAATATCTTACCATGACAATCAAGACCCGGATGGAAATTTACGTGATGAAAACTGGGTGAATTACGGTGATGCACGCGTAACTACCGGTTTTTGTGTATCTGTAAGTCAAGCAATATTAAGAGATGATTTGTTCCAGATACTATTACAATCTCGTGGTGCAATGGCGAAAATTATTTCTATAGATATTAAGGAACAATTTTACGGTCATTGTAAACCATCTTATGTACAAAATAAATGGCATTCGGGAATACTTGTAAGAGATTCCGGAATTAATCTTGTTCTTGACCCTACTTGTGCACAATTCGGTAATCAATTCGTTAATAAGTTTGTTTGGGATTTCGAAACTTGGGAAAAGACATTCCGTTCGCCGGTTGATACTCATGATATTAAAGGATTCAATGATAATGTAATGTCATTTGCGCCTGAACGTATAAGAGTATCAAATTACGAACAAGCAATGATTAAGGTTCAAAATGCACTTCATGATATTACAACTATTGATGATGTTGAACGTCAAATGATTGCTGATTTCTTTTTACAAGGTATTGAAGTTATCAATCGTAAGTTACAAATGGGTAACCTGACAGATAATGATTTCAAGTATATGAATACCATCAATACTTTGATGAAACAATTTAATTTCAAACAAGCTGAAAACGAATACTTTGTTATGAAGTTTATTTCGAAAGATTCTGCTTTGAAATGGATTGCTCGTTTCGTAAAAGATGATTGTATTTTACCGATGTATGTTACAACATCTAAATCTTTGAAAGAAGCATGCGATTGGTTCGGATTCGATATTAATCAAGTAAATATTGAAGCAAAGAATGATGAAACATATATAATCTTGAAGTTTGAAAGTCTCATAGGTTGTGATTTGGAAAACATTCTCGATAACGTAAGTACTTTTATTCCGTATGGTATGAAGATAGAACTTGACCAAGCAATTGATATTTACAATGGCGGTAAGGTATTATCTGAAACAAGTTATGGTATTGAAAAGAAAACGAATGCGATTTACATAAACTGTAACCTATTGTAATACCAATGCTTATGCGTAAATCAGTAAAAATAGCATTGCATCTCATCGAGAGTTATTATAATCTCGAAAATGAATTGAGTATGCTTTCGCCGTTATTGGAATCTGAATTTTCTGATTGCGATGAAGATGAATTGTCTGATTGGTCTGAATCATCAATAATTACTGATGTTTCATTGAATGAATCTGGTCCACTCTTTGAACATCGAGGCGATTACATGTGTCTCGACGATTCAAACGAGTACCATCAGCTCTTTGAACATCGAGGCAAACCAGACCCAGCAAAAGTTCGTGAAAGAGAAGAATCTCGTAAACGTGGTGCTGAAAGACATAAGAATGCTTTAGAACGTAAACGCAAGGAAGAGTTACTTCGAAAAGCGAATAAAATCAAAAAGCAAGGTCAAACAGAATCTGAAAAGAAACAACAGCAATCAAATAATCAGCAGCAACAGAAACAGAAACAACAAGTTCCTGATGCTAAGCAACAACAAGAAGCTGAAAAGATTAATTTGAAAGCTAAGCAATCAAAAGCTCAGTTAGACCATACCGTAAAACATATGAGTTCAACAGCACCTACAACAGATGCTAAACGACACTCGAAAGATATGTCTAATGATATTGATGATATGAACAGACAAATGGTTTCAGCATATGCTAAACTTACACCTTCTGAACGTAAACGAAGGAAACAACGTGAACGCGAAGAAATGTCTGAAAGATATGACCAAATCGAAGACAAGTATCTTAAGAAAATGAAAACACCTGAAGAACGAGTATGGTTCAAAAAGAACTTTGCGAAAATCAAACGTGTTGGTATTGGAACTGCTGATAATGTTTTTGATTTGATGGGTTATAAAGCTGTGTATACAGATATTGCTGAAGCAACTAAATTTATTCTTGGTAAAAAATCATAATATTATGGAATTACTTGATATACTATATATGGAACAGCATCCAGAATATGCTGAACTTTATCAAGGATTATTTACTAAGCTTAAAATCAAAAGCAAAGTAAAATCGGCTGTTAAATCAGCTGTTAAATCTAAGTTAAAAGGAAATAAAAAATCCGATAACAAGAAAGAACAGTATAAAGTTTCAAACGTGAAAAAGATAAATTACTAAATTTTATCTGAAACCAAAATAAATATATAATTAAAAATTGTAAGAACATGAAAGGTTTTGTAGAACATTTAATCAATTCCGATACGGAAGTATTGAATGAATTGGAATTGGAAACATTAAACGAATCTGAAAACGTTGACGATATAATCAATGACGAATTAGATTTGGATGATGAATTTGCCAATGAAGAAGAACCGGGTGACCTCGGTGGTAACATTGACGGAGTAACAAATCTTGATATTGACCTTGATATGGAAGGTGATGATTTGTGGCCGGAACATTCATCTGACCCTACTGATGATTTGGAAGGTTTTGAAGACCTTGATGAATCTGAAGACTTTGAAGATGACGAAGATGATTTGTTCGAAGAAGAAATGAATCAGAAAGATAAAATGATGCAAGCATATCAAGGATGGAGTGATGAAGACCTTGAAGATGAAGCATTGTTTGAAGAATGTCTGAATCAGAGTGGTAAGAAAGGACGTTCTGGTCGTAAACCGGATGGTTTTATGAAGAAAGCAAAAAAGAAAGTTTCTAAAATGTTTGGTAAATAATATTCAGTATGATTGTAGCTTTGGATTTTGATGGAACTTGTGTTGCTCATGATTTCCCTTATATCGGAAATGATATAGGTGCAATTCCTGTTATTAAAAGATTAGTACGTAACGGTCATAAGATAATACTTAATACTGTTCGTAGTCGTCAATTTTTAACTGATGCTATTGATTGGTTCAAATCTAATGGTATTGAATTGTATGGTATAAATGCTAATCCTACCCAGTACAAGTTTACAACAAGTCCAAAGGTACATGCTGATTTATTTATTGATGATTTAGCATTGGGTGTTCCGTTACGTAACGATATTATAGTATCGGAACAACCCTTTGTTGATTGGAAAGCTGTTGAAGTATGGCTTGAAAATAACGGATGGTTAACTGTATAATAACCGAAATATGGGTGGAAACATTAAGAATCTGAAACCAGACCCCAAATCAAAATATCATCAAGGATATTTTAGAGGAGCACAAAAATATATTGGACCAGAACCTATAATATATCGTTCAAGTCTTGAATATAAATTTATGGTTCAACTGGAATTAAATCCTAACGTGGATAAATGGAGTTCTGAAAACATACAGATTCCATATACTATGAAAGAACGAAATTCTAATGGTAGATTTGTTGATGTTAGACACACATATAACATTGATTTTACAGTTTGGTTAAAGAATGGTAACAAATATATCGTGGAAGTTAAACCTTCCTCATTATCGCCATTGAATGAATCACAAATCAAACGTAATCCAATAATGTACAAGAACGCTTGTAAATGGAAAGCAGCAATAGCTTGGTGTAAACAAAACGGATGTGAATTTAAAGTAGTTACTGAAAAGCATTTGGAAAATAAAGTTTTCAGATGATAATAGGCAACAAATAAAATATAGAACTTATGAAACTTAAGAACGGTAAAAATAGTACAATAATAGCTTATGATTTGACGAAAGAAGAATTGTATAATCTTTTGAAAGTTCAAATCAAGATGCGCTTTGTTTTCGTTTCACCTCAGGATGAAACAATACCTCTTGGTTTTATTTATTTACTTGATAGAGTTGTTGAGAATAATGTTCAGCAAATAACTATCAGTGAAGAATCGAACGGTAAAAAACAGGAAGTTGTTGGTTACAGTACAGTGCTTTCAAAAATTGAACAGTTACTTCAAGTTGGTGTACCTACTGTAGTTTTTGAATCAAAATTTTTGAAAAAGAAACTTCCGTTAGTTGAAATTGTTGGTGACATAAAAGATGAAATCATCAATGGTTGTGTGTATATTGATTACAATGATGGTATGTTTTCAATTGTCAACAAACCTCAGAATAAACAACCAAACAGTATGTATTACTGGGAAGAAACAGGAAGCGTATTTATTTTTGGCCCATCAGGTCCTAAATTATTGTTTACTTCCAAATTTGATTCGATTGAAGAACTTATCTGCAATTAAGTTCTTCATGTATAAACAGAAGAATTAATTTGTAATTAATTGATAATTAATTGATATGAGACAACGAGGTAAAAAAATTCCGACACTTGATGAAATACTTTCAAAAATGGGTACGTCACGGGAAGAACTATACTCGTTAAAATATAAAAAATCATTGGAAGCTGCTCGTGCTTCGAAAGCTGAAGAAGAAACAATTGCAAAGTTGAAGATTCGAACAGGTTATTATTCAATGCGTACTCGTGTTAAGAATAATCCTTGGATTAAACAACGACCAGCATCCAAAGCATATCAATGGTTATACAAAACAGTATTCAAAGATTCAACAACATACAGATACACTCGTAGATTAATGTATCAGGGTGGTATGTTTGCTTTTGAATACAAATCACCAAAGTATAAAGGTACGTCAGTTCTTCCTTGGTTTGATAAATACCCATTAGTTATTAGTCTCGGACCTGTTGTAACAAAACTTGGTATACGAAATATTGGTTTCAATATGCACTTGTTACCACCTAAGATTCGCATAATTGTAATGTGTGCAATATTCGAACTTCATAAGAAAATGTATCGTTATCAAATTTTTATGAAGCAAGATAAACCAGTAACAATAGATTATCGATTAATAGTTAATAATTTGGAACGATATGGTGTTGGATTTTGTGTGCGTATGTATATTCCAAATCGTATGAATCAAATCATTAGGTTTCCATATAAAGATTGGCACAAAGCTATTTTCATACCTTCACGAGGTTACGATAGTATTCGAGCTGCTCAACTTATAAAAGAATGGCGAGCATACAACAAAAAACATGGACACAATATTAGTCCGAATATCGATTGGAAAGCACACGTGTAAGATTAATATCTTACATATATTGTTTAGCAACGACGTTAATAAATTCATCGATTTGAAATCACAGATTTAATATGTATCAGATAGTTTTATATACGAACAAAAAACGAATTACGAAAGATTTCAAAGATTTAACTAATTTGGAATCTTTCACTAAAAACCTTTTCGAAAGTAATATTGTTTTGGATTGGAATAAATGTTGGATATTGAAAGATAAACAACTATTTGCTGTTATCGATTGTATACTTAAAGAAATTAGATATGTATCCGATATGGTGTTTACAAATCCTGATAGTATTAATTCGTTCAAAGCATTTTCCGAAACTCAAAAAGGTAGTAATAGCGAATATTATAAGTTTGCGTGTAGGGCATGGGGTACCACAACGTATTTGGGATATAATGATTTACCAAAATCATTATCAAATGATATACTGAAGTTTAACATAAAATTTCCTCCAGAACAAATTAAGAAAGAGCGAAGATTAATCGAATATAATTATTCTGATTTTCAAGAGGAAGAAGGAGAAGAAATTGACGAAGATGCTGCAGAAGACCAACAAGATTGGATTCAAGAAGGTATGTCAATTGGTGGTAATAAATATTTGACACAAAATGTATTCGATAACTTATTAGGATTAGGTATGCAAGTGTTGAAAAATCAAATAGTTTGTTATCGTGTTTGGGGATTACTTTCTGGTAAAACAGATAAAGATAAAAATTATCATGGTTGGGTATCTTGTTGTTTAAGAGATGACTATAGTGGTGATAATGAAATTGCTGAAAAGTTTATTTTACCTGCAGGATTTCCAATTTGCAATACTATGATAAACGGAGAACCTTATGCTGATTATATGGAAATAATCGTTAGGAACGAAGATTTGGTACAATTATAAATAATAAATATATGGCAACAACTGATACAACAATAACCGATAAAAAATCATTTTCTTGTGATGTTGTTGACAAGAAAAAATTTGAACAACTATCTCAAGAAGATAAGGTTACTTTCGAAGGTATAAGAAATTCATTGCTTGAAATTTTTCCTGTTGAAATAGGAAATACATATAGTAATGAAGCAATTAGGTACGCTGAGAACTTTGCATTCATAATGGTTCCAACTGTTAATAAACTTGTTGATTCCAAATTAGAAAAAATTACAAATGAATTGAAAACTCAGATAATGAGTGAAGTTCAAGCGTTGATACCTGTTGGAGGAGGTACTGTATGATAACGAAGATTGAAATATATTTTTCAAAATTGTTTGCTAATGTTATCTTGAAAAATAAGATTGTTAGCACTGTGTTATATAATGTATCGCAACAAATAAAAGAGTTCAACAAAAAACTCGATATAGTTACAAACGAAGATATATAAAATCATGTATACTGTACAAGATAAAGAACAAATAATAATTGGTACAATCATAAATTGTAACAGAGAGATTAAGAATTTCCTAAATGAATCTGCTTCAGCAATGAAGAAGAAACATTTAAAGAAATTATTTGAATCAAACAATTTTGATATTTACCACTATAATATGTTGAATTTGTATTCAGAAGTTACTGGTATTCCATTTATCAATCTTAACGAAGGTATGGAGTTCCCAACAGCTGTTACAAATTCCAGAAATAATTATTATGCTTATTTTCAGAAAGTTAATGATTTTCTTAATGGTTTTGAAATAAACTTACAAGAATCATTGAATGAATCATTAAATGTTGATACTGTTAGGGTTAAGAATCCAATACAGTTAAACATTACAACATTCAAAGAAGAATTGAAAAGTATTATAAACATACTCGATAAACAGAATGATGTTGTAAATTATTCGAAAGATATTCTGAAAATAAAAGCATTTGCGAAACAACCATTATTCGTTAACGGATATAACATTTGTAGTAATATTTCTTTGATGAAAGAACTTCAAGAAAAGTTCGGAATATTACATCAAAATTTAATGGCTATTTGTTTCAATCAAAATACAAAACAACTATATTTCGTAACTAACAGTACGAACAAATTGGTTGTTTATGATTTGAAAAAAGATGTACTCGATTATTATAACAATGTTAATCCGAAAATCGAGGTAAAACAACTTGAAGGTAAAACATATCTTGATACATTAAAGAAACTTACTGGGATAAATGCAATACTTGAATTGTATCTTAACCCGTTAGTTCTTAATCTTAAATTCGAAGATAATTTGTATCATGATATTGCATATAATAATTTCCGAATGAAGTACGCTAACTCAAAAAATATTGTTAAATGAAACTATCTGCAGGTTTAAACATATTGAATAGCCGAAATATCGAGAAAAAACTATCTAAAAAGATTTCACTCGCAAATACTGCAGATAGAATAATCGATAAAAAAGCACAACAGAGAGCTCAAAGTTCTCCGTCAGACCCATTATATTTCACTAACGGTAATCAGACACAACCATTTAATCCTGATATTCGTTATAGAACTGACTTTGCTTATTCTCCATTAACAGGTATCAATTATCGAAATGATTTATTGGTATTTGCTGAAAATAATGAAGTTAAGAAAGCGGTTAGTATCGTAGCAAATGAAACCGTAATTGTTGATACTGATGTTAATAAATATCCGGTATATCCATCAATTACACAAACACTTATCGAAAAAGATAAGGAAGAAGTTGCGAAAGCGATACAGGATTATCTTGATAAAATTTTCTATCCAAAACTTTATCAATGGTATAATTTCAAAGATGACGGATTAGTAGATACTGTTAAGGAATTTTTAATTACTGGTAAACTTGCTTTCGAAATAATATATGATTCATTAACAAGTCCGAAAGATATTATTGGTGTTCAACCGATTGACCCAAGTACTTTGCAGAAATTCAAACAAAATGATATGGTATTCTATATTCAAAGACCACTTGTTTCTGAAGGTGGTGTTGGAGAAAGAATACTTCATGAAAATCAGGTTATTTTGTGTGAATGGAATCAATATGATTTTGGGTACATAAGTTACGTGGATAAATTGCGTCGTTCGTTTAACATTATGCGTTCAATGCAAACATCTAAGATTCTTTGGTTCGCCGCTAAATCACAAGTCCGAATGCATATTAAACTTGCATTAGGTGATGTTACCAGACCTGAAGCTATAACTAAGCTCACAGAAGCAAAGAACCAATATATCAATCAATACACATTCGAAGATGATGGTGTTGTTCGTTTTAACAATCAGCCAAATAATAGCGGTTATCGTGAGTTCTTTACTGCTGAAACTGCTGCATCAGGTTCGCCGGAAATAGAAGAAGTAAATTCTAATGGTCCTGATATGACCGAAACAGAATCATTAAGTTACTGGGCAAAACTATTCTGGCAAGATACTGAAATACCATACGATAGAATTGACCCTAATGCGGGTGATACATGGGGTTTTACAGATGTTAATAACCTTCGTAAGATTGAAATTAACTTCTCGAAATTCATCAATGGTATTCGTAAGATGTTGAATCCATTATTCATGAAACCAATCATTATTCAACTTACTCTCAAGGAAGTTGAAATTGGTGTTGATTTGTCATTACTTGATAGTATCAAGATGGAATGGATTGCATTCAACCAGTATGATAAACTTGCTGAACTTGAAGTACTCAATAAGAAAGTTGAACTTGCTCAGAACTTATCTAACTTTGGTGATTATACTGATGTTTATGGTAATCAAAGAAAAGCTGTTCCATTACTTTGGATAATGAAAACCTTCCTTGATTTTAGTAAGGAACAACTTGATTCTATGGAAGAAGAACGTATCAAGGAAAATCTAATGCTTGGATTTAATGCTGATGGAACAACACCTGAAGAAACTATGCAAGAAGATGATGTAGATGAAGAAGTTCCGATTGAAGAAGATGAAACAATTGTTGATTTGATTAAGTCTGGACAAATACCTCAAGATTCATTACCTGAATTGATTGATTCTGGTGAACTCTCTGAAGAAGAAATTCAACAGATAAAAGATGCTGGTTTATTCCCTGAAGAATCAGAAGAAGATATTGCGAATAGTGATGACAATGAATATGAATAATTCATATACTTTGAATCAAATATAAATAAGATATAAAAATAAAATCTTATGGCAACAGAAAATAGAAAGTTTATGTATATTGAATCATCGCAGATACCTCTTAAGGAAGTACCTTACGGTGATTTGAAAGCAAATATAATTGACCCAACAACAGGTAAACCTTACAAAGGTATTGTTTTGGAAGGACCTTTCGCAAGTCTTAAGGATTCACCGAATAACAATAAAAGAGTTTATGATATACCAAAATATCTTGAATTGCTTCAACGTTTGAAAATTCAGACACAAAGTAAAAAAGGTGTTTATGGTGAACTTGAACATCCTGAAAAATATTCCGTAAACTTCAATAACGTTAGTCATAAGATTCTTGATGTTTGGTATGTTGAGGAAGAACGAACAGTTTACGGTAGGGTATTATTGTTGAATACTCCGAAAGGAAAAATTGCTCAGGAAATAATTCGTTCAGGTGGTCAGTTAGCAATTAGTGCACGTGCTGCTGGTGAAGAAATATCTCAACCAGATGGTACTTACAAAGCGATAACTAAGTTGCTTACAACATACGATTTGGTATATCATCCAGGATTTAGTGAGGCTGTTCTTGATTTCAAAGAACTTAATGAATCACAGAAATTCATTCAAGACGTATCTAAAAACAAACAAGGGTTCGCTATCAAGATATACCAAAATCAATTAAACAAAATTCCAACAGCTTATATGCAATATATAAACCTGAATGAAACTGCTGATGAAGAGAAACTTGATAGACGAAGTAAATGTTTTCTTGAATGGTTAGGTGAAAACCAAGAACGTTTATTTGAATCTACTGATGAAGAGGAGAAACATGACCAAGAAGTTATGGAAGAAAATGAACCTTCAAATCAGAAACAGAAACAGAAGAAACTTGAAAAAGCAACAGAACAAGATTTGAAAGAATCTCGTCAAAATAAATTGAAACATAGACTATTTTTTCAGGAAGCTGAATGTGCTCAAAACAAATTACGAAACAAACGGAAATTGGATAAAACATATTTTGACAATTCAAGTGGTTTCGTTACTGATGGAATATCAACTACCGGAATTGCCGATACTCTTTGAGCGATAACCATTTGAAAAGTACATTCAAATTTTTTAAATAGTCGAGAATAATAAATAAATAAATCAATAACTTTAAAAAGTAAACAACATGAAAGGTTTTATCGAACATTTGATTAACTCGAACACCGAAGTTGAAGCTGAATTTGAAGTTGAAAGCTTGAACGAATCTCAAGAATTTCTTGATGACGAAGACCTGTTTGAAGACGAATTTGGTTTGGACGGTGTAGATGGTGAAGACGACGAAGACGTTGAAGAATTGTACCAAGAAGACGACGATGAAGATGATGACATCGAAGACGACGAGGACGATTTGGACGAAGAATGTGGTCTGAACGAAGAAGAATCCGATGACGACGAAGACGATGATGATTCAGATATGAATGAAGGTGAAGAAGACCAAACATTCGAAGAAGATGACTTATTGTTCGAATCTGAAGAGGACGATTTGACAAAGAAGCACAAAGCTGAAATGCAACAGTTGAAGCAACAGCAAGCTAAGCAACAGCAACAACTGAAGAAAAAGCAACAGCAACAACAGAAGTCTGCCGCTCAACAGAAGAAGGAACAGGCTCAGTTGAAGCAACAACAGAAGAAGCAACAACAACAGCTTCAGAAGAAACAGCAAGAAGAGAAGAAACAGCAAGAGAAACAACAGAATCTGAACGAATCTCTCCGTGCATTCTATTTGGGTAACGATTAATTTCGTTGTAATTTGATTCAAAAATAATTTAATAATTAAATTCTAAAATAACATAGTTATGAATGATTTTGGAAAAGTAAAACGGGAAAGAATCTACAAGCATACCATGTTAAATCAACAGGATGCCGACAGACTGAGACCGTTGATGGAATCGGCTTTCGCAGAAGAAATTGCTGGTTATGAACACGGTAACAGACAACATATTGCTCAAGAAAGAATGCGTTTTGCATCTGAACAGTATGCTAACCGTTGTCGTGTTGCAAAAAACATGGGAACTACTCCGCTGAACGAAGATGCAAATATCTTCGGTGAAGCATTTCCTCAGTTGAAGAATCTGTTTGAAAGTGTATCTACGCCGGGTAATATTATCGGTATGGGTGAAGTTGCCAATCCTATGGAAGGTAACCGTGTTCAAGGTGGTATGTGGAATCCCGGTTACAAACCAGGTTCTGGTGATATACCAAGTTATGTGTTTGGTCTTCAGTCACAAATTGCATTGCACTGTATCGGTTTCGACTTGATGCCTACAATTGCAGTTGATACTCCGAAGGTTGTTGTATCTTACGTTGATACTGTTTATGGTGGTGGTACATTTGATGACGCAGACAATCTGCCTTCATTTGTTGAAATCTCCGCAAACATCTTCAAACGTTCTTGGATTAAGGGTCGTGGAATGAAACGTGCGGTAACGAAAGTTTTGATTGCTGACAAAGATGGTAACGCAGTTGAACTGTTGTTCATCCTTGGTTCTACTATCAAAGCCGCTATCACTGCTGAAGTTGTTTCTACCGGTACTTATGACGGTACTACTTACACTCCGACAAACGAAAAGACTGTGAAAGCTATTATCGATGCAATCAATGCTGAAGCTGGTGCTAAGGTATACGTTGCTGCTGATGGTACTACTTACACAGCTGGTGAAGATTTGTCCGGTGTTGGTGTAGACTATGCTTCTGCAACTCGTACGAATATTGCTGAAGCTGCTTCAAATGATAACTCACTTGGTGGAATGTCTCGTGCTCAACACGAAAAGGGTCCGAAACACAAACTGAATGTTATCATGATGGATAAACAACTTGAAATGGTTGGTTTGGAAATCGAGGCAGATACTTCCAATATTCAAATTAAAGATATGGCCGCAGCCGGTATCAACGTAATTGCTCACTTGTATTCTGGTGTTCAGAATCAGCTTGTTCAGTCTCTGGACGAAGTAATTCTTGACCACTTGTACAAACTCGGCGCTACTCATGCTGCAAACGTTTACGAATCTCAGGGTATCAATTACTCTCTGTATATCGGTAAACCGAGTAATAATGACAAAGCAATGGTTGACGTTGACGTTGACTTCAAGGATATGCTTGGAACTGATATTCGTGACCGTATGGGTGCAATTCCTAACGCTCTGGTATCTGCAGCATATGAAAACCAAATGACACACGGAGAACGTCTGTACTCTCGTATCTTGGTTATCCTTGAATTTGTTGCATATCAAAATCGTATCGGCGCTCCTGACTTTATCGTTGCTTCTGGAGAACTTTGTTCTTGCTTGAAGAAACAGTCTACATTCTCTGTATGTCCTGTTGCAACTACATTGAGTCAAAATCCGGAACTACACTATTCTGGTACTATCTTCGAGACCGTATCGGTTTATAAGAATCCAAAGATTGACTTCAATGACCCGAGAATTTTGTTTGGACGTCGTGGTAACGATACAGACCCGGGTGCGAAATTCCTCGCATACGACCTCGCTGCGTCACGTCAGACAATTGCAGAACAGACGATGGCTGAAAAAATTAGAGTATGGTCAAGATTCGCTATCGCAGATATTGGTTTCTATCCTGAACTGAACTACTATGTAGCTGTATTCTTGAACGAATATCAATGGGTATAATTTGAAATGTTCGAAAGACTTTAATTAGTCAATATATGATGAAATCCCGAGTAATTAATTTTACTCGGGATTTTAATTAATAAGCAAAGTCCCAAAATTTTTTCTCAAAACTTTCAAATAGTATATAAATAAAATTGTAAGTTTATGGAAGATAAAAATTATATGGTAGAATTATTCGAGAGTACTTTTATGTATATCGAAAATCCTATTACAACATTAGATATAAGCAAATTAAAAATCAACATAGTTAAGAATGTTGGTTTTGATATTTATATTGCGTATAGTTACGATAAACAGAATTACTCTGATTTTCGTAAACAAGATTTTTATACTTCTAACCAACAACCAATAGACGTCAACAATAAATTATATCTTTGTATTTGGTTCAAAAGGTTTATAAATAATGATTTATCGATACCAACACATCTTTATGATAAACCATCAACTGAAGATAAATACTTCGGTAATTATGCAAAATCAAAGAATGTTCAATCAGATACACAACAAATATTGGTTGAATCAATATATTATGATAATAAACTTATTGAACCAGATACTGTAACTTACAAAGAATACTTTCAGTTAATAGATGAATTTCCTCGATGGAATTTCTATGATAACCAAACAATTAATATTCAGCGATGGTTGAATCAATGTAATAGCGTTTGTGAAATGTATGGTCATACATGTATCTATTTCAAAACTGAACCAGTAAAAGTAACTGAAAGAAATCCACAATCAGGTATTCATGGAACACATTATCAACTACAAAATAATGTAATACGAAATGTAGTTGACATCAAGAAATTACATATAATGTGTCCAAATAATGAATTACCACAAGATAGAAGTGTATTCACTGAATGGGATATGCCATTGCAAGATGACTTCTTAATTCATATTGTTAGGCAAAAATTTGAACAAGCATTTGGGTTAAAAGCAATACCGAATGAAAAAGACTACATATATTTCCCAATAGTAAACAAATTATTCAGAGTTAGTACCATGCAACCTAAGAATGGGTTTATGGGTGTTGTTGGTTGGTATGAAGTATTTCTTGCCAAATTTGAATCAGATGATTGTGTAACTATCAAGGAAGATTTACGTAAAGCAATGTCAGGTATACCAGAAGTTGTTGATGGTATGGAATCATTTGATGATTCTATACTTGATGAAAATGACTTCTTATGGGACGAAACACAACAGATTATCGATGATGGTACACTTGATGAAAAACGAGATACGGTTGAAGAACAAAAAGAAGTGACACAAAATTATACCAATAAGCTTGAAGATACAACATTTTACGTAAGTTTGAAAGAAACTGAAAAGCTTCGTGAATTTTACGATAAACGGTTAAATATCGTTTCTGTTAATCCAGATGATGCTTTGTTTCCAATAACTATGTATGATTGTTCAGGTATTGATAAACGTACTGTTGCTTTACGATATAATATGCTTGATTTTTCTGAAACAAACAAATTTCAGAATGAAATAAAACAATCATACGACATGATATTTAACTTTGTATTAATGGGTAGATTTTCAGGTGAGATATTCGATATTATATACGGAAATTACAAGAACAAATCTAAACCAATAGATAATGTTATCAGTACAATTGCATTCAAAAACAAACAATTAATTATGTTTGATACTGCAACACAGACTGAAGCTGTTTGCGAATATAAATTTGAAGAAAGTGAATTGTATCAGATAGCAATAAATTTCGATATAAATATCAAACAATACAGTTTCAAAATTTTTAAGCTCAAAAATAGACAAAAAACTTTAGAATATCAAAACATATATAACTTAACAAATATTTTAGGGTTCAGTATGAAAAAGATATTCGTTACTAACCTAAATTTATTTGGTGGTAAATTCTTGGTTAATGATGTAGTTTTCAAAATTGATGGTCAAAAATTTATTGATGATAAATGTTTACCGCTTTTGAATATGTATAAGTTTTGACAAAGTTTGAAATAATAATTACGAAATAATATGAATACCGGACAGAATCCAAAAGGATATAATAATCCAAAAGCATGGGAAGGTATCGAAAATAATAATACAAAAACGATTATTGTAGATACTGAAACAGATATTGAAAACAACATAGAATCTGAAGATATTGAAGTTGTTGAAACTGAAGATGATGATGTTTTAGAAATTAGTGAAACAGAAGAAAATTTTGACGAGGTACTTCAGTTAACACAATATGAAGGTGGATTAACAACACGTAATGAGAATACTGATTTTGTAGTTGCTGAATACGAAAAAATCGATACTATAAATATCAGTAAACTATCTCAGAAGTCTGCCAAAAATTTTGTATCGAAGATAGTAAAATTCGTTCTTGAATTTAATGATGTACAATTAACTGAAGACCACAAAAACTATATACGTCAAGTTGGTAACTTACAGTTAAATAACCTATCTGATATGTTAGAGCTTGTAGCTATCAATAAACAAATGATAGCTAATATAGTTGCGAGAGTTAACGCAACACAAGCTGAAGATTATGCGATAATAAACTCATACAATAACTTGTTGAATCAGCATATAAAACTTATCAAGGAAGTTGCAACAATGTATAAATCAATACCATCAGTTATCAAAAAGATGCGTGCTGATGTGTTAACAAATCAAGAACTTGAAAATAATTCAGATACTAATGATGAAGTTGTAACTGAAGATTATGGGGAAACTCAATTCAATAATGGTAAACAAATGCTCAAATCTATTTTAGCTAAGAAACAACAGCAACAACAAAATCTTGAAGAATGATTTGAGAAATAATGATTACGATATACAATCGTATATATAATAACCAAATAAATATAATTTAAAAATTTGAAATTATGCTCGATGTACAATTAAGACGTATTGTTCCTAAAGCTGCAGGAACGTATTTTATTGTTAGGGATAATTCTCAAGTTGAAGAAATCGAAGCAGAAAACAAAATGCGATTGTTTTTCATCAACGTTGAGCAAGGTCCTATCAATATGGCAATTTCGTTTGCTAAGGGTGATACTACGGGATTCCAAGCTACCTTTGGTAAGGGCACTCGAATGATGAAGAAAAAAGGTAACTTCTCGATTGATGCTTGTCTTGACGCTTTGACTGCTGGTCCTATCACAGTAGTAAACCTTCGCAAATTTGACGATGAAAAAGATACTTGTGAAGTAACGGGTATGAATATGAGTGTTGCTAAGATTACTAAATCTATCGTAGAAACTCCGTATCGTTCTTTGTTTAACACAAATTCTTTCTGGACACCGGTGTATGACAATATGAATAATATTGTTCCGAACGCCCTGCTGAATTTCGCAAATGTTGGAAATTCTGATTTCAGTATATTTGTGGTTCGTAGTAAAAATGTATCTACAATTACAGCTGAAGGCGATGAATCGTTAGCTAATTGTGGTTTGGAAATTGATGATTATCCAGCAATTGATTTTAACCAATTGGTTAAAGATACGGTTGTTGATGTATATCTGTTCAATAATACATTTGACCCTGCAACGGTTTCAACCAATAAATATTATGGACATTTGTTCAATGATGAGGGAGCTCTTGATTATTCACGTATTGATGAATTGATGGAAATCTCTGAAGCTGGATTTGTTCGTATGTTTACCGGTTCTGTATTACCTAATCTGAAATCAGAAAATGGTGATGAAATCAGTATCAATACGGTTATCAATCAATATTTCATGGAAACTGGTTTGATTTGTGACATCAATGAAGACCTGTATGAAATGGAAACTGAAAACTTTATTGACCCGTTGACATACAGTTTCTATGATGCTGATGGTGCAAAGAAATCAGATACACCTGATACTATGTTGTCTCATGTATTACCTGAACAACTTACAAAATGTGATACTATTGTTTTCCCGCCGACAACAAATGCTGAAAATGTTGAACCGGAAGCTGCTCAAATGTATGAGTATCCTGTTGAAAAGGTATCTGGTGATAACAAATCATTTATTACATCATTTGAACAAGGTCTCCGGTATGGTGATGCAATCAAAGGTGTTGACCGTATGTTGAATATCGAAACTATCGAAATTCTCGAAGAAAATTACGGTAAAACTGAAGACTTCAAAGGTTATACTCGTGCGAAGATAACTTGTGATGGTATTGTTGATTTGACTGATAACAAAATTGTCAAGTATTCTGATTTTACAATTAACGGTATGGTTAAACCTACGAACTTGAAAGCATGTAAAGTACGTAAGGAACAATTTATCGATGGTACTGCAACTCGTCAGTCAGAAATTCTTGATATGATGATTGACCCGGGAATTATCAAAGGTATCAAGGGTACTGCTGGTATTCGTTATGTTGTTGACTGTTTCAAATCATACGTTGAATCAGGATATAAATATCAATACGGTAGTTTGATGGAATCACTTGATGAAGGTAATCGTTTCGTTCGTGCAATCATCAATGAACCGTTTATCACCGATATGCAGAAATCAACAAATCCGTTGTTCAAACAAACACCTACTGGTACATTTGATATTTCGTATTTGTCAACTGGTGGTAACAAAAACTACTCAACAAAATTACTTACTAAATTCTCTTTGGGAGCTGATAAGTGTTTCTTCTTCGGTCCCGGTGAAAAGGTAAATAATATTCTTATCGGTCTTGCTGGTAAAATATCTAATTTGTTCTACACGAAAACAAATGCTTTCGATGTTGTAGCAAACGAGACAGGTGTTATTGATGGTATCGAAGAACTCGAATATCCATTAGATGACGAAGACAGAGCATACTGTGAAAAGTTTGGTTGGAACCCGGTTATCAATCTGAATGCCAATAATGTTATCTATGGTAACTTGACAGGTCAGAAAAAGAAAACCGCACAACAACAGACACATAATTCTGAACTGCTTGCGTACATCAAAGAACAACTGTTTAATATGGCAAGGACTGAAGCTTTCAAGAAGGGTAATTATGATGATTACTTGCGTACTGAAACAGAAGCTAAGAACTTCATGAACAGTTTGGCACTTGCTGGTGCAATTGATGCTGACCCTGTTGTTATCTGTAATACTTCTAATAATACGTTGGAAATCAGAAAACAAAAGATTAAACTGGTTCACATCGAATATACACCGGTTGATTGTCTTGAAAAGGTTGTATTTGATTTAACGATTAATTAATGGAAAACGGAATTTCTCGAGTTATAACAATTTCTCGAGAAATTCCCAATCCAAAATAAACAATTAAAATATGAAGAATTTTTCTGACATAGAAAATAATTTGGTAACAACTAAGGAATCTTTGATTGAAAGCTTCAGTGCTGAATCAGGATTACCTAAAGATGTTGTAACCAGATTATATGAAGACGCTTATCAACAATATGGTGATGATACAGCTGTAGAAGGAAAATTCAAATCATTATTGAAAGTAGGATTAACAACATTTACTGATTCTATGGGTACTTTGATGAGTATTTTGAAAGACTCTTCGAAAGACGTTATGAATGGAATGATTATTAAATTACTTGATGCAACAGCTGAAAATAACACTATTGCATTCTTTAAGATAATAATGTATCTGTTGTTTATGAAAGATTCAGCAAACTTTGCACGTATCGCAAAAGATATGAATATTGATGAGAAGATTGCTGGATTCCTTGAAACAAAAACAACTAATCTATTTGAATCAATAGGTATTGGTTTGGAACTTGGTGATAAACCGGGAGAAGTACCAAGAATATTAGGATTGAATGATGGTTGTGAAGTTCAGGAAGATATTCAATTCTATACTGATTTGAAAACAATTCTTGCAAGAAACAATAAACGTTGGGGACATAATTATCATCTTGATAGTGTTTACGCAGCAATCTGTAATTATCTTGATTACGAAATTGAATATCTTGTAAATAAAGATAATATAACAACTGTCGATAATAATTACGAAGATACATTGATACGTCAATTAATAACTGGTGAACTCAATGTAATGTATCGTGATATTAATGTTTTACGACCATTGATTGCAGACATTCAAACACTTAACTTTGACTTGATGTGCTTGATAATGAGTTTTATAAAACAGAACTCACACCTTTGCAAATATATATCTCGTAAGTCATTTGATGAGTTCCTTGAAGCGTTTAATGCTCTTTACGGTAAGTTGTCGTCATCAAGAAAAACATCTTTAGTACTTGTACCGTATGAAGAACCAGACACAGATAACTCTTCAAATACAGTATGTAAAACTTCTAAAAGTTTGGAAATACTTGAAAATGTTTATGTTGATACGAACAAATATGATTTGTACTTACAACCGCTGAAAATTCAATCAGTAGTTGATATGATTTATATCATGAAGTCTTGTTCTTTCGATTTTAATTTGACAATACGTCCTTACATGAGAAACTTTATAACGAAAGCTTTTGAAGTTGTTGGTAAGTTAGACCATGTAATTGCTGAATCAGTTAAAATAAATAAATACAAGAATCCCATGTATTAATAATAATCATCGAAAAATTAACTTTTAAAAATAACAGATATGCCGAATGTTTCATTCCCACATATTACGAACTCCACAGCCGGTGTTAACAAATATGAACCTGTTGTTGCTTCGAACTTCAATGCACATTTTGTATTGATGGGTAACTTGAAAGCAGCTCTTGGTGATTATACATGGCTTCGTGAATATGTAAAGTCTGTTACTGGTTTGTTCATTGAATATGCTGGTAACACTATCGAAGGTGGTTACAAAACCGTTAAATTCCGTTATGACAGTAACGAGAAACAAACATTCTACGATGTTGAAGTTGCTTTCTTCAACTTCTTGGATAATGAATCTCGTATGCTTGTTTACAATGCTCTTGTAAAATGGTCTCGATTCAAGTATAATCCTTTGACAGGTGAAAAAACTTTGAAGAAAGATTATGCTGATGCTGCGTTGGTTGTTGAAAAATTCAATCGTGATGGTACGATTTATTGGCGTCGTATGGCACATCATTTATTCCCAATGAATGATTTTCCAGATATGCCGGCAGATTATACTTCGCATGATATGCAAGAGTTATCAGTAACTTTTAATGCAGATTATGTAACTGATATTACAAACGACCCGTCACTTGCAGCTGAATAATTGTACTCGTCAAATATATACTTGACATGTGTAAAAAGTCTCGAAGAAATTTCTTCGAGACTTTCCCATTTAATCATTTAAAATTTCCATTAAGGTACCAAAGTATATTTATCATTATAATCTGTTCCACCAGCTATACGAGTATCAAATTTCATGATATATAATACTTTATAATATCTTGGAACCGTATCAACAACTGTTGGTGTTGTTTGTCCAAATGTATGTGAATCAGCACTATGTGTATGTGAACCACCAGAATTTACAGAAACTTTCATTTTGTTTGTAAGTTCACTTAACGAAATCCAGTCAGTTCTATTTGTAGCCCAAAATTTATTATTTGATGATTTATCACCTTCTGATTGCCAACTAACTTCACCACCAAATAATAACTGAGTGTAAATACTATATTTACTTTGATTATAATCTGGTTGTTGTGCTGGGTTATCAAAATGTTTAGTAAATCCCGGATAACTATCCATAGTTAATGACCCAGTATGACCATGGCTACCACCACTGTTTATTGTATGATATAAAGTAACTTTTGGTAAATTATTTGCTGTTAATTTGTAATTATCAGCACCTGCAATTCCATTAGCTTCTGAAATATTACTAACACCACGAACAAACAAATTAGTCAAATCTGGAATACCAACATTTGAGTTTGGTAATTTTGACCCATCACATACTGCCCAACCAGCAGGTATCTTACCAGCAATACCGGCAGCCTGACTTGAAGCATACGTCCACATAATGATACCACCAACTGGGAAATGTTTATACATTTCATCGATAGTTTCTTTTCGATTGAAAGTATTCAAGAACCGTTTTTTAACGTTATTCATGAATGTATGTAACCAAGCCATTTGTTGACCAGTTATTATCTTCTTCCATTCTTTAGTCTTTTTAGAACCAGCATCAGCTGCGTTTACACTATCATCTGTATTGGTTGGTACATTATTATCAGCACTTTCAGTTGCTGAAGTATCTGTACACATCGTAATATCTTTACGAATATTACCCTTATCGTCAGTAACTAATACTTTTGTTTGGAAATCAGTATCTTTCAAACAAACAACATCTGAATTTATTGTTGTATTAGTTTCAGTACCTGATTGACCAATTTCAATTGTTTTGTTTGAAAGTGTAGTTACGATAAATGGATTATCATCAGGTCCAATCTTAATATTACCACGAACATTAAGTATACCTGACAATTCCAAATCAGGAATTATAAAACCTTTATATTCAGACTTCTTCCAGTATAATCCTAACAAACCTGAATCATCACCACCAACAACATTATTGATACGAGTATTCAACCATACAAGATATTCGGATGTTAATATATGTGTTTCAGGATTTGTTATTGTTGGTAATGTAACTTGTTCAAGTCCTGATGTTGAAGGTAACGCAACAGTTTCTTTAACATAAGTTGTTGAAAGAATTTTACTTGCATTTGTCGTAACAAAATGATTTGCATTCAAATAATTTACAAGTAATTCTTTAGTATTAACTGTTGTTCGAGAACCAGTAGTATTTGTACCGATAGATATTGTTTTTGAATCAAGTGTTGTTGAATCTTGAGTAGTCTTAATACCAGTTGCCGTTATATAACGACACTTCAAATCTTCTTTTAACCACAAGGAAGGAATCAATGCAGCATTAGTTGGGAAATATTCTTCCTTACGCCAATAATTATCACGTAAATTATTATTCGATTCATTAACTCTTTCAATCAACCATTGATAATAGTTTGATGTTAGATATTTTGTTGTCGAATCAAATTCTTTACTTGCTGTTATTGAAGCTATTGTTTTGTTAGTTAATGAAGTTTTTTCACGGAAATATGTTTTCAAAATATTTCCAGAAACATCCATCGTTAATACTAAGTCGGTAAGATTGTTATATTTTGATAACTGAACAGTTGTAGTTCTCAAAATAGATTTTGCACCAGCTTCATTACTACCAAGAGTTAATGTTTTATCATTTATTGATGGTATAAAATACTGTTTATCCGGTTCCTCATTAGGACCGAACTTTGCAATATTATTTACCATTAAATCTTGACTTAAATATAACGAAGGTATATCAGCTCCTTTACCAACAGTTGCTGCGTATTGGTCTTTGCGCCAATAGTTCGCTTTCGTATATTGTTGTACAGCATTTATCTTACGAATAACTGCTTCCAAATAATTTGATGTAAGAATTGCATGGTCTGAAGGTGTTGTACCTTTCCAAACAAAATCATCAAGATTCTCATTACTAATTGCAGTATCGGATACTTTTATATCAGATACTTCAACAAAATATGTTTTCAGTATTTCACCTTTATCATCAGTAACAAGAACATTTTTTGTAAACCATGGAAGTATTATATGTTCGTTAAGATTACGATATTCGGCATCAGCTCCCGGATTTTCATCACCTTTCAACCAATAACCAACTTCCATAATCTTTCTACGCTTTTCAGCTGCAACATTCAATTGTTCTTGAGTACCTTCTTGTAAAGATGTTGGACCGTAACTTGCTGCATTCCAAATATATTCCGCTGTACGATAGAATTTATTATTTGTATTCCCAACATGTAAAAAGTCCTTATCAAGATTCAAATTATCATTAAACCAAACTTCCTTAGCATATTTGAGGAAATTCTTGTTAAGAATTATACTTGAAAAATCAGTATCAAGATTTCCCATATCTGATTTGATTATCAAGTTATCATCCTTATCTTTATAAATCATACCGAAACGACGTAGATTTGATGCCATCTTACGACCGAACATCAAACATGCATTATCTGTATCTTGAAGGAATATTGCTGATGGAATATTATTTTCTCCGGGAGCATAATCGCTTGTGTACGTATCTTTTTGAGTTGTAGATACTGTTTGTAACATCAAACGTGCATAACGTTTCATTGAACCAAATACTATTGTACCGTTATTTGATTCAGGAAATTCTTTATCAGCAAACCCAAAATACTTGTGATTTTCAAGTCTTACACCTTGAGTATCTGTAATACCTGCAAAATAAGGCATATACACAGATGATTTGGTCTGTGCATTTGTGATATAAGTATTATTGGTTGACGTATAGTTCTTAGCATACGTAATATAATGTTCGAAGATATTTTGTATTGCAAGTATTGATGGGTGATTATCCACATAATACTTAACATACTGTTCAATCTTGGTTTCTATAGATGATACAAGATTTGATTGCTCGTTGAAAGCAATTCCAGTATCTTTTAGAATATCTTCTAACAGTATATATTGAAGCATGATACTGTTAGTTAATACGATAATATCCGTATCAACTAATGTATCAGTACCTAATGCTTTTAGTAACTTATTTTTTTCTTCGAAATTCTGTAATTTGGAATTTAACCAATCGAGTGTTATTACACTTCCGTTAACAATTTCACCTTTGAACTGTTCATTGAAAGCATTAACATCTACGAAAAAGAATCTCGAACCTCTATCACCACGTAAACCGGGATTACCGGGATTACCTTCATCACCGGGCAAACCCTTGTAGAGTGGTGAGTTTTGTATCATCGCAAAATTACGATTAATATCCTCTACAAATTGGGGTAGGTTATCGTACGTAATTTTTTTGAGAGTTTCGTATAAATCTGCCATAATATTTTTATTTACGAGTTAATACAAAAATTAAATTCTTGAAATTAACATTGTTCGAATTATATTTATCTTTATCTTCGAAATGTAATAATGTTGGTTTTTTAGAATCTCTGGTATATTTTAATCTCATACCTAATTCGTTTTCAACACATTCAAGATTATAGAAATTTGTTAACAACAAATCAACATAACTTTCAATTATATATTTCTGAAGATTCTTATTCAAACTTGAAATATATTTTTCATTATCGTTAGTTATTATACAATCTTGATAACGTATTGATTGAATCAATAATTCTCTGTAATCAACATCAACAGCAAATGATATAGTTAACCTAATATCATTTGATTTACAGAATAATGATGATATTATATTACCAGTCACTTCTTTCCATAAACCAGTTGCTGATATTTTACTACCGTCTTGCATCAAACCACCAAACTGTTCATCATAGATATTCCATACAGTACCATATTTTTTGAACTCTTTAATTTGGAAGTCATAGTAGTCTTCGCAAATCTGTAAGAATGGAATATATGCTGTTCGATGTCTATTGATAAGATTAACTTTCTTCTCATTTTCGACAGGCCAAATAACAAGGTTACGGGCAATATCAATAACAGATAATTTGATATATTGGTCTACGAACTGTATGTTATCCCATTCATTATAACTACGATTGATAATCTGTATTGATTGATAATCTGAAACATCAATTAACTTTTCAACTGTAAAATCATCGATTAACAATTTTATCTGGTCTTCGGTTAAATACTTAAATTTCAAATCAACAGACAATACATCTTGCAATATTCTCCAGATTTGATTTCTATCGAACAAAGTCATCATCTGAGAATATGTTGATTTATCGTAATCAGAATCAGGTACAAAATCATTTACCAATCCTTCATCGAATCTCTCAATAATTGCAGCATCGGTATATAAATCTTTCAAAGCAAATTCAGGAAACTTAAATACTGTTTTGAAATAATTCTTCGAACCATCTGGATTTTCAGTAATTCTCTGATGTATTTCAAAATATTCTTGTTTCAAACTTATTTGTCTATCAGGTAATAATAATTCAAACTTTTCATACTGAGTATCAACGATAATAGTTGCTATTTGATGATTAGTACCCCATGTAGTATCTTCATTTAACGGTTCATATGTTATGATATTCTTTTCGTCAACAGCAAGTATCTGTTCAATATCTGGATTACGATACTCTTTTTCTAAATCAGCCGTAGGGTCAACACGTCTTAGAAAACGTTGCTTGGTATCAAAGAATTTAACACGAATATCTTGACACCATAAATAATCATCTTCCAAATCACGAATATCAATTAACTGAATAGTCATTGATATGTATGTATATTCGATACCGTTGTATGTTACTTTTGAATACACATAAAATTCAGCATTACCAGAATTTGGAAACAATAATTTGAAACTATTAGCATCTCCAGCACTTGCAGAAATCTCTCGTTGAATACATATATAATCGTTACCGTTAAAGTTTACTCTCCAATCTTTTTGTGGTTTACCATTAAACAACGGATTGAATGTTTCGCTGTTATAAAATGGTTCGAGTTTTATACCACATGTTTTGAAAGCAAACAAATAATCTGATGATTGATTCGAAGAATTAGTAATGTTATAAAAGAACGATAAATCAATTAACGGTTCATTCTTATCATCACCACCACGAAGTAAATCATTAAAGTCAAGATACTTATTAATGCTGAGCATCAATAGATTCTCTTCAGGGTATATTTCAAAATTATAATGTAAATCAGTATCTTTCTGATTATTAAAATTCAGATAAGTACAGAACCTATAATTCTCATATTGTACTGGTAACTGATATTTAACACCAAGAAATACTGTTTCACATATCGTATCTGATACACGAATTAATCTTGAAGTAATTTTCGGTCTGATAATGTATGTTGGTAACTGTTCGTCATCTAACAACATTATACGATTCATATATCGTAATTGTCTAACATCATTCAATATATATTCAGGACATTCACCGTTAATCAAGAACCAATTGTAACGAATATAATCATTTCTACCTTGGTTAGGGTCTACACAACCATTCTGTGTCCAACATTGCTTATCAATATTAAGTAAGTTTGGAATCATATATGTTGTGCATCCCATAGAACAGAACAAAAGATTTTTTATAATTTCTTCGTTAACATAATCAACAGATAATGTTGGTTTATCTGTTAATGTATTGGAAACATCTTCTTCAACATATTGATACAACGGTTCTTGATTATTCTTTACAAAAGATTCATAGGCTTCTATAAATGCTTGTTGTCTTTTCTTTTCATCTTCTTCAGATGCATCAGGTTTAGGTACATAATTTGTTATATACCTATCATAAAGATTTTTTCTATACGTTTCGAAATCAAAAGGTTTTTCAGATTTAACATCTGAATATGTTGTGAAGAAATTAATCGGTTCTAACTTAACAACTTCTTCATATAAATCTTCGAAAATATATGCTCTTGATAACTGTTTAATTCCGGGTATTCTATCTAATCTGAGTACTGTTGCATCGTTAATTTTAAACTTATCAACAATGTTAAATCGGTTATTATACCCAAGTTCATCATTTGGTATACAGATAGTATTGACGTTATCCATAAGATTTGGTTGACCACACAACCAAATATCATATTCTGTAACACCACGGAATTGATTATAATTTGTATCTGTTGATTCAAATCTATCAAGTGTTTGATAGTATGAAGGTATCGTTATCGTACATTCTTCATCAAGCTTATCACCTAACTGATTAACAATAGTTACAACAACAAATTTACCTTCCTGTTTTGGAGTAAATATATAATTCCTACCTGAAAGTTTCGTACAGTTATAACATATCTTAATCCAAGTTTCCATTAAAGAAGATTCGATAATATCTGATTCAGTAACTTGATATTCAAATAATTCTTCGGTTGTTGGATGAAGTATCGATATATAATCACCTACTTGTACACGATATGTTTTGAATCGGAATTGTGGATTACGTTCATGTATTTCATTTATGGTACCATCTGCAATAAGATTCAAATATTTATCGAGTGTATAATTATTGAAGTAATCGATTTGTTTCCATTTGAAATCAACAGCTATTTGGTCACCATATACTTTTTCATCGATAATTCTTTCACCTTCTTGTATTTTCACATACAAATAACGGTCGTAACAAGAAATTTTATTTCCTTGACCATAGCTTTCACGAGCTGATAAATAACCCATGAAATTATTGAAATGTGTATATTCGTTGGTGTATTCAAATTCAAACTCAATATTCAAAAATCTTGGATAGAAAATCTTCTTCTCAACATAAGTATTCAGAATCTTATTGTTGAGTACATCGAGATATGGTTGATTACTCATTGAATTTAGAATATCAAGTGTATTTATAACTGGATAACCCTCATTTATTCCGTAACCAAACATCTTTATGTTATTGTCTTCCCAATTGAAATACAACGGGTATTCAAAATATTTTTCGGAATTTATTTCATCGAATATATTATACAATCCAATTTTTTTCAAATCGATAACAGATATAATATCACCGTATTTGAAAGAAAATTTCATCTGATATATATCGCTATCAGGTCCTACAACATTACCATCAATATCTACTGATTCATGGTTAATTGTTTCATTTGGAACACGAGCTAAACAAAAATATCTTGGAAACGAATCATCAACCGTTTTACCAAAATAAAAAGGTATATGATAACTCTTAACGTTTGAACGTTGAAAGCCACCATATCTGAAAACACTTGTATCAGATACTATACTGTCAACTTGTAAAAAGTTAGCTACCTGTTGCAGAAAGGGAACAGATTTATCAATAGCTACACGTCTACCAGTATAATCATCCAACCAAAGTTTTAGAGATTTATCTACTACTATTTTGTATTGGCCCGAAATTTTCACAGGAGCAATATTCAATACTCCTGTGATAGCTTCGAACAAATTAGTAGATAATTTATTTGATACTTGTAATTCCATATTAAATCAGATTTTCTTTCGATTCGTTATTGTAACTTCCAAGCAACGAATTTACATTCTTAGTATCTATTGTTGTGATACGTGATTTATATTTGGAAGTAACTTTCAAATCAAATTTGAATGTACTATTATTCAACAAAATATCAACACCAAGTTTTTTACTATATGTCAAACCGTTATTGATGTCGTAATTTACTTCACCATTGATATTACCTAAACGGTCAACCATACGGTATTCAAATATAATTGGTATCAGTATTTCTGATTCTTTCGCAACGATTAATGTTGAAACTGTTGTATTACCAACAACTTGTATTGAACTTGGTTTTGCGATATACGGATATAACCAAGCACCACATGTATATCTACCAACAGCGTAAACATCGTTATCTTTGAAACCAACAAAATCTTCATCACCGGCAGTTTCAACTTCTGATTGATATTGGTCTGCTTTAAGATTCGGATTTAATTTGGCTAATCGTCTCATATCAGTAACCATCTTCTGTTTATTGTTGTAATCATAATCAGGATGTTCTGTTGTGAAACATAAGAAATTCGATGCCGTATTAGAACTGATAAGTTTAAAAATCGAAACCGCATTGTCTTTCAACATTATCAAGTTCTTATCTTTATCAGCTGCTGAATTATCAATGTATTTAGTTTCAGGATATGTATTATCTGTTGGAGCTTTCGGAACTACAAGTTTAAATGTTTTATCATTACCTTGCACTTGCCCAACAAGGTCAACATTACGGAAATAAATAATTTGTTTCGATGCTTGAACTACATTATCTCCGTTAACCATAGGTACGTTGTAATAGTTCTCAGCATTAGTTGCATCGATAGTTACTCCCGGAACTAATGTTTTAAGTTCAATTGGAACACTATTGTTATTTCGTATTTTGATATATCCACGTTTTCTGATAATATTACCCCAACTGGAAGCATCAAGTACATTAAACGAATCAGCATAATTACCACCTGATATTTCAAGTGTTGAGTTATTCGTAACCGTATATGATTCACCATCAAAGTCTACAAAAGATACAATAACATTTGATGCAGTATCTGTTTGTTTCAAAATATTTATGTCATTCAAAATATTCTTGATACATACATCTAATGGTATATTTTTCTGTTCGGCAGTATATTGTCCTGAGGCAATATCTTTCGCAGCATGATAGAATGTTTTTTCAGATTCTTTGATAGTACCAGCAACGTGTCCTAATAAACCAAGATTTTGAAGTATCGCTTGAAACTCAGCTTTATTTAAATCAATATTATTCTGACTTACGGTTGCTTGCAGATTATTGTTTTTCAAATCATCTGGAAAATCAATACGTAATGATTCAGACCAATCTGATTTCATAGGTGCAACTGGATAACCAGCTTCTGTAACCGCACGTACTTTGATTTCAATTGATTCACCTTCATTAATGGTAATTGAACATTGATTGATATTTATATCATCAACAGAATCAAGTAACGGTTCTTCCCATTGTAAATCACCATTAATATCCGTTACTTTATTAAGTGTTCTGGTTGCGAGTTCAATCCAGTTACTAAATGCAACAGTAATTTCTTTACCATTCGATACCATCTTATATGTGGTACTATCTGCTGTATCAACATCTTTTGACAGATAACGATACTGAACTTCATATTTTATGATATGCTGAGCAGATGTCAACGGAGAATATAACGGTTCTTGCATATCCCAGAATCCAATAACTTTATATTTTGGATTCGAAGTTTTCAAACCGTATTTCGTTGCATTACTATCGATGTCACGAGTAACTGTTAACAAATTCTGTTTCAAAGTATTGATTTCAGTACGTAACTGAATGATTTTATTCAACCGATAATTTTTTTCTTCGATTGAATTAAACTTCAATGTATCGACTTCTGTTTGTGTTTGGTCAATAATTGTTTGTTTGTAATCAATATCATTTTGTATCTGTTGTTTCTTCTTATTCAAATCAGTCATTTCAGATTGTGTTTTTGCATCAATCAAATGTTTATTGATTTGAACTACTTTGAAATTAGATTGTTGTAATTCCGGTTTATTAGGTTTAATACCTAATGAATACGGAATAGTCGTATCGCTCATCAATGAATTAAGATATTCAGAAAAATTTGTTACATATTTCTGGAAGTATTCATCGATGGTATACGATTTATCATTATATACAACTTTATAATCAGTCGTATCTATTTTGATTCCCGGACTTGGATAAGATATTGTATTTAAGTTTTCTGTTGATAAAAATACAACGAGTTTCTTTGATGGTTTGATAGGTATGTTAACAACTGATAATGATGTATCTACAATTTCATTAAACAATAATGCTTCGATACCTACCTTTGGTGCTTCGATACCACCAACACGTTGTAAATTCAAACGTTTGGTAAACTTATCAATATCCATTATTTGATATTTGGATGCTCCAGTATTTGATACCAGAAAATCACCAACTTTCAAATCTATATTATCACCAACAGTATATTTGCTCGTATATTTAATGGTATTCAAAGTAACTATGAATCCATTAGTTATCTTCTTGTCAGCCTCAACAGTTTCAATATTGAATTTACCGAAATAATTTACCTTTTGTTTTTCGATTTTCAAGGTACGTTGTATTTCAGTATAAACAAGTTTACCAGAATTATATAAATATTCGAGATTGATTTCCTTTGGATTATCTGGTATGTTTTCAAACCCAGAAGTTACATCATATATCTTACAATAAATATCTGTTTTGATAATATCTTGAGCTACAGTTATTGGTAATTTAACTGTAGGGAATACCAAATCTTCTATGATACTATTTTTGTCAACAATACATTCATTTCCATTAAATTCAAAGTTTTCAAGATACTCTGCATTCATGAATGTTGTTTTCGCATATTTAGAGATAGTTCCATCACTCTCAAGAACATAACTTGGATTGGTTGTTAATGATTTGAAATTATTATCAATCCGGATAAGTTCTTGTTGTAGTTGTTGAAATGAATTAACCTTAACTTCTCTGGTTGTACCATCTTCATTTTTCAAGATAACAGAAATATCTGAATTTGTTGTAGTTGAAGCTTCTTTGAAAGCTTCTAACAAATTAAAGATGTTTTCATACATCAAAGTCATTCGTTTCAAAAGTATTTCTGCTTTTGTTTTCATATATTTTTGTTTTTAAAATTTACAAGTAATAAACCATGTGTGGAACTTCACTACAATTAGGATATATATTTTTAGTTTGAAACCCTATTTTTTCGTAATATTTTGTCAACCATTCAACATCACAATTATTGATTGGCATAACATCTAAAACAACAGATTCCATAAGCATATACTTTGGTTCCTTTAATTTATTGAATAACAATTCAAATAATTTCTTGGAATAACCTTGTTTCTGATATTTTTGATTTACACCTATTGTTATGTAAATTTCTGTCGGTGTATCTATAGTTCCATCAAGTTTACCAATAACAATACCATTAGATTTGTCGATAAGTAGTACCATCAAAGTTTCTTTATCTTCAAAATACTCAATTTTGTAATCAACCATATTTATTGAAAAAGATTATCGTTGAAGTATGAGGTCACCAATTCCAGTAGCACCTTTCAAAGTATCTTCAACATTAGTTACTTCAGTATCAGCATTTGCACATATCTCATCAGCATTCAACGTAACATCACCCGGTAATTGGAATACATGACCTGCAAGTAATCGTTTCAATTCTTGTTTGCATCTACCAATAACATATTTAATAAACAAATCATCAACATATAGATTCTGAACATCTACGTTACAATCACATTGAAGCATTAATGATACTGTTTCTTCTTTGATTTGTTTGTTGATAACTAATGTTTTGGTTGCATTGTTATATCTGAAAGGAACACTTGTACCCATAACTGATTGCCATGCAGCTTGTTCAGTCATCTTACAACAAACCTCGTAAATATATAAATTTGAATTGATACCCATTAACGAATATCCATAGGGACTCATTTGCTGTCTGAACACTAAATCTGATGTAGAATCAAATATTTCTTGTGTAGAATAATCGTTACCATTTGATTCATAAATTTCACGAACTGCATTAACAAATGGTGGTAACTTAACAGCATATCCTCGAAGATTACGATACATTGGATTAATCTTTTCAGGATGCACATGATGTCTTTCATGTTCACAATCCGGATAATTTTCACAACATTTTTCATCTTTCGGATGCTGATTAGAATTTCTCAAAAACTCAATAATTTCAGTTATTGGTAATCGATAAAATACAACATGCTGTGACCGCCAATAACCCATACGGAAGAAATAAAGCGCTGATTCCTTAATCAATTCGATTATTAATTTTTCAGGTACTGTATATGGAATCTGACCGTATAATGTTATACGATTATTTATCAGTTCTATAAATCTTCTATCCTCAGGTATCAGTTGTAATTGAGGTTGCTGATAATTATTAATTGATATTCCCATAATATTTGGATATTAATTATTAAACATTTTCGATATATTATATATTGAAAGGATTTTTCCGATAAATTTCAGAAAAATCCTTCAACACAATCTAATTACCTAAAAATAAAAACTAATCCTATCGAAAACAATTAAATTTATAAATTAAAGTTTTAAAGTGTTCGAGCTTTTATGTTATACTCTTTAATAAAATCCGGTACCCAAAAATTTGGACAAGTTTTTGTACTTAACTGATTATGACCACATACAATCAAGTCTGGTTGAACTTCCAGTTGCATATTAACATAATCAACCAAACTTTGTATCTGTTCAGTAGTGTACAAATCTTTAATATTCAAATACGGTTTTTTCATGTCACCGTTAACATGTCCATTTTTGATTTTACCATCTGCGGACCAACCACCAACGAGTACAATATTTCTTGAAACTGAATTTTTACCAGCAACACCATTAGTTACTTCCCATTGGTCAATCTTTTCATCGAAATCATAAGGATTAAGATTAATCAGTTTTCCATTGCGTTGAATCATATCTGCATAACCAGTTACTGACCAACCACGACCAACAGTTTGATTTGCTTTAATTTTCTTACCTGAAGGAAGTGTAAGATATTCGGTATCAAGAACCTTTTTTGTTATCTTTTTTCCAAGATATGTATATGTTCCATCAGAATTTTTCAATGCACCAAGATGCCACATTGCAATATCGTCAGGAGTTACTTCACGATTAAATGGAGTATCAGAAGTATGTATCACTAAGTAAGTTAATTTTCCCATAATTGTTTAATTATAAATTTTTAAACTTTTGATAATCATAGTACCACCGACATTTCCATAGCTTACACTATTTGGTCTACCAAATAATACTCTATTAAATATCCTTGAATTGTTATATGTCGTATAGTTCATGACTTTATCACCTATTGTTACTTTGCAAGTTTTACCATCAGTACTTTCCAAACAGTAATATAAACCAGATGTTGATTGTGCAAGACTTAATATATTTGAACCATTATTTTCAGGTGTTGGTGATATACCATCAACCATAAAATATGATGATTTTTGTGCAGAATTCGCATTACTATTGTTATGTAACCTTAATTGTATGTAACCAGCGTTTGATGATGGGTCAATTGCCGATGTATACAATGCAATACTTCTCCAGATACCATTATGTTTTTGTGTATTTATATCTGAAGGGTATTGAACATAAGCTTCAATCTTAAACGGTTTTGCTATGTTTAATGTAGTGCTTAAAGTAACAAGCGAATATGTATTAGCTACTTGTGACCTGTTTGTTACCGAATAAATTAAATTTAGTGTTGGTACTGGTGCTTTGTAAACAATATCTGCAAGATTTACAAAATTATTATCAGAATATTTTGTTAATAATGAAGTATCGGCACAACCAGTACCAACAATTATTGATTTCTTTTTAAAATCGTCCCCAGATAATTTAAAATTACTGTTAATCGCATTAATTCTGCTTCCAGTTCCATATATTTTAACAGTATTAAAAGTACCTGTTGCTATTATTGAATAATTAGATACAGATGAATTTGGAAGTAATTCAATTTTAATTTCAATGGATTCGTTTGTATTAGTATTTGGAACAAATGCGATATATAATGTTTGGGTATTTGTATCATAAACACCCATACAAACTAAATGCAAAGCGTTCCAAGTACTTGTATCAGTATAATTGGTTGTTGTTTTTAACGGTTGTTCAATAGGAGTATTTAAAATTGTTGTTTTTATTTTCGCGTTATCGATATTCATTACACTTGTGGGTATTTTTATACCGACAATATTATCAAATATCGCATCACCTGTATTATCAAATAATACATTAGTTACTGGTGTCCCATTATATTGATACGAACGTATTAGCATATTTAATTATTCTGGAAGTAATTCTAAATCTGTTTTTGAATCATCGTCATTGAACAAGAACGGTAACCAACCATACCACAATCTACGATTTTTGTAATCATCATAAATTTCACCACAATGTGCTTCTTGGTCAAAACATATATGTGAATAAGCTTTGATAAGTGCTTCTTTAATTTTCTGATACCATTTAAGTTCTTTTGTTTCTTCAGAAAAATACCATTTCGGAAATGTTATGATTAATTTAATTGTCCAGAAGAAACCTTCAAGCAAATAAATAAAGTACATCAAAATATAACCAGTTTCAAATCCTTGAACCTTATGTGTCATTTCGTGTTCTTTATATTCATCGCTAAGTTTTGAAGCACTAAGTTTTGTAAATAATGTACCAAACAATAAGATACCAGTATATCTACCGAATGGAATGATTTTATTCTCGACAATTTTCATATCAGACGTATAAAATCTTTCTTCATTCTTGATATGTTTATTTACTCGTAGAATACCGAACAATCCATCAAGAAATAATATACTCATGAATAATCCGAATTTCCACAAACCGAAATTAAATGATAGCAAAGCAACGATTGCTAACGGGAGCATAATGCTCAGTATAAATCTATTTTTCATAATTCCAAAATTTTATTCTTCTATTTTCTTCTTTGCTTTGTTTTTAACAGAATTGATTAGGTCATCAGCAATATCATCTTTCTGAGTTCTTACTTTTCGAATCATTGTTGAACCTATTAATCCCATAATTATGGCAACTACCCAACAAACAGATTGCGAAGTTTCCATTGCAAAACATATTGATATACCAAGAGCAATTGAAATTGTTGTATAAATAAACTCTTGTAAGTACCAAACACATCTACGAAACCGTTTCTTTGGGTTTAACCAATCATCCAAAATTGTAGTTAAGAATGTTAGGAAACCTAAGAAATACAATGGTAATGTGCTCGGGTCAAAAAAATTCTGAGCTTCGTGTAGTATTTCATTTTCCATCTTCTTTTGGTTTTTGTTTATTTTTGTTACAACATTCGTCAGTAATTTCCTGCAAATGTCTTATGTATCGGAATATTTTATAGTTAATCCAAAAATATAACATAAATAATATTTCGATAACATTTATAGTTTCATGTGTTTTTATAAATAAACTACCAATTAATCCAAGTGTTAATATACCAACACAAATAAGTTTACCATAAAATACTGCAGGATTATGTTTAAATGTTTTTTGACAAATACATTTCAAATAATGTTTGAAACAACATTTATCGTCTTTATATCTATCAATCATTAATAGAACCCTGTTACCTATCCATGTATCGAATGTTATAAGTAATCCCCATACAAAAATTATTATCGATGTTAACGAGATTTCATGAATATTATAATCAAATAATATATGATATATGGAGAACATGACAAACCCGATTATAAATAGTTTGATTACCAATAGTAAAATAATTATTGGAATTGTTCTGTCCGATTCTTTATACTCACCAACAGTAAAGACCATGTGTCCAAAACTGTATAATAACATTATTGTTGGTATAACAACACCAAAACAATAGAATATTATTGAACCCGGGTTAAATACGATATAATCTCCCATAGTTTTACTTATTTACGTTTTCGTCCTTTTTATCACAATCGCAAAGTTCATCTTTCAAGTCGACACCTGTAAATTTTTTCAAGATTTTTACAGCTATCGGATTAAAATTGTCTCCAAGCGATACGAACATTTTAGCAATATGTTCTGATAGAGTTGTTACGAACAACCCAATAAGGAATGATACGATATTATTCAGTTCCGTAAAATATAAAACAAACATTATACCTACAACAAATGTTATCATTGTTGCAAGATATAGTATCTTCCCGTATTTTGTAAACTTATGTCCATTGATAATTCTTCTGAAGTAATTGAGGAATCCAATTACCAACAGAATCACAATGAATCCTAAAAATTGATGTTTACGTTGTTCCATAACGAATTTTTCTTTTACAGTTAAATTATATATGGAGGAAGAATTTTGTATGAAAATTGAATACTTTTTCCATAAAAATTCTTCCACCACAAGAATCAATCCATTTGAAATCGATACATATTAATTTGCATTTTGTGAACGAAATCATCACAAATGTTATTTAACCCTGCTAACTCGACTTCATCTCCTTTTAAAACTGTTCTTTTACAAGCTTTTGCAAATCTGTTACACTTTGAAGCTAAATCAATACCGTCAGTATAACTAATCGGAATTTCATTAATTTCATGTAACTCAACCTTTCCAAATACCATAGTGCCATCTTCAGCAAAAGCATCAGTAAAGTCATCGAAATCATTGACAAAATCATCAAGCACTTTATGCTTGTTTCCTTTATCGGTATAATTCCAATGAACATTCTTAATTGCTGTTCTGAATCCTAATGCTAAACATAGTATTCTGATAAACTGTTCTCTGTTCATTTTAAATATTATTTTAATCCGGAATTGAATAAAACATTTCTATTTGATACTCACAAGTTTCCAGATATTTGAACTCATAAATTCATTAATATCAGGAAATAACGTGATATACTCTGTTAATGATTGATTAACAAGACATTTCTGTTTCTTACCAGTATCATCAAGTTCATCAACCACTGTTAGTACAATAAACTCAAGTAATTCATCTTCAACTAAATCTACTGATTCATGATTATCACCGATAAACTCAAGCATATTTTTAGTTATATCAACAACCGATGGTTTGATTACGATTTGTTTGAATACTTCATTATCTGTAGCACAAACAATCAATAAATCATTTATGTTACTATCATCTGAAAAACCAACAGTACCATGTGATATAGCTTCGATTATATATCGCAATGAAGCATTATTGTAAATTATTGTTTCCATTAAATTATATTTTTAAATATATTCGATAACCATGTATCATTAATGAAAAGCTATCAATAACATCATCAACCTTACCAGCTTGTAAGTTCGGTAACAATTTATCACCGTTATATAATGTTTTGAAAGCTTCAATCATATCATGTTTTTCTGCTTTACCGTCACCACAAAATGCTTTTTTATTTTGTGTTGGTGATGGTGTGTACAAAAACATATCAGCATCAGGATTTGTTAATTTCCAACGTATGATAAAATCACGTACAAATCCCTGAAGAAGTATCAAACCTGAAACAGTCTTTAACTTATTCGGTCCACCAAATGATGGCATAATATAATTCTCCATTGTACAGATAACTGTATCAGGATTGAATCGAGTTAATACTCTTGCAAGTATTTTATTTATTTTCTTGGAACAAATCATTGCACGTAATGTTGTATGTATTTGTTCTTGATTATTCTTATCATTCGAATCAAGTATTATATCATCAACAGATATATTTGTTGGCATACGATACACAACTTGATTGATATTCTTTATTTCTCTTGGAGTAAGTATCTTTCCAGTTTTATTTGTTCCATCATCATATACAATTCTATGGAACTGAATTATTTGTGGTTTGTCGTCTTCCAAATAAGTTATGGTTAAACCAGTGCTATTAAAAGACAAATCAAGACCAATAAGAACTTTTTTATTCATAATATTTCAATTTGTTATTTCTTGTGTTTCCACTTTTCCCAAACATAATTACCTCGAGCCTGTAAATTTACCAAATCATAATGATTTTCATTAATTGATTGAGCATAAATTCTTCTTATAATTTTTGAATCATCTTCATCAACATATGAATGATATGCTTTTATTCTCGTATGGTATATATAGTTTGCAACATCCCAATATTTATCAAATAACGTCTTACCACCAATTATAAATGTTTCTTCCTGAGGTCTAACACTCTTCAAAGCTTCTTCATCAGTTTTAAACACTTTAAAATAATCGGTTTCAAAGGGTTTCAATTCTTCATAATGAGATTTAGTAATTACGATATTAACACGATTTGGTAATGGTTTAGCACCAATACTAATCCATGTATTATATCCCATAATTACATTGTGACCGGTTGTTACTTCTTTGAAATACTTCAAATCTTCTTTGTTATCTAATTTCCAAGGCATGTAATACTCGGTATTACCTTCTTCGTTTTGGATTTCAATACCAATAAGATTATCACTATCCGTAGCTAAAATTATTGAAATCATAAATTATTGTTTTTAAATTATTCGTAATGTTGTACTTTGAATGATGTGAATATACCTGTTTTAATTATTTGATGATGTTTAGTATCAATATCAAAATCGCAAGTTATCGTATAACATGTGTTATCATCAATTCGATACTTCAGCATATAATCGGTTGTTGTATACATCAATTCATTTGTAAACGCATTGAAAACATTCCAAGTTGTATTGCTTTCATTAACTATATAGTCTTGATTGATTCTCGCTAAAATTACATCTCCAAGTTTCAGGATAGACATCTCATCAAATTCATCAGATAAAATATTTATCATTCTTGGAAACATAGATTTTATTATCGGATATATACCATTATTGATTGGTTTACGATAACAATCTTTCGAACAATAAACAAACTCATCACCAACAACAGGAAACAATGGAAAATCAAAATTAACGGGTATTCTTTGTTTTGATACGAAGAAATTATTTTCTTTTCCCATCAAATCATATACTGATACACCATCAGCTATTTGTAAATCGAAACTTTTCTTATTCATTTGAATACCAGTTTCGGTTGGACAAATAAAATAGTATTTTTTGGTTTCATTTGTTTCCTGAATAATAACTTCCATAGTTCTAACAAACAACCTATCAAATGTTGGGTCATACTGATTTAGTTTATCAATATCGACAAGTTTATATTCGCATGTATCAGCATCATATAAATTTATCTTTAATGATTCAGTAACTGGTACTGCAAGTATCTCCAACCATTGTTCGGTTAATTCCAAAGGTATAGTATCTGTTAACTCAGATATTTTGAAATTTGTATTAATACTTGGAATTATATATTGAGGGTTCTTTGAATTTTTCTTTTCTTCAAATACCATTGATGATATTGTATATTTTCCTTGAGATGCTTGTGTTAACCAACGTAATTGTCCACTTGGTACTACTTTCCAATAATCAACCAAATCTTCTGGTATTACGTCCATTGGTAATATATAGTTTCTTGATGTAGCTAATGGTTTTGTAGTGATTGTTGGTGAATCAACATCCAAATCTATATGGTTATCATCAAAGTTTTTATCAATCATTAACAGTGAATTAAATACATCAATATCTATTCGTGCAATGTTATCTGATATAATATAATCATAGAAGTATCGTTCCATGTTATTATACATATCCGTTATTTCGATGATAATTTTATATTCATCAGATTTTTCTGTTACGAATTGTATTTTAATTTCGTCTTCGCACCATTGTTTGTTATATTCAATTCTCGAAATTTCGTTTATCTTATTATATATGATAACGCGAATATATGTTTTCGGAGACTTAATATTCAAATGTAATAATGCACCGAATGACCTACGATATGTTGGTAAATCTTCGTTATATGGTTCATCGTCAGATATTTCTCTTTCAACAAAATATAACTCACCATTATACTGTTCAACATCTGTTTTCACAACATATTTGACTTCTGAACGATATGCGTCTTTATTTGATTGAAAACAATTCTTAACCAAGAAAGTACGTAATTTATCTTTTTTGTATGTCAAATCGTAGTAGCTCAGGTCTATATGTAAATCTTTTCGGAAATCATAAACATCATTAACAAATATCTGATTCAATACACTTGTTATTGAAGGGAACATCGGTATATTACTACTGAAACAAATACCAAAGAATGATATCTCTTGTTCAACAAGTGTAAAGTACTTATTAGCTAATGGTATTGCGTATTTCAAACTTTCAAATAAAGCATCAAAATCTTCAGTAGCATAAGGTCTGTATGGTAAATTCTTATCGTTTAATGTTTGTTTCCCATCTTGTTCACCATCATCCCAGTTATTAAACAATACATGATAGTTACCTGTTTTTGTATCAACAAGTTTGTTTGGATTAACAGTTATATTCTGAAATCCCCAATAGTTAGTATTATTTGATTCACCATTCTTTTTATACTCTTCATTGATTCTTAGTTGTTCAGGTAAAAATCCTATGAAATAAAAGAACTTTTCGATACTTGCTTTCGTACCTTTGACACGCATTATATCTTTGAAATCTAATAACATACGTTTCAACAGTTCTGCTTTTTCAGTATTTGGTAATAAAGCAGGTTCAAACTCTTTTAGTGTTGGTAAGTAGTTATTGATAATCAAATCATTATAATGTTCAGTTTCTTCTGTTTCTTGATTGATAAGTTCAAGAGTAAATTGATACACATCTTTGAAACCATCAATACTTGTTACTTCAACTTGTATTGATGTTTTGTTTTCAGGAATAAATAATGTATATCCAAAATTCTGTTTACCAATAAACTCTTGACCGCTTTTTGTTTCAAGATAGTTTTCACCTTCAGGATTTACTTTTTGTAAAACACTGTATAACAATCCGTTACCAGACTTTATTTTAACATCAAAGTTCTGATAAGAATAAAAATATATTGTTGGAGATTGAGTTATGATATTATGAGTACCGAACTCTTCTCCATTCAGTTTGTATAATATAATCGGTAATACATTTTCCATACCTTATTAATTTACATATATTATTCGTTTGTAAAAACCATCTTGCTTTGTATGGTATCTGCAGCTTTATCAACCTTTGAGTTCTCAGCTTTCAATTGTGCTTGTGTTGGTATAAAACCAGATAACTGAGCAGCAATCGGTGCTGTGAATGGTGTAGTGCAACCAGCAATTATTTTCTGAAAACCTTCATACATTTTGGTAATGATATTTGCTTGATGCTTAATAATATCATGGAGTTCCTTAACACCTTTATCTCCTTGTATTACAGCTTCCAAACCTTTATTACCAATATCTATACGGTCTTCAGTCATTATCATACTGTTAGCTTTACAAAACATAGAATACTTTTCAAGCTCAAGTTGTGTCTTGACTTCACCATTTATGAACTCAATACCAGTAGATATTTTGTATGTTAATTGTATTTGGTTATCATTCACTAATCGTTTGAATATCTCCAAATAATTTTCATAATCACCTTCATCAAGTCCAGCATTAACCAAATCTATCTTACGACCATAAAACGCTGTTGAAAAATTGTTATCAAATACAATAACACAAACTGTATCATCAATAACAGGTAAATAGTTTAACCCATACCATGGAAAGTACCAAGGTAAGTCTGTAGGTTCTAATTGTTCAGTTATTCCGGGAATTTTAATTTGACATCTACAAATTTTCATTTCATCCGAAACTGAACAAACCTTACCAAAAAATATTTGAACATTACCTAATTCCATATTTGTTTGAAACTTTCTTTTTACGATTTATCGAAAGGGATAAGCTAAAAGCTTTCCCTTTTATATATGTTTCCAGTACCATACTTAATTCCCTTTTCAACAGTACCTATTTTATCAGGAACGTATTTTTCTCCAGAACTGAAATCTCTTTGTGTTGGTTCTGGTAGTTGTTCCATATTTGTAGATACTTTCTTATCATCATTTGGTACATCAACGAATTTACTATTTTGTTTGCTAATATTACTGGTTGCTTTCAATACCATATCTGTAAGCATTGTATCTGAGAAATTACCACTAACCATGTTATGTAGTTTAGCAATATTTCCATACACATATTTTTGTTCAAGATTTTCGATACCAGCATTAACAGCATTTGAAACCATACCAACAATTGCATTTGGGTCACTAATTAAACTCAAAGCATTACCGATTGGTGTATTCTTTGCAATGATACCTTTCGCTGCACCAACCATATCATCTTTAACTTTATTCCATGTATCTTTTGCAGCTTGTTTACCAGCATCTTTCAATCCATTAAAGAATCCTTTCATTGAAAATTTACCACCACCATCTGTTTGATTACTTGCAGAATTAACAGCAGCAAGTGTAGCGAGTACAGACCCATAATTGAAACTACCAGTAACATTATGAAATATACCTGAATAGTTTGAAAAACGATAAGTAATAGTCATATTATTTTTCACGTAATCACCATTCATTTCATTACTGAGTTCTGAAAAGAAAGGTTTACCAGAATCTTCGTTCGAAATCATTGCGTCACCAATGTATACTATAACATGGTTAAACGGTATATTATCGAGGTCTTCCTCATTAAGTTGTGTTAACTTCTTAATTGTTGGAAATATAAGTTTCTCAATTCCAGTACCTGATTTCTTTATTGTTTCGTATGATTCACCTTCCTTAATAATATCGTATAATGCCATGTTATAATATCCTGATGAATATACTAATACATGACAATCAAATCTTCTTAGGTTTGCAGGAAGAACTTCCACACCACGTATATCATCATACCATATTTCTCTATACATAGTGAGTAACGCTTGTATTCGTAAATCAACTGTTTCCCTAATAGTAAATGAAACTTTATCTTCATCTTCCTTAGGAAATTCATGTGCTTTACGATTAACTATTTCAGCAAGTCCTTCACAATTTAAAATCAGAAAATCATAATCACGAATGAATTTTTGAAATTGAGAAATAAAAATTTCAAGCATTTCTAAACGTGCTTTTTCACCTATCCTTTCAAGATATGCTCTTGCTGAATTTACATTATCTTTAGAAGCAAACAAACCATACGGTTTATTCCAGTTAATCATCCATTTGAAATTTAATGTAACTGGGTCAGCGAATGGTGCTTGTCTTGCTCTTGTTTCACCAGTAATTGCATCAGCACTACCACTAAATCCATATTTATGGTAATAAGATTCTCTGACGTCAGTACCTTGTAAATTAGCTGTTGTATCAGTTATTGATGCCATATATCGAATAATTTTTATTTATTATCAGGAATATATAAATTACAAAATATATATGTTTAGAAATAACTGAAAATTTTTGAAATATGAACTTACCAGAATTACATCAATTAAGAAATGATGAAAGTACATACATCGCATTTACAAAAGGTCTGCTTGATTTAGATAAAGCTATATCTAATGATACAGAATATTATTTTTCGAAAGTAGTTGCGTTGAATTTACCTTACTGGACAAATCCCGGTTTTTTCATCGATTTATCTTCTGTTGGTATTGAATCAACTAATCCTAATATCTGTATACCTAAGGCGATACAATATTATATGGAAAATATTATTCGTCAAAACATAACAGAAGAATCTGCTGAAAATCCTGTTGAAGAAGTTGTTGAACTCGCATTTTATAAGTTACTGAATAAGATGGGATTAACAGCTGCTCAGATACAAGAATGTATTACGTTCACAAATGAAGTGGTAACAAGTAATTTCATATCAACAGAATCTAATAATGGTTGGGGTGAAGTTATTTGTCAGATACCTAATAGATGTCGTAAATTAAATCTTGCAATGCGACAAGTACCTTATGTTAAAAGTATTGTTGCAACACAAGATACTGATACTGCATTATACGATAATGGAAATAAACAGTTCTTGTTCGATGGTTTCAAGAGTGTAATTGATTTCAATAACAATACATTCGATGACCAAATATTAGGTGAGTTCAAATTCAATACATTATTGTTATTCTATCGTGATAGTGCTGGTGTAGATAAATTACATGGAATTAATTTCATATATCCGTATGAAAATAAAGTGACTTATTGGGACCAGATTACTTTTACTCAAAAGACTAATGTAACAAGAAACATAGGTTATCAATTCTTATTCAATCTCAAAACATGTAATAACGAAGCAAGTCTTGTTCAAATATATAATCAGAACGAACATGCTATGTGGTGGAATGGTTTTGAAAAAACATTATCTGGTTTGAACTCATTCTTGGAAGATAAAATGCGTCAGAATAATCTTGAACGTAAACCAATTGATGACATAACATATAACGATTAAAATTATGTACGATTACGAAGCACAAGGAGATACAAGTTTTATCGATTTATATTTACACTCTGATTCTGACCAGACAAGAGAATTAAATATAATCGATAATGATTTGGAATTATTTTTACAGGAGATAGAAATTGCTGTAAAAATAGCTCCCGGAGAGGTATGGGGTATTTACGAGAATATCAATATTAACCGATATGTTTTTAATCAATATGTAACACTCAGTCAAGTTAAGAATGAAATATCAACATATATTGGTAAAAATTGTGCTAATGCAAATAGATTTCCATGGACTGTTGATGCTCAATTTCTTGATGTTGATGGTAAGAAATTACTATACATTGTGGTAACAATTACGAGAACTAACGATGAAGGCATATCGGAGAATTTCTTTAGTAAGTTCCTTTTGGGAAGTTAATTAAATTCTCCGATAAGAAATTAGGTAGCTGTGGAAAATGACCTTTTCAACCACTAAATTAGTTTAAATTTAGTACAAAAAACGTTAATTTAGCAGAATTGGTCCAAAAACACCATCAAAACTTCATAATTTCTCATTCCAAAGCTAAGTTTTGTGAAACATTCCAATGTGTGATTTATAATAAAAATTAGTCCCTTTCGGTTACTATTTGATTATCGAAAATGATAATTTATTAAAATCAAGATGTAAATAAATAATGTATGAAAAGAATATCCGATATATTAAAACAATTTATTTCTGAAAGAATACCAGCGAAAGCAACTAATATATTCTTTCAGATGTTTAATGGTATTCAAGCTATGTTTGAAAGTCTTGAGTACCGTCTTGATGTATTTAAACGTGAAAGAAATATTTTGACAGCTCAGAATCTTTCTTCATTGAGAAATCTTGCTGCTCAAAACGGTTATGAACCTAAATTGCGAACACCTTCGAAAGGTATATTGCTGGTAAAAATTAGTCCAAAATTGTTTAATCGTGTCGGTTATCCTTTGTTTATCAAACCTTATTCAATTTTTACCAACAAGATTTCCAAATTGAATTACTATTATATATCCGATAAAACTATTCGGATTGATAGTAATACCTATTATATACCGGTTGTTGAAGGATTAATACAAACACAAACAGAAGTTGCCGGTATTGAATATATTCAACGCTTTTATATATCTGAAGAAAAAATTGCTGAAGATAGTTTTGTTGTTGAAGTTGAAGGTATTCAATTCCAAGAAGTTAAATCTTTCTATGATAACGAAGGAGTTAACAACAACAAACAATTTATGGTTAAGTTCTCAAACAATGCACAGAAACCAATAGTGCTTTATGTCAAGGGACTTAAGAATGAAGATTCTGTTAATATAACTTATCGATTAACTAATGGTGAACTTGGTAATCTTGACCAACAACAAGAGTTTGAAACTGAATCGATAGTTGATAGTTATGGTAGTTTAGTAGTACCTGCTGACGATGAAATAAAGATAGTTAATATATCTGGATTCGGTTTAGGAAGTAATGGTACTGATGAAAATGCGTTGCGAGCCGCTATTGGTTTCAATCATAGTATTACATTATTGTTTGATAACATTTCATATCGTTCATTCTTAAGTAAGTTCAGTACAATACTTGTTCAGGATATAAAAATTAACAAGGAGTTCAAACAAATAAATAACATATATTTGTGGAAGAAAAACTCTTTGAATCCAACTAACAGTTCAAAAGATATTGTTGCTCAATATAAACAGATAATTGATTACAAACAATATGTGTTATCAGATTCTGAAAAGATTGAACTTAATAAGATAATCGAACAGTACGAATATTGTTTGAGTTCACATAATCTGTTTAACGCACAAACTTGTAATTATGCTTTACAGATTACGTTTGAAAACAAATCAGATTTAGATACATATAAACAGGAACTCGAACAATTGATATATTTTGAATTTTCGAAGTTTATGTATATCAGGAATCATTTATTGAATCTTGAAACATTATTTGATGATTTCAAAGAGAAACATGAAATGACTTTCGAATATATGTTATTCAATCAAGTAATCGAACAAAAGAAAATCGAAGAAAAAATATCGATTGATACTCCATATATAATTTATCATACTGTTGACGGAGATAAAGATTATGTTTTGAAGTCATCACAGAATAACAAAAATTATATTCAAAATATTGAAGGTCCATATTTACCAATATTAAAAGGTGATTTCAAGATATGTGATTCATCATTTAATGAGGTTGAATTATTCTTTGATATAAATTGGGTTGTTAAATCTTGAAATAATAAAATCAAAAATATATGATACATCTTAATCCTATAGAATATCCGAAACTTATCAAGAGAACATTCAAGGTAAGTTCAATTTCTGCAGATAAGAAAACTATTCAGATAGATATTGATAAAGTAAATGTTCGATTATATTATGGTAAGATTGTAACATTCCTTATTGGTTCTGTAACGTATTTAGGTACTTATACTGTTGATAATTCAAATAATTCTGTTAAACATTATTTGATACTCGATGCACCTTTGAATACAACAGTAGGTGCTGATATTATTGTATACGAAGCATTTGCAACTACCAAAGATAATCAAACAGTTACTTTACAAGATATACAAGAAAACTTAGTAGCTACTGAATCAGTTGTTAATGAATTTGGTGAATCTCTTGCAGGAAAATCTGGTTTACAAACAGGTTTACAAACATTAAAAGCAAACTATTCGTTATATGATTTCAAAAAGAATGCGAATGTATTAATTTCCAATTCATTTACATCTGTTTGTAATCTAAAAATACATAACGATAGGTTATCACGTTATCGAATATTCTTATATGATTATAGTGTCAGTAAAGCAATATTTGATGCTGAGATAATTGTTGCACCAACAGGTAATTATTGTCGAGTAAGAAATAATTCACATATACTTCAAGGGTCTGCACAAGATAATTATCAAGCAACGAAAAATATATTCAATCTTAAACTTCAGAAAGTATCATACAGTAATGGTGAAAACTTTTTGATTGTAAATCTTGGTTTGAAATATAATAACAATATATCTAATCCATATTCGTTTACAGGGTATATTGGTTGTAAGTCAGCTAATGATTTATTGACACCATCAGTATCAGTATCTGGAACAACACCGATGTTACTTAATGGTGCTGAAATAATTGAATGTGACCGTAGTTTGGTTTGTGCAGATACTTATGGTGAACAAAGAGCAACACAGTTTAAAGAAACATTATTTTCTGGTTCAAGATTGACAGCATTAATATCTGCTCAACTTCCCGGTCATTATGTTATCAATGGTTCAACAAAACCTAATGATGTTCCCGGTGGTTCAGCTGATGTTAGTTTAACAGGACCAAATAAAGACCAAAAGTTCATTATTGATTGGAGTGTTGGTAATCTTGTTATATATCCTACTGTTGGTTACGAAAGTAAACCACAAGAAGATTTATCGACAAATAGTTGTTTATTGATAACTGATAATAAACGTATTTTTGTTGGTAAAATTAACAGAACCGGTAATGCTGTTGATTGGGTTGAATTAACAACAGGAACTCATACTCATAATGCTTCTGATATCATAACAGATGTTAATCATTTGTTTGTAACACAAGCTGAAAAAGATGCTTGGAACAAAGGTATTGGTGAAATTGCAGATAGTCCATGGAGACCAACAGTACCAACTGAAGCAGATTTACCAAAATCACCAATTAACGGTTATACAGTAACTGTTATGCGTAGTACAACGTTTGGTGGTTTGAATGTTGTATATCAATATGCAAATAACGTTTGGAAACCAATATCTATCAATGTTATACCTGTTATGGCAACTTCAAGTTCTCAAACACAGTATACTAACGGTGGTACATTGGTAACTATTGATTTTATAACAAAAGTAAATTCGTTAGGTATTGGTTATCAATTAAATCAAGGACAAGAACAATTCGTATCAGTATTAAATGATAAAACATTATATAATTCACCAGCATCAAGATTCTTTGATTTAGTAAAACGTACTACTCAAGTAACAGCTGGTGAAAAATCATTAAATATTGGTTTTGATAATAATGGTGCTGGTGCTGGTGCTGTAAGTCTTGGTAATTCATTAACTAATATCGGAACTAATGCGGTAATGATTGGTTCAGGATTATCTGGTGAAAACAATTCAATAATCTTAGGTCGTTGGAATGAAATAATATCAGGTGCTATATTAAACATCGGTATTGGTGCATCATCAGCTGATAGAAGGAGTGCCATGTATATCAAAAGTAATAATTCACTCGTAATTAAAAACGGTGGTTATTATGAAATTGAAGGCGTTGGAACCGATAAAGTATTAGTTTCTGGTGGTTATATAGATTCAAATAATTGGATTACAAGAAATGAATTTGAAGAAGCTTTGGATAAAAAAGCTGATAATGATAAATTCGGATTTTTTAAACATGAAACTTATGATGGTTCGAAACTTGAACCTATTGTATTCATTTCAGGTTTATATTCCGATTATGAAAAATATGATGTTTGATTTCAATAAATAACGATTAATATGGCAAAAGATACTCGATTAAAAAAATTCGTTCAAGTATTACCTTCATTACCTAAGCGTGATATTAATGGTAATATTATTGAAGGTGAATTTACGGAGAAACAAACTCTTTGGGGTTGGTTTTTTCCGATAGAAGATTATTGGACAAAAACTGAAACTCAAACAAAACTCAATGAACTTGAACAAAAAATATACGAATCCATTGATTGGAAAGAAACAGTTAATACATATTCTGAGATAGCTACAAAATATCCGAATCCAAAAGAAGGTTGGACAGTATCTGTTAAAGATACAAATACAATCTATCGATATGATGATGCTTCCAAAACATGGATAAAGATATTCGAAGCAAGTACAGAACTTGCAACTGAAAGTAGAAATGGTTTGATGAGTGCCGCATTTGTTAAAAAACTTAATGGTATCGAAGAAGGTGCTAATAAGTATATTCACCCATCAACACATCCGGGTAGTATGATAACTGAAGATACTAATCATCGTTGGTTAACAGATACATTAATAAACAAATGGAATGCGTTAGTATCATTTCCCGGATTTGCAGGTACTGGTGGTTATTATGGTACATCGGCTAATGCAGCTCGATATGACCACAAACATCAAACATTAACAGATTTAACCTTACTTAAATTTGTTAATGATACAAGTATTGATATTCGTGCGGAAGGTGGAGAATGGTTTCAAAGAATAACAACAGTTGATAGTGCAACCGCAACTGATAAAAAACTTTTGTTTCAAGAACGTCAAGGTTCAGGAGATTATGTAAGTTTATTTGGTGTTGATGGTAATGGTGATATTTATGGTGGTAAGGGTGTTACAAAAAAGGTAAGTTTCGAAGGACATAAGCATGCAATGAGTGATATTACAGGTTTGTCTCTTGATTGGTCAGCAATTCTTAACAAACCTGCAACAGCTACTCGTTGGCCGAGTTGGAGTGAAGTAACAAGTAAACCAAGTACATTTACACCATCAGCACATACTCAAACAGTATCTACTATTTCGGATATTGTTAGTGCTTGGCAAACTTTATTAAAGGTTGCACCAACAGCTTATGTTACTCGTTGGCCCACATGGGGAGAGGTTACTGGAAAACCAACTACTTTCACACCAGCATCACACACACATCCATGGTCTCAAATTACTGGAGCTCCTTCGTATGCAACGAGATGGCCAAGTTGGGACGAAGTAACTGGTAAACCTTCTTCATTTACTCCTGCATCGCACACACATACATGGTCGCAGATAACGAGTATTCCAGCAACTGCAAGTAGATGGCCAACATTTGCAGAAGTAACAAGTAAACCAATAAATGCAAGTTATGCTTTCGGCGGTAATCAAAATTCAATAACTACCGCACAATTTTTGACTTTGCTTCAAAATCTTGGTGCATTCAGTAATGGGTTTGGTGTATATCGTGGTAGTTGGTCATATGCAGCTAATCAGAAAATTACTGATACTGGTGTTGGTATAATACATCTTGCAGGTAGCACTGTAGAAGTTATTGGTAATAGTACATCAGCATGTACTATTAGAGTAACAGTACCTACAACTACAAGTGGTGGAACCACCAAACGTATTTATGTATATTGTAATAATGGTAATGATTATAGTCCCGGTTGGTTTGCTGTTGCAAGAACTGATGAATTAACTTGGAATAGTATTGGTGGTAAGCCATCAACATTCACTCCATCTGCACACACACATGCAATGAGTGATATTAATGGTTTATCATTAGCTTGGGGTAGTATTACAGGTAAACCAGATACTGCTACAAGGTGGCCGAGCTGGTCTGAAGTTACTTCCAAACCGTCAACGTTTACGCCTGCGAGTCACACTCACGATAGAATTACAGGTAAATATACGGGTAATGGTGGTTCACAAGCACCAAGTTATGTTACTGCTGGATATATTCAAGGAAATATGATGCGTTCTAATCCAGAATCTAATAGTGGTGATTATACGGATGATATTTTGATGGATACATATACTGGTGGTGATGTTCCTTATGTTACTCGTATTGGTGTTACAAAAACTTCAACACCAGTAGCTTACATTAGTTCTGGCCCAAAAGGTAATGGAACATTAAGTACATGGAAAACACGTAGATTGGCGTGTGCAGATGAGTTAACATGGAACTCAATCTCTGGAAAACCATCCAGCTTCACACCTTCCAGTCATACTCATGCTTGGTCTCAAATCACAAGTATACCAAGTTATGCCACACGTTGGCCTACTTGGGCTGAGGTCACTGGAAAACCAAGCTCTTTCACGCCAGCAAGTCATAACCA